AGACTATAGTCATATCACTACCAGAATAGCAGAGTTACCTTATAAAGATTATAAAACATTTGTATTCTATAATATTATGGATACTGTAGTTCAATATTGTATAGATAAAAAAACTGCTGATGTAGAGTATGTATACACAAAAGCTTTAATGAATAATGTAAGATATAGTAAAGTGCATAGACAAACTACATATCAAACTACACGGATGGCTAAAGAGTTTTATAATTATTATGAAGATGGTTTAATATTAGGAAATAATACAAATGCTTCTAACCCTAAACCTACAGAGAAATACCCAGGAGCTTATGTAGCTCATCCTTTAAAGTTAAATGATTATTCAAAAGTAAAAGTTCATGGACAACCCGTAAATACAATTAGAAATGGAGTGGATTACGATTATAGTGCTCAATATCCTAATGAAGTTAGAGAAAATAATATGGCACCTCATTCCCAAATTGCTAAAATAATAATAGATCAAGTAGTCCATCAAAATGAGAATCCTTATAATAATAAATATTATACTCGTGGAGGAGATTTCTTAGAGGATTACATGACAAGAAGTATATTACAAATGTGTCATAAATGGTTTAATCTCGGTACATATTCAGATTTAATAGATGATGTAAGAGATCATGTTAATAAAATGAATTTAATGTATAATCCAACACCATTTATAGGAACTGATATTACATTTATGAGAAGAATAAACTCAGATAATATGAGACAATTTATGGTAAGAGATAAAATTGAAGATAAACAAGTATTTATGACAAGAAATAGAATTCCAGATTATAGTTTGGTTAATAGTATATTTGTAGATGATTATGTATATAATAATGATAAAAGATATCAAAAAGAAACTACATCTGATAAGAATTCTAAACTTAAATATCAAGATGATGATAATAGTAGTGAAGGAGAAGAAGAATAGAATGTTATTAAGTGAACTAGAAGTATTAATCAATAATTTTAAAATATTAAAATCTGATATAGTATATCTTAGAGGGCAGACTATTTTTGGTGTTGATATAACTTTTACTGTAGTAAAAGAGACTCAATTCATAAATCCAAGTTGGATAACTTTAGTTGTCAATATAAAAGATTGGATGGATTTATTTAAGTCTCTTAAAGAGAATAATATTAAATATGAAAATAAAGTTATAGATTTAGTTAATTCAGACTTTATAACTTTTAAAGGAAAGAATTATTATTATAAATCTGACTTTATAATAAGAAAGTTTGAAGAGAAAATATTTATAATACATAATACTTTAAAAAATAAACAACCTAATGTTTTAATAGATAATTTAAGAAAAGATAATAAGTTCAACACAACTTTAGATAAAGAATTTAAAAGTAGCAATGGTGCTTATTTGTATAAAACTCAAGAATATTGTATAAGTATATATAAATCATTATTAGGCATTGTCGCAAAGGATAATGTATTATTAGATATATATGATTCTGAAGATTTATATTTTACTACAAGATTCTCTCTAATAAATAAAACTCAAACAGTTTTTGTATATTTACATTTAAGAAAACTACCTTAAAGGGAACTGCAAAGTTCCTTTATTTTTTATGCTCGAAACATTTAAATAATGTAAGAGGAGGTAGTAATTATGGCTATTAACCAAGATAAAAAACCAAATAGAAGTTTAATCTCTAAATTTACTCAATCTATATCAGATAAGATATCTGACCTAAGAGTAAATACAACTTTTTTACCAGCGAATATTACTGATGATACTAGATATATAACTAAGAATATAAACGATTCTATAAATAGTTTAGTATCTCATAATGAAGAAATATCAGGACAAGTTAATATGGCTAATATATATAACAGATTAGCTAACGATAATATGTCTGATGATGGTAAGAGCACTATAGATGCTATATTTAATTCTAAACAATTATCAGAACAAGTAATGCCCAATTTTATACAAAATAAACAATTACTGGAATATGAAGAAATAATAGATACAATAGTAAAATATTTTCCCACTATGCAGGATGTATTAAATGTAAAAAAAGATCATGTATTATGTGCAGATCATAATACAAAAGACTTTATTAATGTTTTGGATACAGTAACTTCATCATCTAATGATGAAGATAGAACTTCAGCAGTTCAAAAGAATGTACAATATATAAAGGATAAATATGATTTAATAAACCAGTTTGATAAATTTTATGATATTACAGCTAAGTATGGTGAATGTTTTATATATATAAAAGGATATGATGCAGCGATTGGGGAGTTATTAAAACAAAAAGAAGATAAAAATAATAACAGATATGTGAGTGAAAGTGCTAATTTGAATTTTAATAATTATTTCGATTCAGCAAATAATGGTCCTATTAGTTTATATAAAGATGCCGATAAATATGATAAACTAAGAGAGCTTTTAAATGAAGTTAATTTTAATATAAATATAAATGAAGGACCTATACAATCATATATAAAAGAATCAACCGATCTTAGAAAAATTATAACTGAACAAGAGATGGGTTATAAATCTATGGATAAATCTATAGTTCCAAATCAATTAGGATTTGAAGGATTGAATGACGGTCTAATAGATACAGGTAATTTAAAGAAACCAAAAAGTAAAAAGAATATGGATAATCCTAAACTAGATTTAAAAGGTTGTATTGTACGTAGATTAAAGAGAGAAAATATATTACCTTTATTTTTCGAGGAAGATACTGTAGGTGGATATTTCTATATAGAATGCGATTATGCTGCTACTTTATTACCACAAAAGAATGGTCTAAATGCATTAAAAGGTAATATGGCAAATATGACATCTATATTCAATAACATGAGATCGTCAGAGAAGAAAGATATAATGGGATTTGTAGCAGATAAAGTATCTGATATGATAGATGCTAAATTTGTAACTAATAACCAAGATTTAAAGAAGGAAATATATTTAATATTAAAAAATAGTAAAATGCTTGATAAAGGTAAAACTACAGTCAATGTAACATATATATCACCCGCAGACGTAGTACATATGAAGTTTGATGAAGACCCTGTAACACATAGAGGAGTTTCCGACTTAGATAAGTCTATTGTCCCTGCTAGTATGTATGTAAACCTTTATACAACAAATACTATAGGAATATTAACAAGAGGTTTTGATAAGAGAGTTTACTATGTAAAGAATAGAGTAGATACAAATATATCTAGAACTTTATTAAGTGTTATGAATCAACTTAAACGTGGAAATATGGGTGTCAGAGAAATATCTAATCCTAAAACATCTTTAGGAATTTCAGGTAGATTCAATGATACATTAATTCCAGTTGGACAATCAGGTGATGCTCCTGTAACTATGGAAAATATGCCTGGACAAGATATAGATACTAAACCAGAATTAATGGAAACATTAAAAGAATTAGCAGTAGGACCTACTGATGTTCCTTTAGATTATGTAGATCAATCTAAAAGTGTAGATTTTGCTACTAGATTAACTATGTCTAGTTATAAACTATTAAGAGCTGTATATAAAAGACAAGGACAAACTAATCCATTCTTTACTATGATATTCCAAAAGATATATGATTATGAATTTGATGATGAGAATGATCCAGAAAATCATAAAAGTAAATTAAAAGTTACTTTACCATCTCCTGTATATATAAATCAAATGGGGGTAGCTGAAGTATACAGAGTAGTAAATGATTATTCTACAGGTTTAGCAGATGCAGAATTTGTAGATCCAAATGACACACAAACGGATATAAAGAAAAAATTATTTATTCGAGAGCATAATAAATTGGTAATGGGTTCTCAATTAGATAGAAATATATTATCTCAAGCAAAAGATTATGCTAAACTTGAGGCTGCTAAATTTGTAACTACTACAGATGATAATCAAAGTATGTAAAATATATTAGCGTAAAAATCCTACAGGTATTATCCTGTAGGAATATTTTATGATACTTTTACTTTTTCTAATGCTTTCCATTTATATTCATCCGAGTTGATAATCATTTTATCTACATTGTCATCACTTAATAACCATGCTAATGCTTCTTGTGCTTTTAAATATACAGCTTGACCAGTTACTGGGAATACATTATAAGAAACTGTAATATCTTTTTTATCAATATCACCAACGTCTCCATTAATCATACTTTCTTCCGCAGTAGTTGGGTAAGCAGCTAAGAATAAAACAGCTTTTTCAACTTGTCTATAAGTATTATCTGTTTCTATTAACATATGTATACCTACTTCGTTTTCCCATCCAGCTTCCATATCTCCACTTGCTATTAATCCATGATAATGTTTAGCTTGTTTAGCTTTTGGATCTTTAACACCTTTAAGATAAGTCTCATGATATTTGGTAATAGTCATACCTGATTTTTCAGTAAATGTCATATTAATTGTTGATGCTGTAGGTTCATTTACTTTTGAAATCATATTTAATTGATTAATACCATCAGATAATTCTAAAGTATCGATAGTGATATCTTCTATACCATCTATACCTTTAAATTCATGCTCTAGAATCCAATTATAATTTCTTATAATCAAACCATATTCATCAGGATATTTTTTTGCTAAAGCTTCCATAAATGGTGGTGATTGTATAACTAAGTATACTTTATAACCAGACTCATATAAATTAAATTGTTTTAAATTAGAAAAGTCAGTAACTCCTCTAAATAGATTACTATCTAATACACTCCTAGGAGCTTTTAAACCTTTATACATATTTCATACCTCCTCTTTTATTAGTTTCCATTTGTTAAGTATATTTGGAATTGTTCTTGTGCTACGAAATCTTTAAATTCAACATTCAATGCGGCTAAGAATACTTTATTTTGTTTAGCTGTTGCATCTTGAAGATATACTAATTCTAATTTAACGAAATTAGCTCTATTTTTAGATAATACTCTATTTTCAATTGTTTCTTGATAATCTTCTAAATCCTTTTCTTCAATAAAAGTATATCTAGTAGAAGGACATAAAGTTCTAATATCTTTGATAACTTTTTGAAGATTAAAGATATTAGAAATATATGAAGCTTCAGTTATATCATCATATGATGTAATTTCTGTATCTTGTACTAATACTTCATCATACTTAACAGCATAATTTAATCTTATATCTATAAAATTATCTCTTTGTTTAACCTCTGGAAGATTAATAGGTCTGAAATTTTCAGTACCTAAAATACATCTAGGGAACTTAATACCAAATTTAAGTCCAGCAAATGGACAACTTCTACTATTTTTAAAATGAACCAAAGCATTCTCACATAACTCTAATACAGAAGTTACCGTAATTTGTTTTTTAGAGAATGGATCTATGATATCATAATATAAAGGATATGTAGCTGAGAACATTGTATTTTGATCATTTGAAAGGTAAGTTTCTCCCTCACCAATAATATCTGAATAATTAGTATTATCTAATATTCCCATATCTCTGAAATAAAATGGATCTAATCTGAATGATACTAAGTTTGTTATAGCTTTCTTTACAGGTAGAGGATATGCTGCATCTGGAATCAAATCAATTTTAAAATTATCTATATCATAAATATCGGTTGTCAATTGTCCTGTGAAGAACTTAACTAATTCATCTTTATATGAATCTGTATTAATTGGAAAAGAACCAAATGAACCGTTTGTACCATTATCCAAAGTCAATCCAAATGCATAAGATAAATTAGCATAACCAGTTGATTTATCTAAACTTAATCCAGTTAATGGTACACCAGTTCTATCTTTACAATTAAATAAATCTACATTCATTAGATACTCAAAATCTAATCCTGTTAATTTAGATAATTCTTCAGCCATCATTTCCCAATAAGATTCAAATAAATCACATTTAATTTGTTCACTATATTGAGTGATTACGGTCTTTATAGACATATTCTTTTCATACTCTTCGATATCAGCATTAGATGTAAAGTTAAGAGTTTCTAATACTTCAGAACTTTCTATTACTTCTAAACTATATTTCATATAACTTAATCTTTTAGAAACAGTATAATCTGAAGATATTCTAATTCTTTTTAAACTTTCACCTCTACCATTATCTACAATTACAAATAAAGGATATATTTTATTCTCCTCATCAAGAGTAGATTTAACTATTGTAGATAATTCTTTAATATTTTTAATGTTAGAGAATGATTTACCAGTATATTTTAATTTTACGATAGTATCCATTAATGGTTTATTACCTTCAGAGATAATAGTTTCTTCCCCTGTTAATGTATCTACAAATAATGAATAACCATCTGTATTAGTCTTTTGAACCTGAGATGTTATTATTTGACCATATATAACTATATTAGCAAGAGTAGAATTAGGTGCTACTATTCTCTTAAATATTATTTTTGCTTCCTTTTGTGCCAATATAGCAGCAGTTAATAACTCTTGTCCATATTTAACAAATGATGGTTTCTTTCCGTATTTATTAAAAAATGTTATACCCTCTGTAGAAGGTTCAATTACTTGCATATCTTCTATACCTTTACTCGATGGTGCAGCTATCAAAAAAACAGGACCATCATATGCAACGGTTGTTTCTATAGTCTTAGATGCAGAATTATCTTTAATTGAAATCTTTGATTCTGGCGTTACAATTTTAGCTTTAGCCATTATAATTCCTCCTTTAAATTTATATTATTGATATGTTAGAATGCACCATTAGCTCTAAATCATTATTTTCTCTAATGGTGAGTATTTTGCACCATCAGATAGTACTGCATTTACAATAGATTCATCTATATTTTCACTTGTAATACTAGCGAATGGTGAAGTAAATTTAGACATTTGTTTCATAGGGATATATTGATAATTTGTCATGCTCTTCATATCTGTATGTCTAAATAATGTTTTAATATCATCCTTGGAACGACAAACTTCAGCCTGAAGTATACCAAATAATTGAGCATTCAATTTATAAGACTCCCCATTCAAATCAATATTATCTAAGAAATAATTAAATATAGTAGAATAATCTATAGTATTAGGTAGTTTACCTGTCATAAACATTCCTAGTAATATATCAGCATTTGATACCTTCTGTTCTAACATTACAGATTTTACTATTTTAGAACCACTCTTATATTTTAATAATCTATAATCAGTTTCATCTGAATCTTTTGTTAATTTGAGTGCTTTTACTTTTTCGATTTTATCTGGTATAGTTGTAAATATTGTTGGATAATTAAAAGTTTGTAATCCACTATGTTTACCTTTTGTATCGAATATAGCAAAATTCAACATACCCATTATATTTACATTATCCCCAACTATTTCTGCAAATTTTCTTTCAAAATATATTTCTGGTACATAGAATATAAATTCTCCCTCTATATTAAATACTAAAGATTCACCATCTCTTTTTATATAAGCTGGTACTTTATATTTACTTTCCATAAATCTCCACCTCCTTAATTATAAAGTTTTATCAATTAATCGTAAAATACAGATGTGGATAACCACATCTGCAATGTTTAAACTATAGGTTCTGGTACAACTATACTTCCATCTGCATTATAATCAATATCAAAAGATGGTGAAGTTAAATTAGTTAAATCTCTAATTTGTGAAGGGAATATTTTTTCATTATAAGATTGATGTGTTGTAGACATATCTAACATGAAATATTCTTGACCTGATTCCACATTAATTTTTGATACATCACCAGTAAAAGTTAATAATTTACCATCTTTTACTATTTTTATAGCGATATTATCTCCTTGAGAAAATTGTGTACTTTTTGCTGTACGATCAGCATACGTCACTTTGATACTTAATGATTTAAGCACATTACACTCTGTACTTGTAACAATAGAGTCTAGTTTTAATTCCTTATAAGCCATATTTTAGTCCTCCTTTAATATATTTAATATTTCTTTTATAGAGGAAATAATATTTATAAATTTATCCTCATTATAATTTAATGTTTCAAGACATACTATAGATTTTACTGTAAAGTACATAAAAGTATGATCATTAATATCAGTAGCATCAAAGTTCTTTACATAATTACATATAACACAAATAAACTTTTTAATCAAATCACTTGGATATTCTCTAGCATCTAAAACTCTTGCTAATACGTTTGTAGCATAGTTTATATCTCTACAAGCGAATTTTGTTTTCTTAGTTTCTGATGTATATTTATAATTGAAATCCCTTACCATTCTAGAATACTTGTCCAATTTTTTAGTTAATTTAGGATTAGTTGTGATAGCATTTATTATTTCAGAAAAATCTACAGCGTCCAAATATCTTTGTCTAACAGTTTCCCATTTGATGGCTTCATCTTCTTTTTCAGGATGATTTTTTCTAATATCATCTACATATAATTTAAGTCTAATGTCATAATCATCATCTTCTATTTTAATAGATTCCTTAGCCATTTCTTTATACCCAACCATCAATTCATCAGTAGCATTCTTCATACCAGTTTCTAAATCGACAAAGGCTTGATCTGTCCCTATTTGAGATATAGCCAAATCCATAAATTCTTTAGCAGCTTTATTTAATACAGCAGGATTAGTTGTACCACAAGTTCCTACCAATTGTTGTTTCATAATTTTAGGCAATCTACTAAATAAATTTTTATTATTACCAGCTTTTACTTCTTTCATTATGTTTATAAAAGACAACGAATCATTTATATCAGTACCAAATAGAGATTGAATAGACTCTGCATCTGATTCATTCAATTGTATATCATCGACGTTAAAATCATCTATTTGGTCTAAGGATATATCTGCACCTAAAACTTCATTCATGTCTTTATTTGATATTGGAGTATGAGAACCTGTATTTGGATCTATTGAAACGGGTTGATTAATTTCCACTATATTTCCTCCTTCTGGATTGTTTAATACATTAATTGGATATTCTTTATTATCTGTTAAATTTTCATGAAAATGATCAAATGGAATACCTAATGATTCAGTTATTTCTTTTTGTATAAGATCTTTATTATATTCTGGATTATTTTGTTTTTTAATGTATTCCAATTCTTCTGGAGTAAATGGTACTTTAGGTACTATTGTATTATTCATATTTATCTCTCCTTTTATTCTTCTTCTATTTCATCGGATTGTTGTATATCTAAAATTGTTCCTCTATGTACTATCCCTCTAGAATCTATTTTAATCCTTATGTCAGTGATAATATTAGATTTCATACTTGAATTTAATATTGGAACTATAATTGATTTATAAAAATCTGTATTACATGTAAAATTTTGCTTTATATATTGTGCAATTGTAGGGTCATCTTTATATATGTATTGTAATACATTTTCAAATGGTATATCGAAACATTGTATATTATCTAATACAAAGTTTAAGTTTGAACAAATTAATCCTAATCTTTGATCTTCATAACTACGTTTATTATATAGTGTAGTGGAATCTTTTTGTTTTTTAAATCTACCTATACCAAGCCCTTCATATAATCCTGGAGTTTCATCTATTATATAATTAGTAAAGAAATTAGAAATAGTATTTTTATAATCTGATATTAATAAATTGAATATACAATAAGATGCTGTATATATATCTAGACATTCTTCATTAAATGAAAAATTGAATTTATTACAGACTATATCTATTATACTTTTATATGTATTGTGTCTTAGATCATCTATTTGGTTTAAATAAGGACCACATTGACTTAGATTTTGTATATTATCCTTAAATACAGATTCACATGCAGCAGGTAAATTAGATAATTGGTTTATTGCATTAAATCTATGATTCATATTCTCTTCTATAATATCTAAGATTATATTATAATCAAAATTACTTATGATATTTGATAAGTCAGATTCAGTCATTATATTTATTGATGTTGGGTCTGATAGTAAGCTCATAATGTAAATTCCTCCCTTTTATAATTTAATACATAGTTGTATTAACGTTAAAAAAATAAAATGGGGATCTCCCCATTCAATTAATTAATATTCATCATCTCCATAAAATCCTGTAAATACTTTATCTGGTATTTTAAACCCTTGAGATTGAGCTTGTCTTGATATATTCTCCATCTCTAAATCAGTCATACCAAATTCTTTAGCATATGCTTGTCTACCACCTTTAGTTTCTAGTATTCTTTGCATACATTCATCATCTTTTTTACGTTCTTCATCCATCCATTCTTTATATGTTTTTCCTTTTCCTTTATTTAACCAATCTATACTTTGTTGCACTTGATCATTAGGTTCAAGGTAATGTTCAATCTCCATAGAGATATCATTATATCCATCATTGAATTGGATAGTCTCTTCATAAACGTCTTCATCTGTTCTAATAGAACCTAACTTTAATCCCCAGTTTTCTTCTAAATGAGTTCCACCTTCATACCATACATATAATGCTAATAAGTATGACATAATTTGGTCATCATGTCCTGTAGGTGTATGTTCTATTTTTCCTCTCTTTGTACGAGTTAATGTTTTTAATTCTCTTGCTAATATAGGGGATATAAATTTACCTTTGTGATTATTCATTCTAATACGTAGAATTTCCATTAATCTTTCTCTAGAATTTCCAGTATTATCAAATCCAAAGTTTTTAACAACAGCTTTTCTCTTATCTTGTAGTACACCATTCATTCTTTCTTCTATTACTTTTTCTTTATATTCAAAGAATAGTTTATTTTTAATATTAGATTGTTTTAAATCTGCCAATACTGCTTGACCAAACCCACCATTTCTTTCTATATTAATAACACAATTTGGTAAGTATTTAGAAACGTAAGTATATATTACCATAGCAAATTCATGTTGATTTATATAGTTACAATTAAAGTCAGCCACTACCTCAGTGGTTCTTGCGTTAATTACTGTAAATGTAGATGAGTCACGACTAAGACCTCCAGATACATCGACTCCCATTATATACATGTCCTTCAACAGTTCAATATTATTAGTTGCTTTCTTGTATATATTGACAGAATAATGTCCTATCTTACAAATATCTAATGCTTCTTTCATACATAAAGATTCAACTAAAGCCAAGTCATTTTTACTAAATGGTGAATCTCCTGCTGCTTCAGACCATTCTAACAGAACTTCTCTTCTAATTTCATCCCAGTTCTTTTGCATTTCTAAACAGATATCCTTAAACCAATCTTCTGATCTTCCTAATTGTTGATAACTAAATCTTATATGAATGAATTTAGAATTTTCATTTCTATTTAATATATCTTGTAATTCTACCAATGGTAAATCATACCACATTTCATTAAATTTAGTAGCTAATTCAGTCATTCTATACGCATAAGCACCTTCCTCAGTTGTTAAATCTCCAGGAGTAGTAGTTATAGCAATACCATAAGGTGCACCATTATTTCTAGCATTTTCTGCGGCTGTTTTAAATGCAGGTGTAGCTGATAAGTATACTATCTTATTGTAAGGAATAAATGCAAATTCATCATACCATTGTCTAGGTTGAGTGCATCCTCTTCCTAGAGTATTAGCTTTTATCTTACTATTAGCAGATGATACTGTAACGATTTTATTTCTATTTATAGGATTTTCTAATGCTTCTACTGAATCCTTGGTTCTTATTTTCTTACCAGTTGCGGCGTCTATTTGTTCTACAACCATTTGTAAGTAAGTAGGTAAAGCTCTTCTTATATCTTTCATTCTGGCTAGATTTAATTTGGAATCTTCATATTTCTTATTAATGAAAGCCATTTCAGAGTTTCTAGTACCAAATAAGAATTCCCATAATATTCTACATATTACAGCAATAGTTTTACCATGTTGTCTAGGTAATTCACAGAAAACATTCCAGTTATTTATAAGACAGAAATTTAATGCTAAATTCCCTCTATGTAATTCATACATCTTACCAGAATTAGCAGAACCCCCTTGTTCTGGAATTCTTAATACTTCTCTTAAGAAATACCAATAATTATAAGTACATTCTCTAAGTATTCTTTGTTTTAAATCATAATTTATATTTTCATCTCTAGGATTCACTCTTAATAATACAGGGTCTAATACAGCTAAGAAGAATGCATTATTTTTAATACCTTTAGATTTAAGTATTACATGCATATTAACAAAAGAACGATTTTGGGTGTTCTCTTGTATATAGTACTTCTTGGTTGTCTTTACAGGTGTTTGTATTAAAGCCATACAATATCCTCCTCTCAAACAAATTACTTAAATGTTGAGAGGGATAAAATGACAGGTGGAAAAATCCACCTGTATTATTAACATACTATATTATTTATATAAATTATACATTCCATTATCATTAACCATTTTACCATTTTCTGTTGTAGATTCTTTTAATATATGATGTAATGGTAGAATATAAACCCCAGTTGTATTTCTGATTTGTACTTTCAAATCCCAATACTCTCTATCATTATCTCTATTATAACAAAATCCACTACAACATGTAGATATCCCTTTTATATTCCAAATCTTTTCCACAAAGAAAAAACTATAAGAATCATTAAATAATCTTTTTCCAATTAAAGGATGTTTATATGAACGTTTATAATGAAATATTTCACCATTAATCTTGTTAAATAATTTTAATATTTTTGCTAGATTCATTGTTCTACACCTTCCCATTCTAATAATACTTCTCTTTTAATAGTTCTCCAATCATTTTGTAATTGATTAGATATATCTTTAAACCAACATTCTGGACTACCCATCTCATTATATATATATTTGATATACACGAATGATGATGAAAGATTATTCTCAATTAATTCCATAATTTCATTATACGATAAATCATACCAACAATCATTAAATCGTGTTGCAATATTAATCATGTTAAATACCCATTGTTGATTAACATCTTTTACATCTCAAGGAGAAGTTGTTATTATAATTCCATTAGGAGAATTATTATGTTTTGCTTGTAATATAGCTTCGTGAATTTTTGGTAAAGAATTATAATATACTTTTCTAATATTTTTAATAAAAGTAAAATCATCATACCATTGTCTAGGACTTGCAATACTAGGGTTTGTATCTATTAATTTCTTTTTTAAATATTTTCTATTAGAAACGACATTAATTGTATTATGATTTAAAGGACACTCTATTTTTTCATAATTATCTATATACCTTTGAATACTGCCCTTTATGTCTATTTTAAAATTATTTAGTTTTAGGTAATCTGGTAAGGCTACACATATTTCTCTTATTATATGTAGATTTAATTTACTATTTTCCATACTTTTACTTATGATATCAGCACTACTATTAGTTGTACCAAATAAAAATTCCCACGATAATCTAGCTGAAACTGTGATATTCTTTCCATGTTGTAAACTTAATTCAGCCATAGTATTAAAATTATTCATCATACAAAAGTTTATTGCTAAATTTCCTCTATGCAATTTGAATTGAGTTCCTTTATCTCCTCCTATGTCTGGAATTCTAACTATTTCTCGTAAATAATACCAATAATTATTTACACATTCTTTTATGATTCTTTGTTTGGTCTCTAAATTCAGATTAGGATCATAAGGATCTACTCCTATTAATGTAGGATCTTTAACTGCTAGAAAAAATTTATTATTTTTAATTTTATTCTGAAATTCAAACACTTTATGTAACTCTAAAAATGAAGTGTTTGTTGTATCCATTTGATAATATATATTATCCATTTATATTCCTCCTTAAAAATGAGACAACAGAATAAATTTGTTGTCTCTTAATCTTTATTAATATTTATCTTTCCATGTTTTTTCGAATAATTCCGCTTCTTCATCTGTCATATCATCATACATCATAAATACTTTTTGCAAATAACTTTCAGTATTACGAGACAGATATTCGTATTTTTCTTCTAACCATTTATTTGATAATCCTAAAGATTTCACATCATAGTTTATTATCTTAAATGAATATGCATTATGGTCTTTGTCGAATCTATATTTAAAGTTTCTTGAATCCCCACCATTATTAGAAACAATAATAGGTATATTTATTTTAGTTGATAATAATAATTCAGATGGAGGTATAGAATTTGAATCGATATAAGCTATTAATCCTACCTTTATACCATCATTCAAAATCTCATCATAAGGATCTACTCCATATACATCAAATAATATTCTGCTTGTTATAGCCTCTATTTGTTTAATCTTCAAATAATTAGGCATTTGTAAATATATATCCTCTATTATTTTTAAATAATAAGCCATATTGTAATTACTACTATTTAAAATTACATATTCATCGGTAAATAATAATTTATAAAGAATATATCCTAAAATCAATTCATTACAGTTAGTACCTATTGGATTATCTAAAATTATATTATTCTTTTTACTATGTATAATTTTAATAGCCATAAAAGAACTTAAATTGATAGGCATTGGAATGATTTCCGTTTTCTCGTCTGTTATATCTTGAGATATTTTAAGCTTGTCCAAGAAATAAAAAGGATTATTAATACAATTATGTATTTCTATTACAGCTTTATATTTAACATCTATCGAATTAAGTACTGTTATTTGACCATCATCTTGTAATATATCCAATGCTGTTCTTTTATTTTCTTGATCTTGTGCTATTTGTTCGTAAAATTTTAAAAAGTTCTTATTCATTTTATTACACCTCATTTAATTATTTTTTATACTAATAAGTTTTACTAATAGTAATATTTAACATTTTTTATATTTAGAATTAAATTCTTCTGGTGTCATTACTATTAAACCTTCTTTAGTATTAATAACATAATCTCCACCACGACATATTTTTGTTACACCATTTGTTTTTATCTCACAGAATGCACATCTTTTTTACTATATCTTTTATAATCACATTTTCGTAACACAACTTCATCTGTACCTACCTTGTCAAAGAAAAAATCTGCCATATTATCTACATAAAATTGTATAGCTTCTATTTCTTCATTATTTTCCTTATTTACATACATACATTATTCCTCGCAATCTTTTGATAATTCTTCACTATTTTCTTTTAGATACTTAGCCACTTTACTATATGATTTATCAATAGACTTTTCAACGAATCCTCTATATGTCACTCTAGCGGGATATGCTTCAATAAAATTACCTTGTTTATCCCTGCATACAGTAATAGCGAATCCAAAATTATGAAGAATTTGATTTACTTGTAATAATAAACCTGTTTCTAAAAATTCACTCCATTGTTTTTTCTTACTATATGGACTTATTTCGACAGCTCTATTTAATTCTTCATGATATAAAAATCTTATTTCTTTATTTATACTTCTAGCATAGTCTATTTCTTTCTCAGTATTAGTCCCAATATAACCATCTACATCTACCACAAATAATATATCACACATTCTTATCTTCTTTAAATGATTTTGAAACAACATATCCAACTCTTCTTTACCTAGATCTTCTGAATCAGCATGTGAAAATATAGAAAGAGGCAATACAATGTATCCCTCTAGTGCTAATCTTTTTTCTTCTATTATCATTTCTTCTTTAAATGAAGTGCTCCCTGAAATAGTAATTACTTGACCATTTCCAATATTAATCATTATAATCATTCTCCTTTTCTTTATAAAATATAGAATTTACATATAAACTATTTATTTTATATTCAATTTTAGTGGGTAAATATCTAAGTCCTTTAACCCAATCCCATAATCTGACATACCATTTTATATTCTTATGTAGTAAATGAGATGGATATAAGACCCAATCATATGTAAGTATAGGAGATCTCAAATTTACATTCACCATTTTTTCATTATCATTAGATTTTTCTATATTACCTAAAGCTCTTAATGAAAATGATGGTTTGATATCATCTTCAAACTCTTCAGGGGCATTTAGAATAGCTTCTAAATGTGTATCTTTATCTGAACTTTTTAAAGTTATAGGTGTTTTAATATAACATCCCTTAGGAGAAGGATACATTTCTCTTTCATAAAAATCATACATTGTTGTCTTATGATCTCCTCCTTCTATTTTCTCTGATTCTTTAGCAATACATTCTAATACTTCTTGAGGAATTCCATTTGTATTTTCCGTAAGTTTTCTCATAGTTTGTTTAAAACTCATTGAGATTCTAGGAGGGTCATCTACATCAAATGGGTATTTACTTTTCTTTTTAAAAAGCTTTTTAAATTTAGACCATAAAGATAACTTTTGTTTCTGTATTAGATAATCATAACTGTTCATAGCTTGTCCTCACTTTCTATTTTGTTCTATAAACTTCATTAAAAAGGAGTTTTTACACTCCTCTCTTTATTAGAATGATATTATATTTGTATAATTATTTTGTTTATTACCTCTATATATATTCAGTTGCTCAATTGGGAATAAAGATAAAGCTCCATTTATGATTTTATTATAGTCTATAAATTGTACTAAGTATTCTGGTACCTTAGTATCTGATGGAATTGAGATACTTTTAATAGAACCTTTATATGTAGTACTCTTTAACATATCTTTCAATTTCTCATATTTAATCATAAGATAATTAGCTTTATTTTTAGACTCAACACTATTATCCAGACGCAATTCATCTGCTTGTTTCTTTAATTTTTCTATTGTTTTTATATTTATAATCATATCTACTACTTCAACTGCATTAGTTCCTTCTAAATCAAAACCAACATCATGGTCATCTTTCAATTCATTCCATGTATAAGATGCTTTAACTCCACCAATCCTCATGGGATCAGCATAACCGCTAATTGCTTTGATCTTACGTGGTTTATACATCTTACGACCTCCAGTTCTTAGATCTTCAAATATTTCTTTTTCAAATATTGCTAAATGTTTTAAAAGAGTAATTTGATCGAAGTTCTCTGTGTTTAAGACATCTTCATACATAATTTGTTTTAATCTTTTTTGGGTAAATTTATTAGTGATAGATTTTTGCATTGCTAATCCCTTAATATCGAAATAACCACCCTTTATTAAATTTCCTTCTTGTATTTCTTGTATAGAAGCATAATTTTTTTTAACACCAGATAACAATATGGTCTTAAATAAGAATTCATTCTTCATAACAATAAGACATTCTTTTCCTTCTGCCCATGAGTGAGTATTCTTAGTGTATCTTTCCATATAATCATTAACAAAGTGTGTCAAGCAATAAGACATTATATTTATTATAGAATATCTAACCCCTTCTTGTGGAATAACCTTTAAAGGGTTTATCATCTTCTTCATTTGTATTACTTCATCATCATAGAATGAATAATCCAATTCATCTTCTACTCTTTCCATAAATTTAATAGGTTTAATAACATCACCAAATTCATCTTCTTTTAGTCTTTCCATGAAATCTATTGGAGTGTGTTTAATCTTTAAATCCAAATCTTTTATCTTTGTAAGAGAGTATTGATAGAATGGATCTAAGCTCAATATTGAACTATCTGTCGATTTTAGACTATATCATTTACCTATAACGAAATATATAGGCAACCTTCCACTTCCATTTAAAAAACTCTTATATCCTTATCACGGAACGGTTTTACTTATATAAAATATATAAGCTGTACTCTACTTGCTTCGTGTATTATTTCTAATACCTTATTTTCAACTAAAGAATTTCGACTTTAGTATATAGCTTTCGATAGTCGTTGAACAAAAATAAAATAACAATTTTAAAATTTATAATTTTTAGATACATCAATCCATAATATTCTATATTTAATTTTATATAGTAATTGTTTATACTTATTTCTATATCAAACCATTCTTTTATTTTTTCTACTAAGATATGTATCTTTATTCATTATATCTCCCGAATTACTTACGAAATAATAATCTTTTACTATTGGTAAATATAATGATATTTGTCTCCATTCTTCTTGTAAATGTATTTGATCTCTTACCATGAATTGTTTATTCATATTTTCACCTCCTTCTTTGTAAGCTATCTAAAAATAAATTAATTGTTATTTTATTTCTGATGCTGATTATCCCTTGTTAATAACACTTAGCACCTTTACAGGCTTTTATTTCAGCTTATGTCAGGTTCATATATTGTTTTTACTTTCGTAACCATTTCTCTTATAATTATGGTTTATGAACATTTGGGGAACTTCCAGCAATTCAAAAGGTTATTCGACTCTATATTACTATAGAGAAGGGACACAGAGTTTATCCGTTATACACACGACACTTCTAATCATATTATTGTACTTCTCGAGCCTGTTGAAATATTGAAACTTATAATATACATATTCTTCTAATAAATCTTTAAAGTATTCTAGTTCTTTTGAACCTAGACCACCATCAGGAAATTTTTTCTTATCAAATCCTGGTAATACATTAGGGTCCATATAAGGAGTATTCAGTTTTTGTAATATATCCATAAAAGCTTTATTTACATGAGGATTCTCTAAGAAATCATATAGATTATTCTTATAGTAAATTCTATTTACATTCTCTTGATTTAAACCACATATAATATTGTATATAATATCACAATCTTTTTTAGATGGCACATAATTAAATCCACAAGTTCCTATTATTTTAGCGAAACAAGAATCTGCTGATATATTTTCTGATAATATTATTTCATCCTTTAATTTTCTATCTACACTTTCACAAATAATATTATCTATAAATGTAATCACTTCATTTAAGCATTCAAACTTAACGTTGTTCGCTAAGAAAGCTTCAAAGAATAATCCTGCTGAGGATATACAACTCTTCGCTTGAGTAGTTATTGAAGAAGCAACATGTAAATCATATAAAATGCAACTATATTGACCCAAGCATCCGTATAACGAATTCGTATCAATTTTAAATAGTAATTGAAGAAGATTATACTTTTCAAATTCTTCTGAACCCTTAGGGAATTTGAACATTGTGTTCTTAGCTTTCTTTCTATTATCAAGATAAGAAGAAATTAGTGGTATTAAAGGATTTCTACAATCTGCGTGCCGTTTAAAAAGCACTCCAGAAGCACACATTATAGGTTCTCTTGCTATTATATATTCTATTACATCTAGTAATGTACTATTAACAGTTTTTTCTGTATAACTATTATACAGTTTAGCTGTAGGGTTATTAAATCTTTTTCCTATAGAACTATCTACAGCACTTTCTAAATCATTCTTACTTAATCCTGGAAAATTTAAAGGTAACATTCTTAGTGCTACCTCTTTATATTTCTTAATAATCTGCTTATTGTCTAATTCTAAAGCACCACAAGCCAATTTTAACCAACTCCTTTTTTGTATTATAATATGAAGTTGACTTATAATTCATTTTCAATTATACCTTAAAATAGGTAACATTATAATAAATTGTATTAAATACAAGTAAATATTATATATAATAACAAGGAGGAATTTCTCATGGGAAGATACACAGCTGACAATATGTATACATCAAACCAACAATCATTAGAAGAAAGTTTTCAATTGGAAGCCATTGATGAATCAATGACTCTTAGTCCAGAAGGTGTTAGAGAGTTTAATGAAAGTTATTTATGTTATGAATTATCATGTCTATCTGAGGCAAAGATTCAACAATTCTTAGAATCTGCTGAATGTATGGCAATGCTTGAAAAAGGATTAATTGGTAAAAAGACAATGGTTAGACTTTCTAAAGTAGATGACTTAGAAAGAAGAACATCAATGGCTTGTATCCAATTAGCAAAAGAAAAGAATGATCCTTTATTTGATAAGTTGGCTCTTAATAGAGTTAAAGAAAGACAGCTATTATCAGCTATTGAAACAAGATATGCCAATCCTGCTAAGAGAGCTGCAACTATTCAACAAAAAGAACACATCCAAAATTCTAGACTTCCAATTGGATATGCTAGAAAATAATATAATTAATAAATTGGATAGTGGTAAAACACTATCCATATTTTATGACCAATATATAATATAATTATATATTATACATATGAGAACAAAGTAATAGAATACATTAGAAGAAGTATTTATTTTAATGAAGGAGAGATTATTATGAAAACAGTGCTAACAACACTCAAATTTCCAGAAGGAGAATTTTATTCAAATGTTATATTAACAGAATATGAAGATATCTTTAGACTAAGAGAAATATACACATCATGGAGAGAACTATGTAACATGTCGATTAACTTAGGTTTTAGAGCTAATAATATTCCAGATATATTAGGTATATCTTTATTTTGTATACAAAATAATGCTTTAAGAATCCCTAATAAAAATAAAAGAGTATCATATACATTTAATTGTTATAAAAATGAAAAATGTATTCAGGTTAGATCGTGTGCGACTAAAACTGATTTAACCTCTTTTGGTAAAAATGATGTATATGATATATTTGTTTTTATAGACTTTTATAGAAAAGGAGAATGGGATGGAAGTTTTGATATTTATGAAATTCCAGCTTATGTCTTATATGAGGCTAAGGTTAATTCTACAAAATCATTAGCAGAACAACAACAAGAGGGGAAAACGATCTAGATTTAGTATAAAAGAAAAAATAATAGAAAAAGGTTTATATCTAAATAGATCAACTTATAATTTATTTTAATGAAGGAGTGTGTAAAATATATGAGTTTATTGTCTGATAAATTCAAAGAACATCAAATGAAAATAAATAAAGATAAAGAGAATTGTGAAGTAAAATATTCAGAGAGTGATCGTATTAATGATATTCTGGATAAATTATATTTTGGTAAAGAAGAGTGTAAAGATATGGGTTTAATAAGAGATACATTTTTAAGAAAAAGTTTAACAAGAGGAGGTTCATGTAATGTGAATCACTTTTTTATGGAGAATACTATAGATGAAACTATTGAAAGATTATTTGGAATATTTGTAAATAGCGATAATAATGATAATATAATAACATCTACAAACGAAAATATACCAGAACCAATAAATGTAGGAGTAGCAGGATATATTTCTGATAATAGTATTAAAAATATGATAGATAATTGGCTTAATGAAGTGAAATATAGTAAAAAAGAAAATATGGTGCAAACTATTATGGAAATTGCAAATAAAACTTTATTAGATGAATTTATATTAGACACAATTCCTAATCTAAATAAATATTTGATTTATGATAAAAGTAGAATCATTATACATGATGATATTGAATCATGTAGTATGTCTAAATTAAAAATGAAAGATGAATTCGCATTTAAAGGAAAATTAATTAATGATAAAAAGAAAACATATGATTTATTCGCATCTTATCATATATCTCCAAATTCAATATATGATTATGATAAAAGTTCAATATATTGGAAAGATTCAGAAGGATCTAGATTGGTATCAGATAATTTTAATATTAAATTAAAAAAGGATCAACTTGTTTATATAATATGGGATAAATCAGTTTATGTAGCATCAGGAGATGGTTTTCCAAAATTTAAATATTGTTGCGAATCTGGGAATCTTAATATAAATATAGACGCATTTATGAATGATCGTTCATATAATAGAAATGGACATTACTATGGTACTGGAAGTAATTCTTCAAAAGATATAGTTATCATTGAACTTGAACAATTTGATTCAATGTCTATTAAAGAAAAGAAAAACTTATTTCCTAACTCAGCAGAAGAATTTGTCAGTGAATGTAATAATAGTTTTACTAAGAGAATAAATGATAACTTATCTTGTATATATTCTAATAAAGGTTGGTATAATAATGTATATGTATATGTGGATAATTGTGTTATAAAAGAAGAATGGGATGGAAATATAGATTCTCTAAAATATATATATGAAGTGTGTAGATATAATAGGAACCCTACATTACATCACACTGATTACATAAATCCTTTTAAAATTACAAGTAATGGGTATAAAGTTAAATCACCTTCAGAAGCATTTTTCGAGATGTACCCAAATAATATATTACCAGATAATAATAAACCTAAATCATTATCTGAAATAATAGAAAGAAAAACCAAGAAACCTATATATTCAAAAAGGAGAGGATAAAATATGAAAGACAATAATGATATTACATTAAAATACTATAGTATAAAAGCACCAGAGGATGTGCATAAAAAGATATTAGAAATGACCAATGATGATAATTCTACGTGGATTGCACCTATATTTTCATATACAGATAGTATTAGGGATAAAGATATTCTTAGAAATTTGTATGCTTCATGTGTACAAGAAGATTGCCAAGAAGATTATGGTTGTGGAACAGAAGAACAAGAATTTGAAAATTATGATAATATCTGTGATACTTTATGTAATTTAGAACCATCATTTGGATATAGATGGTATGATAATTGTATAGATGAAGAATCTAAAGATACTAATATTAAAAATGGTAAAAAGGTATGGTCATTTGTTCATGATCTTATTAATAGAGACGATATCAATGGTGAACAAACATTAAAAATTAAAGTTGGAAATTTTGAAAAGTCAGTAGAAAATATAATAGCAGGTTTATGTATAATACTAAAATAAATAATTTTAAGGGGGATAAAAATGTCAAAATTAGAAATACAAAAATATGGTGATAAAGATGGAGATATCCTATTATTTTATCAACTTGCAGAACAAAGAACAATTTTAAACAATAGTCTTATTAAAGTTGGTAAAGATAAAAAGATTATAATAAATAACGGAGTAAATAACTTTGATCTAACAATAGAAATTCAAGATAATTTATAATTGTATATTATACTTATGAGGTGATAGGATGAAAAGCGAATTTATTGATGACATTATACAAGACTTGAATGACATAGTTTTATACTATGATAACTATTATGTATTTGCAGATTTTGCAAAAAATAAACAAATGATATTTGATGTAAGAACACTAAATATCAATAATTATGATGCTCATTATACTGGTATATTGAATCTGATGAAAGATACAATAGAAACAGAATATATGACAGATTACATGATTACATTAAAATTCGATGAAGATAAGTACTGTAAAATGAGTATACCTGATTTATGGATGAATCTTATAATGTGGTATATCATAGTAAAGACAAATAGAGTAATTAAACCTAAATACATATTCTTTGAAGATTGTATCACAAAGAAAAACATTAAAGAGTACATAGACAATTATCTTATAGATGAGTATACTACATCTATTGATATTATTGATTTAAATAATATTATTGATGATTGTCTTCATAAACTGTTAGATATTAATGAATTTAGTATGTTCCTAGCTAATACTATCAACTTGGAAGACTTCGTAATACTAATGAATGAAGATCCAAGATTTAATGAATGTATACATGCCAATATAGGAAAAGACGTTCCTTTAGATGAAATAAAGAATGTAGGAATGGATTATACTATGGAAGCTGTAGAAAGAATTAAACAATCTAAACATGGATTGGCTAGTTTCTTTAGGGCACAAGAAGGAATTAATACGAAACAGTTTAAAGAGTTTGGTATCAATATTGGTACTAAACCAGACGGTATGGGTGGGATATTTCCTACAGTAGTAAATACAAACTTCTTAATTGGAGGTGTAAATGATTTACTATCATACCACATAGAATCCCATAGTGGGCGTCTTGCTCAAATAATAGTCGAAGATAACGTATCCGATTCAGGATATTTTGCTAGACTATTGGGTATCAATAATATAGATTCTTTTAACCACGAAGATCCAAATTATGATTGTGGAACTAGAAATTTCGTACCAGTTACTATAACTAGAAAGAATATAAGATTATACAATTCAAGGTTTTATAGAATGACTCCCAATGGTATGGAATATCTATTAAAAGAAACTGATACACATTTATTTGACAAGACAATATTTTTACGTTCTCCAATGACATGTCGTTCTCATGTAGAAGGACATGGCATTTGTTATAAGTGTTATGGTCATCTAGCTTATATAGTTAGATTAATCAATGCAGGAAAAATAGCAGCAGAATTAATGTCATCTGAATTAACTCAAAAAATGCTATCTGCTAAGCATTTATTGGAAGCCGCAGTAAGAGCACTAATATGGAGTACAGGATTTGTTGACTATTTTATAGTCGATTGGAATAATTTGAAATTGAAACCTGATGTTGATTTTACTAATTGTAAACTTGTTATTGCAGCTAATACTATATGGATAGATTCTGAAGAAGAAGATGAAATGAGTGGGGAAATGAGAGAATATATTCCTAATTTCCATATTCAACTATCAGATGGTAATAGAATACAAATAAAAACTGCTGATTGTAATGACTTGTTTTTAACAGCTGATTTAAATAACTCTATAAGAGAATATGGAATACCTGGAGATAATCATGAAATATTGATAGATCTAGATAAACTTAAAGGTTTACCTTTGTTCTCTGTAGATAATATTAATAACGATCTAAATGATACGTTAAATAAAATCAGAAAAACTATCAACCATAAAGATACAACAGAAGGTTTCAATATGCAACAAATTCTGGAAACATTACTGCATAATTTAGGAGAAGGAGGAATGCATTTATCATCCGTACATGCAGAAACAATTATATCTAATCAAATCAGAAGTACAGATTTTATATTAGATAGACCCGATTGGAGTGTTCCTAATCAGAAATATAGAATACTTGCACTTAAAACAGCTTTAACAAACCATCCTTCAATTAGTGTTACTATGGCATTTGAAGGTATTAAGGCTGCATTATACAATCCATTAACTTTTAAGAAGAATAAACCTAGTTTCTTAGATTTATTCTTTGTAGTAAAACCACAAGAATACCTTTCAGATAAAACAAAAGTTACTAAAACAACTTTTGGTGATAAAGATTCGACTGGGAAAACGATATTTATGAAACGTGATAAATTAGAATAAACGTTGCATAAAATATAAACTTAAGAAAGTTAACAAAGATGGGAGTATATAAAAAATGAGTAAACTTAAGAATCAAACTGCATTGAAAAAACAATACGAAAGAAGAGAAATATTTTCTAGTTTTAAATATTCAATTATGAATATTTTCGTAGGAGATAAAATAGAAGTAACGCTTAAACTTGGAGAAAATAAAATCCTTAGTACATTATCAGGACAAGTATCAAAGATCTTTAAAGATTCTTTAGAACTTACTGATACAAGATTAAATAAAGTTGAAATTTATATAAACCAAGTACATAAAATCAAAAAACTCAGATAGTTTAAAATGTGGGTGGGGTAATTCCCACACCACATATCTTATGATTACATTACATAGGATTATCCTATTTTTGTAAATATAAAAAATTATAATTGTATATTATAATAGTGAATGAATATATAATATTAATTATAAAGGAGAGATTAATATGATTAAAACTTTAGTAAAAAAGTTATGTGTAAAACTATTAAACGAAATGGAAGGAGATTACACATATAATAATGAAAAAAATATTAATTATACTAACCCTTTACAAGATAGAGAAAGGAGAAGAAAAGAATTAGCTCAAACTATATCAAAACATATTGTACTTAAAAAATGTTAATTTAAAATAATTAAAAATGAGGGAGCGATTACATATGAATATTAATGTAAATGAATTAGGAACTAATAAGGAATTTATCACAGAGGTAAGAGAGATATTAAATGGAAAAGGTCTTATAGTAGATTATAAAATTACGACTAAAATTATTAACACTTTTTTCGAAGTATTAGATTTAAAAAATAAATATATAAAAGATAAAGAAGTTTTAGGATTAAACGTGAAAGAATATGGAGGGATATTAGCTGAAAGAGATGGTATACTTTTGGATAATCATACGATTATTACTATGATACTACCAGCAATATCATCTGTGATGAATAAATATGAAGAAGAAAAAATAAAAGAAAAAGAAGATGAATTAAAGGAGAAAAAATTTATGAAAGACTATTTAAAGAACAATGATAAGCTTTTAAAATCTGTTTACAAAGATACATGTATATCAAGTTCAATATATAGTAGTAATGTTCTTGGAAGTATTCTTAATATAATAATAGATGTTTTTGATGATGAAAAATTTAAAGAAAACCCTTTTGAATATGCATCTGAAAAATTAATAAGATATAATATAAAAGTTGTAGATGATAAACAATTTGAATTTGTTATAAGAGTAATGATTGATAATATAAATGTATTTATAAAGAACAAAGAATATATTACAAAATTAGAAGAAGATTTGACTGAAGAAGAATTAGAATTTATTAATCGTAACCCTGATATAAATAGGGAGTTATATTTATTAGATAAAAAAGGTTCTAAATTAATACCAAAAATAATAGGAGGAAATACTACAAAAGAAGAATTCGAGGAATTCAATAAGATATCAAATTCTATTTTAGATAAATTCGATCTTATTCCATACTATAAATCATTTGCAAGAATCCTATCTCTTCATAAGATGGAAGAAAATAAATTGCCAAATATTATAATTGATGATATGAGAGAGATGTTAAATAGTGTTAAACATTTAGAACCAATAAAAACAAATATAAAAGATATTCCAACTTATAGAGGAGGGTTTGGTTTACGAAGAAAAGTAGAACCTAAAGATAGATATACTAATTGTAAATTAAGTTCTAAAGAAATGAAAGAAATGTTTAGTATAAGAGATGTTGTTAAAGAAAATATGGCTAAAAATGATGAAATGAAAAAAGAAATAGAAGATTTTATTAGTAAAATGGATACATATAAATTAATGGAATTTAGAAAAATAAGTAAAAAGGAATTAAATAAAAGATATAGTAAGGATAAAGAAATCTTTAAAAACTTAAATAATTTAGATATCAAACTACCATATAATACTATAAATCCAATTAATACTACTATGCGTGAAGATTTTAGAAGAAAAAGGGAACAATTAATGAAAGATTTTCATAAAGATACTAATGAAATTTGTAATCTTATTAAAGACTTTGAAGCTTCATCTATAGATAGAAAAAACTCTTTCTTAGATTCATTATTTAATCCAAAAGATGATAAAATTAAATGTACAGAATCATGTAATTCTTCAACAACAGCTAAAGAACAAATTAAAGAGAAGAATATTATGATAGGAGACCAAGTTCAATTTGTTACTAAAGATGAAAAATTTTATTATAAATGTATAGTGAATAATCTTAGTGAAAGAAATATAGAATTTTGTTGTTTAAATGGAAATGATACCTCATATCAACATCCTATATTTAATCTTGATGATATTTTAATAATATCTAAAGTTCCTAGATTTCAAAAAAATTTTTCAACTAGACCTATTAATTTAGATATACCTGAATATTTCATAAAAAGAATAAATGATTTACAATCAGGTAAATATGAAAATTCATTTCTTGAAAGATATACATGTAAATGTGGAAAAATAACAGGAAAAATGAAAGAGAATATTACTTGCGGATTATGTAGTACTAAAGTAAAATATGTAGATGATACATCTATATATACAACACTTAATATTAAAGGAATTAATATAGGAGATAAAATTAAGATTTTTACTGAATTAAAAGTTTATGATAATTGTACTCTTGAAGGAGTATTTGTTGATGATGATGTAATTGTAGTAACAGATAATACTTTACCAAATACTTGTTATTATGGAACTATGCAAATAGGTATTAAAGGAATCAAAAATTTAATAAAATTAAGTTAAACTTTAAAGGGTGATTTGTTTCACCCTTTATTTTTTATTCTTACAACATCTAAAACTTATTATTGAGGTGATTAGAAGTGATTAAGATTGTTGTGGAACATAGTAAAATTATTATAAATGATTACGATTTAGGTGATTGTGAATCTTTAGAGAATTTCTTTAGTATATTTGATCCTAGTACACACACAAGATTTCCATTTGGAATGTATTATAAACAAGAAGAAAGACAATTAGTTATACCAAGAGGAGTAGATATTTCTTATATAAAGAATAAATTTAATTGTATACCACAATTAAATAAAAGACACGATCCTATGGACAAGATAGAACCAATAAAATTAAGACACCCACCAAGAGATAATAATCAAAGAGAAACATTAAGATTTATGTTAGGAAAAAGTGAATATTATTATACAACAACAAAATCTATGTTAGCAGTAAATTTAGCTCCAGGAGTTGGAAAAACATATTGTTCTATAGCAACTTCAGCTTTCATTGGATATAGAAGTATAATGTTAACCTCATCATTATCATGGATAGAACAATGGAAACAAGAAATATTAAAATATACAGATATTAAACCTAGAGAGATATTCATTATTGCAGGCACTCCATCTATTCATTCTATATTAAAACAAGGTGTACATAAATTTAAATTCATATTAGCTAGTATGGATACAATTATATCATATGGTCAAAAATACGGGTTTGATAAAATATCTGAACTATTTGTAAAATTAAGAGTAGGAATTAAATATATAGATGAAGCTCATTTAAATTTTAAAGCCATGATGTTGATAGATTTCTATACAAATACATATAAGAATTATTATTTAACAGGTTCCCCTTGTCGTTCTAGTGAAGACCAAGATAGAATATATAAGATATATTTTAAAAATGTCCCTTCTATAGATTTATTTGATGAGACTAAAGATCCTCATACTGATTATTTAGGTATGAGATACAATTCTCATCCGACTGCGGCTGATATATCTTATTGTAAGAATAAATATGGATTAGATAGAAATAAATATACAGGGGATTATATTATAAGACGTCCTAATTTTTATAATATCTTAAGAGTAATAATAGATAGAACTCTTGCTAAGAATGGTAAGATTTTATTTTATATAGGAGTAAATCGTTCAATAGAAGTAGTAAAAGCATGGATGGAAATGTATTATCCTTTTTTAATTGGACATATAGGAATATACACAAGCACTACTTCAAAGGATATCAAAAGATCACAATTAGATAAAAAATATATACTATCTACAACTAAATCTTGTGGAGCTGCTATGGATATAAAAGGTCTAGCTACTACTGTTATACTGGCTGAACCATTCAAATCGGAACCCTTAGCAATACAAACTTTGGGTAGAACAAGAGATGACGATACTGAGTGTATAGAGGCTGTTGATGAAGGATTTAACGCCATAATGAGATTTTACTACCAAAAGCAACCTATTATGAAAAAATATGCTTTGTCAGTAAATGATGTTAGATATAAAGATGAAACTCTAGAAGATAAGATAAATGAAATATTTGATAGATATTATGGTGATGGTGAATTCCCTGTAATCTATATAGATAACAAAAAGATATTTATGCTAAGACAAGAATTAAGACCTATAAATGAATATGATTCTAAAGGAAGAAAAGTATTTATGAAAAGAGATAAATTTTAGAAGGAGAATTATTCTCCTTCTGTTTTATGTAAAAGTCATATATTATAATTGTATATTATATACTTGAATAAATATAATAATATTTAAATTTAAAGGAGTGTATTAATATGGAAATACTAATAAACGAAAAAGACTTAATAAACGTTGATACTAAATTTGAAATTGTAAGAAAGACTAGATCAGTTATAGTAAACAGAGGAAAAGAAAATTATAATAAAGATATGAATAATTTTCAAGATTTATTAGATTTAAAATTAGGAAAGATTCAATCCGAATTAAATCATGCTAAAGAAATCAAAGAAGGGTTCTCTATTATTATGCAAGCAATGTATCACAATAGAATGAATATAGGATATCAAATTATATTAGCATCTAACATGGAAAAACTATTTGCTGATTACTTAGCTTGGATTAAATCATTAGAACCATCAGATAAATTCTATGATACTATGGTTAAAGGATTAAATGAATTTACTAATGGTTTATCATCTGATGGAAAGAAATTAGAAGATTATTTTGATTTATCTAAAACTGTTAAAGTTAAAGAACAAAAATCTATTAAAGGTCAAATAGATATGGAAGTTCCTAAAGAAGAAAAAGAAGTTAAAATGGAGAATAATGTAATTGATATTAATTTTGAAAATAATAAACCAATAGATGTTGAAGTTAATAAAAAAGATATCGAAGAAGAAATTACTAAAGAACAAATTAAAGAATTTGTAATTGATACTAAATCTAAATTTAATAGTTTATCTGAAGATTTATTAAATAAATACAATTCATTAAAATTAAAGCAATGGCAAATGGTTGCTGTCATGGGAAATGCTTTTAAGATGATTAATAATACTAAATCATCATTATATACAACATTAAATGAATTAATAGGATTATTACTTGAAGGGTTAGAAACTAAAAAAGACTTAGTTTATGATTCTTTAATTGCATTAGTTAATGAAGATTTAGAATTAGTTGATTTTGTTGTGGGTTTACAAACACAATTTGATAAATCTGAATATCTAATTATGACTGGTAATTTAATAAAGAATTTTGATAAAATTAAATCAACTATAGCTACACAAATACCAGTTTTATTAGAAGAATTATTAGCTGATATAGTTGATGAAGATAAGAAGATAGAAATATATCTAATACTTTCAGGTATATTTGAAAGTGATTTGTTTGCTAAAGATAATATCTTAAAATTGATATCAGAAGATGTTCAAAAATCTTCAGATAATCCAGAAGCAGATTTACAAATACTTAAACAAATAACAGAAGAAAAAGAAGTAGCTCAATCTATTGATGTTTCTAATAGTATTGTAAATCAACAAATAGAATTACCTTTAACATTCCAAACACTCACAGAATCGAGTGTTGATAATGATACTGAGGGTGAGAGTGGTTATGTTGTAGGTGGAAATATTCCTATTATAATACAAGAAGAAACTAAATAAAATAAAGGGAACAATTGTTCCCTTTTCTTTTTTATTTTTTATATAGAGTTTAACCTTTAAGTATATAAGAGAGGTGTTAATATAGATGAATTATATGGACTATGAAAAAATTTCAGATAGAGTAATGGATTTGGGATATAATACTGTTTTAAAAATGAATGTTACTTTAGCAAAGAAAAATAAGGGTGGATATAGAAATCATTACTATAAAGAATATTCTTATAAAACTAATAAGTATATAGATAAAAGTACATTATGTAATATAAGTAGAAACTTCGATTATTTTTTATCTATTGAAAGATATAGCGAAGAAAAAGATTTCTTAATGATAAGAGATGAAAATATGTTGGGATTAAGATTTGCATTAAAATCTTTGATGGATAATTGGTTTATAGAAAAACAAATATTTGCATCAAAGGATAATAGATTAATCATTATGCAAGGGTGGGAACCAATAGTAGCTATTATTTCAATGAATAAAAATTTAGTATTCACTCCAATAATAATACATAATGTAGATGATACATACAGTCCAGCTGTTAGAATGTCTTATGGTTCAGATTATAGTTATACAGATATATCTTATACAAGACTTAATGCCTTTGTATATAATATAAATTCAATGTATTTATTCCAATTAGCACAAAATATGCTGAACTTTTTTCAACGTCCAGAATTAGGAACAAATTTAACATCTTATAATTATAATTCAGAGAGAGAAAATATGGAAGATGTTTCAGATGGAGGAGTTTCAGTTAAGGGAGGAAGTGATTTAGTATTGAAAAGAAAAAGAGATATATTTGATACTATAGACCAAATGTAAACAAATAAATTGTGAGAGAGGGTTATTGTTTATGGAAATAGTAAAATTTACACAAAAAGATTTAAGAGAATTCTTGTCGAGTTTAAAATTGGAAAAATTAACCACTGATTTTATAATAAAAGGGGTTAAATATTGTATAGATAAAAAGATATTACATATAGATATAGTTACAACACATATTTACAATTATTTATTTGATATTACTGGAACTGAACCTAAGATTGTAAAAAGAGATATATACAAGGCAGTAAAAGGTGTAACAGCTGAAGATAAGATCATTAAGTTTGGTTATGAAGGTAATCTTACTAATAGAAAACTATTCATAATATTATTAGAAAGATACGGATATTAATACATAAAATATACAGAGTGGTACAAGCCACTCTGTATTTTACGTCAATTCATTGTATACATAATTGGTTGGTTATAGTTATCAGCTCCAACAAAAGAATCTTTAAATTCTTGAATTAAATCTGGTCTTCTTTGAGCAACAGTTTGTAAATCATCTATTCTAAGATTTGTATTCACAAATACTGTTTCTAAACCATCAAAATATTTTAAATAGTTGTATAAAAAAGTAGCTATATCAACTATAGCAAACTCTTCAAAACTTTCCATTTTAGTTGGCTCTATTGTCAATAAATTATCTGAATGTTTTATCATTAAATTAACCTTAAATGTTTTTATATTTGTTTTATTCATATATTCTCCAGATACAGTTTGTAATTTAATCTTATTAGGTGGTTTGAAATCGATATATATTCCACTACTAAATAAAGATTGTCTATCAGCAGAACCTTGAATAGCTGCAATTTGATCAAAAGAATAATTTAAATTATTATTAAAAAATCCATAAGGAGATGATCCTACATCATACCATCCTGGATTTTCTACACCAAATGCATAAGGATCATCCCAAGGGATATCTTGTACACCAAGTATTTCTATATTACCTGGAACTATATTCTCATCTATAAGATAAAAACCTTCTCTATCTTGGCTCATTCTAGAAGTATCAAAAGTATAAGGGATTCTATTACCAAAGAATCTTGAAAATGATCTTAACGTATAATTACTTATCCATTCCCCCCATTTATTTTTTGCTATTTCTTCTGGTAAATTCAAGGGTTCAGTTCCTAATCTTAACTCTATTAAATTAATAAGATTAGTCATATTATTTGACATTGCCATAAGTATCACCTCTTCTACCCTAAATATATTTTTTCAGAATAATTCATTAATTGATTTTGAATGTGTTGTTCAATATTTACTATGAATGTATCTCCATCTTTACTACAAACTTGTATTTGTCTGCCACCTTCTAACATTGTATAAGAATTATTTAATAAATCAAATGATTCTTTGAAGAAATAAAGATTAGCAGATTCTTGTTTTATATATTCTATTATTTGATTATTTGTAACTGGAATTAATATACCAGCATCATTTTCTTGTACTACAAATTTATTTCCAATATTCTCTTTACCATGAGCCAATAAAGCATTTTCTGTTACACCAACAATAGAGGTGGTATAGGCTCTCTTATGTGAAGGGTATATAACTCTATCCCAAGTAATAATAGTTATATTTTCTACTTCAGCCCCTCTTGAAGTTTGATTGACAGTACCTAATGCTCTTAACGAAAAAGATGGTTTATCTCCATCCATTAAATCTAAATTAAATGCTTCACCGTAAGAATTATTCGAACCTTTTATATGAGCTTTGATATCATTACCGTCCACCCAAAACTTAACTATTTTATTACATCTTAAAGATGGTTCTATAATTTGCTGTCTAGAAATTTCTTTAGACATTGGATGACCTTCTTCTCCATATAAGTTTCCAGTTGCTACTAATTCAGTCAATCTATCAGCTTTTAAAGCTGGTTTCATTTCCTTATCTGAATAGAATCTTTTGTTTCTATTTTGTATATTCATATCTTGTAATATAACTTCAGCAGTTACTCTTCTACCATCATTATCAACTATCTTCATTTCTGTCTCATGCATACATGTAGCAGTTTCTATAATAACATACCCTATTTTCTTATCATAATTATTATAAGTCATACCCATAAATAATAATCCTCCTTTATATATTCTTATTATTATAGTTCAATATCTAAAATCGTTAGGTATCTATATAGGGAACTATATAATAATATAAACTTTGAAAGGGGATGATTTAATGGCTAAATATGATGATATACAAAGCCGAATATATAACCTAAAAACTAAATCTATTATCAATGAAGAGATGGATATGTCAATGATAAATTATAATCTATATAATAATTCTAATCTAGGAAAGACAATATCAAAAATAACAACCGATCAAATCAATTCTAATAATTTATTAGAAAGTATATGTAATATAATTATAAAGTCTCAAATTTCAATACAAGAACAAAAAGAGATAGGAGATTCTTTAATAAGGACATTACCTAATATACAAAAAATAAAGAAGTATAAAAATTCATTTTACGAGGTTGCAAATAAAATTAATAATCCTTTAATAAAGGATAAAGTTAATCTTCTTATAGAATGCGATCGTATAATAAATAATCAAGAAAAATTAGTAGAATATTCTAAATTCGACTTTATATTTGAAAACTATTTTTTAAATAATGATTTGGAAACAATAGTTGTTGAATCTTGTGATGTAATCGATTCTTATAAAATGAAATATGAAACTAAACTAAGTGTTGCATTAGAAAATATAATATATAATATGGATGCTTTAAAAAAAGAATATGATAAAAAAGAATTAGTTGAATTGGTATATGAATACTTCATTTCTTCTAAAGAATATAAAAAAGAGAATGTAGATAAAGTATTAAGGGAAGCTTCTATTGAATTAGATAATATTTTAATTGATTCTATACTAGAAGGAAAAAATATTAATAAAATAAAACAAAAATTTAAAGACATGAGACATGATGGTCCTATTACTAAAGAGGCTTTAGAAAAAACAATACATAAAGCTTATATAGATTCTGGTCAAAATATAATTGAAGACTTACCTAATCTTTTGGGTTGTGTAAGATTGGCTTTAGTATTAATAATAGCTTCATATAGTCTACCTTTAGGGATTATAGTAGGAATTGCTGATCATATAATAAGTTTAAAATTAAATAGAGTTGATATAGAAAAGAGTATAAAGTATTATAAAAGAGAAAAAACCAAAATAGAAAGTAAAAAATACTCTGTTAGTAATGCTGCAACTGTTAAAAAGTATGATCAATTAGATAAAGAGTATGATAATAGTATAGAAAAACTAGAGATATATAGAGATACATTATATACAGATAAAGAAAATGAATATAGAATGATGAGTGAATCTGCTGAAAATGATCCTATTAGATTACAAGCAGAATTTATTACATTGTGCGAGACAGTAGAATCTTATTGTAAAAATTCTGATATACAAGATAAACTATATAATTATATTTATAAAATAGATGACTCTAGGGATATAAATATATTATTTAATTCATTATCTGAATCGGCTGTTGCAAGTTCTAGTCTTTTTGATTTCGATACAATCTTTAGAAATTTACAGAATCCAAATATATCTGGGTCATTAATAAATAATATATCTAAATATAAAAGAAAGCCTAAACTAGATGTAAATAAAGATGATGTTGATATCCTAGAAGAGATGATCTATTATAACAATATTTATGATATATTATCTGAAAATACTATAACAGCAAAGGCTAAATTATTAGCTATAAATGCTAAGAATAAAGTTCAAAGTCTGACTGATAAAGAAAAAATGATATCAAATAGAATAGATACCACTTTTGATAAAATGAAATCTGATTTAGAGAATAAGAATACTAATCAAAATAGAGAGGCTGTAATTAAGGGTACAATACTACCTTCATTATCATCTCTACTTAAATTAGTATTGGGTTCATATTTAGTTGCAATTGCTGTTACTCCATTATTAGGAATAATAGGATTTGTAGGGGGTATAGCGTTATCTAAATCTGCTACAGATAAAGAACGTAGAAATATATTGGAAGAAATAGATGTCCAATTGGAATTGGTTGAAAAGAAAATATCATTAGCAGAAAATTCTAATGATATGAAATCTCTAGAGCAATTATTAAGAATACAAAAAAGATTAAAACAAGAAAGACAAAGAATTGTTTATCATGGTTCTGCAAAAAATTATTATGTAGCTAAACACAAAGATTAATGAAAGGAGATTAAAATAAATGGGATATCTTATGAATCTATTAGAAGTAAAGAGAACAACAGGAAATGGTGAAGATGAAGATTTAAATGATGGTCAATCAAATAATGATGATGATAGTAATTATAATCTAGATGATGAAACTAATAATGATCCTGAAGGGCAACATGATATAGCCGACGGTTCAAATAATTATAACTTAGAAGATGAAACCAATACAAATCCAGAAGATGATAATGGGGGTAATCCTCCTATTGATGATAATAATGTTCCAGCTTCAGATAATGATCCCGAACACGATACAGTAGATGGTACTAACAACTATAATTTAGAAGATGAAACTAATAAAGATCCAACTCCAGAAGATGATAACGAAATAGATGATACAAATGCTCCTGATAATAATGATACTAATAACTATAACTTAGAAGATGAAACAAATGGTGAAGACAATACATCATCTGATACAGGTAATTTAGATGGAACAGATGGGCAACCTGTAGATCCAGATGCTAAAATAAAAGAAATTGAACAATCTATAGGAACTCTCAATCCAGAGCAATTAAAAGTACAAAATGTGAATTTGAAGAAGCAATATATAGAACTATATAATAATTGTAGTAATATAATAATGAGATTGAATGATGTTAATAAAAAGAGTGAAACTGAAGAAGGTTTAGCTTTCGCAATACAAAGTGTTCAAGATCTTAAAAGTATTATATATGATTATCTTATTCATACATATGATACAAAAACATTTGTACAAAATTCTGTTAATTACACCGAGTATTTAGTTACTCTTAATTCGGTAAATAAATTATTAAATAATCTTAATACTAACAAAAATGTAAATAATGTTAAAAAGTAAGTATTTTTTAATTTTTAATTATCGAGTTATTGAACAATATAGTAAATTATTAAAGAATATAAGGAGGAATTACAATGGCTACAGGAGGAACAAGAAAAAAGAAAATAGTATCTGATGGTTATAGCAATAGTCCGTTTGCAGGAATTTCAGGACAATTTAGTAAAGTTGCTAAGGAAATTCAAATACAAGAAGGTGTCGATTTATTTGGGCAACCTGCATTAGCATTAAATAATCCTAAAGTAGTAAATACTTTAGAAAGTTTCTTTATAGAAGGTACTTATGATCAAAAATTATATGATGGTACTACTAGAGGATATAATGCAAGAGCTTTACAAGAATATAAAAATGATATGAAAGAGTTATTTAAAAATGACGTTGAAGCTATTACTGAGTATACAGCAATGAATTCAGTGAACCCTATTGTTACAACAGGATTAGCAATGCATAAATTAATTGCATTAAGAAATATATTTAGACAAGGTGTAATTCAAACTAACGTTGCAGTTGAACCTAGATTTACAATCAAGATGCAACATAGATATTTAATAACTCCAGATGGTAAAGAATTAGATTTAGTATTAGACCAAAATAAATTATCTGATGCTTTCAATTCAATTAACCCTAAGAGAGTTGTAACTTTAGAATTTACTGGAAATACTTGTAATACTGCTACTTTTGTTCCTGGTAAAAGATTAGTGGAATTATGTGGTGGTGTATTAGGTAGAGACAATCTAAATACAGATACCGAAATTCATGCTATTTACATAGAAGTACCAGATGAAGCTGCTATTAAAGCAGGTACTCTTGGAGCTACTAAAATAGAAAAGATTAAAAAGAGAATTCAATTTACTCCTCAATATGGTCCTAATAATATTACAGGGTTTAATCAACCTTTAGATTTAACTAAATTCGTTGAAGGTGCAACCGATTTATTTTCAGGTACATTAACTAATAATGAAATGATGTTAATAAGTGGATTAGGAATTATAAAGAAAGTAGATATTAGAATTCAATTAGATCCTTCTAATGGTTTACTATCAACATGTAGAGCAGGTTGGAGACATGATGAAACATTGGTCACTATTCCAAATGCTAACCCAATGAATATTCCAATATCTCCTGAAGAAATTAAGGATATCCAAGCTATGTATGGAATAGATCAACTATCTATGTATATGTCTATAATTAATGATGTATTAGGAAATGTTAAGGATGATAGTATCAGAAAAGATTTATATGCTTCTTTTGATAATATGAATGCGTCTGAAAGAAAAGTTAGTTGGTTTGATTTCGAACCAAGAGAAGGATATAATAGAGATCATGTAAGTTGGAGATATTCTTCATTCATGGATATATTTGATACATTTGTAACAGATTTATTATATATCTTGAATGATGAAGACGTTACAGTATCTATATTTGGTAGACCAGATGTAATTAGAAAGATTACTCCTACTGATTACAGCTACCAAGCACCATCTAGTATAGGACCAGTAAGTCTTGAATATACTAGAACTATTGCTACATCTGACAACAGAGTATACAACTTTGTATCTTCTCAAAAGTTAGGAGCTAGTAATGACTTAACAGTTATTCTAAATCCAAATAATACAGATAGAATTATATATAGAGTTTACGATTATCAATTCTACGTTTCAAATGAAATCAAGAATGCTGATAATCATGTATTACCAGGTGTTCATGCATTTGAAAGATTCAAATTCTTAGAATATCAACCAGTACAAGGTAAGTTCAGAGTATTTAATCCATCTGGTAGAAATGATGATAATACAAAATATCAAGATCAACTTAAAGATTTAAGAGATATAGCATAATATATAATACACAGCAACTTAATTGTTGCTGTGTTTTTTAAGGAGGAATTATAATGAATACTAAACCTAAATATTTTACTTACGACTTTAGTAACTTTGATTCTTTAATGTTAAAATTAAAAGATGATCATTCTAATGATACTTTGAATGGAATCAGGGATGAACTAAATAGATTCTTTAACGATGCAAAATGTGTAAATATACTATACAATATTAATACAGATAAAGTGTTTTTTGGTATGTGTGTTATGCCGTCATTATTAGATAGTGATATAGATAATATGATTAAAGGAACAGATGTAAAAGTAAGAGTACAAAAGTATTATGTTGAAATAGATTCTAAGTTACTACAATTAAATATGTCTGCCAGAGAACTTACTGCATGTTTATTGCATGAAGTAGGGCATGTTATCAATGATACTTCTGGTACAGAGAAAATAAAAGATGCTGTAGCAGCCTACGTATCTAATAAAAATGAAGTCCTAGATCAATCTAATATGAATAATGATAGAGAAATATATAGACTTGGGGTTGCTTTGGGTTTATCTAAATTAAACAGTTTATTCAATAGAGATGATGATGAATTAATAGCAGATTCATTTGTAGTTGCTTGTGGTTATGGTGATGAATTAAGTAGTGCTTATAAAAAGATAATAAACTCTACTGGTAAACTAAATAAAGGTGTTAAGAATAAATTAATTACACTACAATGGACTCTATCTTTAATGCTTAATATGAAAGCGAGTAGAATACCTGCATTACATTCTTTAAAGGTATCTAAAAAAGTAGAACCATCTGAATTAATAAAAAACAACATTTCTCATACTATAGACGCATTATATAAATATGATATTAAATCTATTCATGAAAATTTGGTGGATAAGATCTCCGATTACTTTGATAATGTCTCGTACTCTGATATACGAGATATTGAGGACGAATTGTATGAATATAACATAAGAGTCAAGAATTGTGAAATAGAAGATGATGCATTAATTATTACAAGAGAACTAAATACAAGATTATCCATATTAGATGATTTAATGATGAGTAAAAAATTAAACGATTCTAATTTTAAAAAATGTTCTGATTTAAAAAATAGATACTTATTCATAAGAAAACAACTTACCGATAAGAAATTATATGCGGGTCGAACTCTCAGCTTGTTTGTAGATACACCTTATATTAAAGGACGTCCAGATTTAATGTAATATAACAATATTTATAACTTTAAAGTATATACTTGTGATAGATAACAGGTAAATTCTGTTATCTATATTTTATAAGATAAAAAAGGAGGTGAAATTTAATGCAATCATTTATGTCAAGAGATCCAATTCCTATAAAAAATCACGATAAAATAGGATAAGTAAGTTACAATAATAATCAAACTTACATGGAAATAATTGATTATAAATCATATGGAAATATTGATATCATGTTGATTAACATATTATCTGATGGGACTATATATTACACAAAAAGAGAAAATAAAAGTACTTGGGCTTTTCATAATGGAGGTATTAGTTGTATATTTGACAAAACAATATATAATGTAGGTTATATCGGAGGATATAAGTACTCATTAAACTCTAACTGTGCAACTAAATGGAGGGATATGTTGAGAAGGTCATATGATATATGGACCTAATACATGTTGTTTTTTACCAAATGATCTAAATATATTATTTAAAAAAGAAACAAAAGAAACAGACCTACCAATAGGTGTATTTTTCATAAAAAGAGGAAAAGAAAAACCATATGGTGCAAGTATTAGTATTAATAATAAAACAAAGACTATTGGGGTGTTTTCAACTTCAACTCCAGAAGAAGCTTTCTATGCTTATAAAGAAGCTAAAGAAGATTATATAAAAGAAATAGCAAATCATTATATGTATGAAAAAGGTGGACAATATATACCACAATATAGAGATGTCGTATATCCAGCTTTATTAAATTACAAAATAGAAATAGACGATTAAGTTAAAAAATACCAATATTATAACTATAAAGTATATATAAAAATAATAAAATTTTAGGAGGATACATAAAATGAGCTTTGGAGACGTAGGGAATTATAATAACAACAATAAAAAAGAGGATTACAGAGTTACGACTTATTCAATGAATACATTTAGTAATTTAAATAGTGAGGTTGAAAAGTCTAAATTATCATTTACTTTTTGGAAAGGAATGTTAAAGATATCTATAGCACCACTTTTACCATCTAATGATGATAGTGTTAAATTTAACTATGACGATGAATCATCGATTTATTTATCACCATCTTTAGCGTATCAATTAGATAAACAAATAGAAGTATTTATGAAAGATCCGACACAATTTGAAAGTAAAGGTATTAAGACTAGAAGTTTAGGTGTAATTAAAATAATTAGAGGAACTAAGTTTGGGATTGAAGCTCCTTTATTATTAATTGAAAAATTAGATGAAAACAGAAATGTGGTAGGCGGTCATCTATATGAATTTAATACTAAAGAATATTATGGAATTGATAACTTTGACGAAGATGAATTTACATTTGAAAAGACTTACTTCGAACAATTAGAAATTGATTTCTTAAAGATAACTCTTAAAGGATTCTATGAAAGTTCAACTGGAGCACAAGCATATTTTAATATGGATTATTCAAGATTCGATCAAAATAGAGTTATGGGTAAATTAAACGGTATATCATCTGCTCTTGGTATTGAGAATAAGAAAGGATATAACAAGAATTATGGTGGAGGTGTAAAGAATGATCCATTTAATTCTAATTCATCTAAGTCGAATGATAATGAATTTAACTATGATGATATAGAAAATCAATTTGAATAAAAATATTTTAAATGGGACTAATAATCCCATTTATTTTTATCGAGGTGAAATAATGCAAGATTTATTATTTTCTTTTAATTCAATATTTGATATTGAATTTGGTTTATATAAATTAATAATGAAAGAATATGATGAAGATTACTTTAAATTTATATTACAAGATGATGAATATTTAAAGACTATAATTGTATTTAGAGATAATCCTAACCCATTATCGAAAATTGTAACTTCTAATACTAAAGATAAGATGAATGAATTGTTTGAAGAATTTATGAAAACTCAATATGATAAAATATTGGATAATGTCTGTACAACAGATTTGTTTATACTTTTGAATTCGTTAAAGAATACCAATAGATTTAATCCTATAATACTATGTAAAAATAAAAAAGAAGAACAATTATGTATAGAGAAAAACCTAAATCCTGTATTATATGAAAATACAATAAATTGGACTGAACTATCAGAAAGATATGATACGATGTATTTTAGATATTTTGAGGAATTAGATTTATTACAAATACAAGGAAAAAATATATACTTCTCTAATACAATATTTAATATAATTAACAAGGACAAGCTATTATCTATAAATAACACGATAAGGTTTATAGATTTGTATAGGTTATAAAATTTTAGGAGGAATAATAATATGAAAATCGTAAAGAATAATGTAATTAATAAGGAAGCAACGAGATTATTTCAATCAGAGACATTAAAAGGATTAGCAGAATCAATAATAACTTCAGCAGGACCACAAGGATCAGGTACTAAAATAATATTACATTTAGCAAACGATCCAGAGAGTCCTAATAGAAATGTACCTATAGTTAAATATAGTAAAGATGGTCATAGTATCTTAAGTTATATATCTCATTGTGATAATGGAATGCTTTGCAACTCTGTATGTAACGATGTTTATGAAATGACTACTTATGTAAAGAAGAAAATTGGAGATAATTCAACCGCTACTGTATGTATGGCTTCACGAATATTTGATAATCTTGTTAAAGTAGAAACCGATACAAAACTTCCTCCAAGAGAAATAATCAAACAATTTAAAAAAGCTGTTGAAATGATTACAGTTAGAGTAAAAGAAAAAACACAAGAATTTACTCCTGAAGAAGCTTATAATATTGCATACATATCTTCTAATGGTGATGAAGAAGTTGCAAATAACATAAAACAAATTTACGAAGAATTTGGTAAAGAAGTATATATAGATATTGGAATTTCGAATGATGAACAACATAAAATGAAAATAATGGATGGTATGAGTATTAGTACTGGATACAATAGTCCTGCTTATCGAAATGATTTGCAAAAGAATATTGCATCTATTCCAAAACCAAGAATATACTATTTCCAAAATATGATTGATACTCCTGCTCAAATTGCATTATTAGCAGCAATTGTTGTAAAAAATATAACAGATCCTTACAGAACTAATAAATTAGAAAATGTAATTCCTACAGTAATATTAGCACCACAATTAGCTAATGATGCTATCGTTGAATTAAATGAAGTTATTAGACTTATGCAAATGTATGATAAACCTGAACATATTAAGAACAAACCACCGTTATTAATTGTTACTGGGATATTTGAAGATGAGGCCACAGATGATATTGCTAGATTGTGTGGATGTCCTCCTATTAGAAAATATCAAAGTTTAGAACAACTAGAAAAAGATAAAGAATCAGGTAAAGCTCCTACTACTGAAACTATTGTAGATAATTGGTATGGAAGTGCTGATGTAGTTGTAGCTGATGCTGTTAGTACTAAATTTATTAATCCATTATTAAAATATACAACTAAAGGTGAAGAGAGAAAAAGAGTATGTGAACAAAATAAAGAGAAATTTGTTCCTGCTGAAGATGATAATGAAGAAATCTTCAGTGCTCATTATAATTCATTAGTTACTGCATTAGAAGCTCAATTGGAATTAGAAATAAATAATAATGCTACTATGGATATTACAGGTTCATTAACTAGAAGAATCAATTCATTAAAAGCTAAAGTCGTAGAATATCAAGTTGGTGGTATTGCAATAGCTGATAGAGATTCTTTAAAAGATTCAGTTTGGGATGCTATAAGAAATTGTAGATCAGCGGCTAAATCTGGTGTTGGATTAGCATGTAATATGGAAGGTTATTTTGCTTGTCTAGAAATATTGAACAATACAAAAGCAGATGATGATTCTACAGTTATCAAATTTGTAGAAATGATTCATGATTCTTATGTAGAATATATATCTTCATTATATGAATTTACATTTGGTATTGATAAAGATGAATGTTTAAGATTATTAGAAACTAATTCTAGAACAAATGGAATAGTAGATTTATCTCAAGGATATGATAAAGAAACTGTAGATAAGGTGATATACAATACAAAAATTAAATCATCTATAAATGCAGATATAGTTACATTAGAAGCTTTATCTAAAATATTATCTTTAATGATGACATGTGCTCAAACTCTTATACCAGAACCATTATTAGATTCATATACAGCATTTGTAGATAATAGAAAAATTCAAGATAAATTAGTTAAAACATGTAGACTATAATAATTAAAGTATTACCGATGGATTAGTTTCCATCGGTTATTTTTACGGAGGTGTTGTGTTAATGGAAATGTCGTTCCCCGATTATATTGATAATCCTTCAGGAAGTAAAAATGGTGTATGGACTCATAGAACAATGTATAAAGATATGTATAATCAAAAACTTACTAAGATATTAGTAAGAGAAACTGGTAAGATTAAATATCAACAATATGTATATAAAGACAATTACATTGTTCATTTTAAAATACCATCAGAAGTGATACCTGATTTCTATTATGATACTGTAATAGAGTTTTCTCCTGTAGATCAAATGATGATCAATAGTAACAATCTTAAAAGATATAATGTTAAATTTTATTCTAACGATCCTGCTTTTGTATTCACATTCGCTTATTCGTTTTTACAGAATGATATGTTTATAAGAGACCTAGTTCCAAGAATGAGTAAAGAGGCTGTTAAAAAAGCTGCTGTACAAACTAACCCTAAGAATGAAGTTGGTTATGTAAAGTCTATTTATTTTACTTATATACTAATGGATAAATATAATCTATGGAATGCACAGGATTATAAACAATATGGTAAAATATATTCAAAATCATCATTCTTAAAAGAAATTACTCATGCAGATGAAAAAGTAAAAGATAGAACTGATCAACAAGAAAAAATTAATAAAGAGAAAAAAATAGACAAAGAGAAATTAAAGAATAGATCTAAATCAAATCCTAAAAATGTAACGAGTAGTAATAATGTTACAACTTCAAATAATATAAAGAATAATTCTAAATCTAAAAATGTTAGTACAATTAAAAACATAGGAAAAAGTAAAGGTAATGTCAATTTTAATAAGTTTTAGAATTATATATTATACTATTGAGGAGGGATTATATTATGAAAAAATTTATGACTAGAGAACCTATTAAAAAATTCATTAATGTTTCAGATTGGGAACCTGAACCAGAAGACATAATAATAAATCAGATAAACGATTATGTATTAATTCCTGTATCTAAATACTTTAATGCAGATCAAACAATGGATTATTTTTCAGTAAGATCAAAGAAAGTTTATAATAAAATTAAAGTAAGAGCTTTAATAGTACATAAACTTAATTATTTCGAAAAGTTCTATGATACTGATAGAGAGTTATTAACTGTTTATGCTAATATTAAATACCTTATTGATTGTGAACCGAATTATAGTAAAGATGCATTGTTCTATGATCTCAAAAGATACATAATAAATGGACCATCCATATCATTAAAAATGGATTATATGAATAAGGATAATTATAGACCAGCTAAAATTAAATTTAGTGGTACAGATAGGTTATTATATTATGATAATACTCATATAGCTATAATGATGAGGATATCATTAACAATGACATTAATTATTCCTTTATTAACACACTTCGCTAATAAAAGGAAAGTTCAAATAATAGATGAATTTCTATTAGAAATATACAGTTACATAATAAAGGAGTATGAAGATTTTGTAGATTTATTTGAAAAATTTACAGCAACTTGTTCTACTAATATAGCTAAGAATAAAAGAAACAATGCTATATGGAATAACCAAGACATAAGAGCTATTAATCAATCAACACATGCAATATATTCTGTCAATAATATTATACTTAATCTTATGCCTAAGTATATATATAATGATAGTCCAGTTACGCTTAATTATGCTAGTATAGGACAGGTAATAAAATATAAGGTAACCGACGCAGGATATGATTTTGCATATACTTCTTTATCATCTTCAGATAGGGATTTAGATGAAAATTCGTCTCTAGACAAATATGAGGCAATTCTTGTAAAAAGTGACGAATCACTATTCATTCAGAATAAGGTTAATGGTGCTACTACAATGTCTAGAATAAGAATGTATTTTGGTCCTTTCGATCAAAATGAAATTGAGTTCTATAGAAAAAGACTTTTATTAGATGATAAGAGTGTTATACATGCTTTACAAAAAGAATTAATTTTTAATATGTTCTATAAATACTTTGGTGATACTTCCTCTAGTAATACTATAACAGAAGATGATTATATAGTATTATTATTAACAGCTAAGAAGATTTGTTTACAATCAGACTTACTTGTTTTACCTTGTGTGTTTAGTAGTAAGATAATCAAATATACAAAGAAAACAAAGTTAAATAAAAAAGAAAAAGATAGGATGATTGCTTCTCCTATTTATAAAATGATTATGGAGAAATATAATAATAATAAAAAGGTAGAAGCTCAAATAGAAGAATGGGCAGCCACTATATTATCATGTGAATTTGAAATTATAGATAGTAATAGAGAATCAAATAGTACTGATTATGTTGTACTACCTAAGTTTCCTGATTATGTAGTAAATGAGGTATTGAAATTTGCTTCTTGGGTATCATAAATGGATAACAATACAATTGATAGGATAAATGAACAATTATTACGTTTACCGTCTGCTGAATACGCTCAGGGGAATTCGTGGATAATTGCAAGATGTAAAAATTGTCAAGATTCATTAAATCCTAATCATAAACATTTCGGTATTCATATACCCCAACACGAGAATGATGTTTATTACTACAATTGTTTTAAATGTCATGATGCTGGACAACTTTCAACTGACAATCTTATAGCATGGGGAATTTATGATTTAGATGTTATAGAAGGATTATCTAAATGGAATAAAAGGGTATTATCAAGACCAGAGAATAGAATGTATAAAGATCAAACTTATATAGTTAAAAATAATCATATAACTCAAAGTAGATTGACTGATGCTAAGTTGAATTATATTAATAATAGGCTCGGTATCAATATGACATATCAAGATATATTAGATAAGAAGATTATACTTAATCTTCATGATTTCTTAATAGAAAATCATATAACAAGATTCTCTAGAAATCCTAATGTTGTAGATCAATTAGACAAAGCATTCTTGGGATTCTTATCCCAAGATAATGCTTTTATTAATATGAGAAGATTAATAAATGAAGATAAGCTTATGAAACCATTACATAAAAGATATGTCAATTATAATATATTTGGCAAGTTTGATAATTCTCAAAGATACTATACAATACCAACTATAATAAGATTAGATAATCCAAAGAGAATTAAATTAAAAATTGCAGAAGGACCTTTTGATTTATTATCTATATTTTATAATATGTGTGACCAAGAAATAGATAATTGTATTTACTCTGCAATTACAGGTAGTAGTTATTTAAAAGTATTAGAATACTTTATAATAAAGAAAAAGTTAATAAATATAGAAGCAGATATATATACTGATAAAGATATATCTGATGCAAAGATGTATGACATTAAACAAATACTAAACGTATTTGGTATACCTTTAACTGTGCATCGTAATATAGCTCCAAATCAAAAAGACTTTGGTGTTAAGTCATCACAGATACAAGATAAGATAATATATTTAGGATAGGGTTCGTCTCTATCCTTATTTTAAGGAGGAAAAATAATGGTATACATAATTAATGATAATAATGTGAAAGAATTATTAGAAAGCAATGATATTAAATTTAAATCTTTTGAAACGGTAATAGATGCATTTTGTGATGAAGAAGCTACATATAGAATTGATCAATTTGAAGATGATTTTAAAGAAAAATTTACAGAAGAAGCCAAAGATAAATTACAGTGTAATTTATCTAATATATATAATGATAATAATGAAAGTTTTATAAATTCAGATGAATTATATAATCTATCATGTAATGAGATAGATGATTTTATAGAAAGTCATAGAGGCAAAATGCAAATATTTATGACTAGAGAATAAGTATTTATTATAGGGGGATTATAAAATGATAGAGAATGCAAATATGAAATGTTTTGGAAAATGGTCTTTTGAAGATATGGGATGTATGCAATGTACTCACGAATCTGATTGTTCTGCTAATAAAAGAGAAAATGAATTAGCTTATAAAAGAACTATAAAAGATTTTAGATGTTGGAATTGTTCTGATATAATAAAATGTAACCAAACAATTAAAAATTGTTTTGGTTTTATTAATAGAACATGTGATAATAGATGTAAATGTTGGTATGAATGTCAACGTAACCAATATTTAATATCAATAAAGGTTGAATGTATAAAACCAATCATAATGAAGACTGAGCATTATGAACCTTATAATTTTATTGAAGGGAATACTTATATATTTAGTATTACAAAAGATGGTATGTTATTATCAGGTGGAACTTATTATGATATAATATTAGGTAGAAAGAAACCTTATAATAAATTAAACATCTTTGATAAATATTTTAAAATAATTGAATAATTAATAAGAGGGATTTATCCCTCTTATATTTTATGTCAAAATAATTTGTAAGAGTTCGATCCTATAGTTGTATATTATACTAATGAATAATAAAAGAAATTATCAAAAATTAATATAGAATTATATAATCGAAAGGAAAGAATGTAAAAATGCACAAATATTATAGTGTAGAACAATTTTTAGAAATGCAAGATAAATGTAAAGAAAAGGTAAAGAAAATAGTAGAGGAAATACTAATAGAGAAAAAAGGTTTAGTTAATATAGACTTTGAAAAAGATGTATACAGAAGAATTGGTGTGATTTATAGATCGTCAACTGAAGATGAAAAAATACTTATTGATGATGTAATTAAAGAAGTAAGATGTATGATAGTTAAATTAAGAGAAGGTAGGGTGTTTTAATATGAATAAAGAAATAGTAATAATTAAATTGGTAGAAAAATATAGTAAGGATGATTGCTTATTAAGTACTATAGCAGATACATTAAAATCTTGTAGTAGGTATGTTGATTTAATAACACAACAAGAAGTATTAGTTACAGTAGAAAAATACAATATGTCTAAAGATGATTTATTAGAAAAAATTACATCTTTAGATAAACAAAGAAGAACTACACATAATGTTATTATAAGTGGGATTAAATTGATTAATAGATTATGTGTACTAAATAAGTTGGATAAATTCTATCAAGGAGACGAAAGTGATAGATATGAAATAGCAGATTTTGCAATGGAATTGGTAACGTCTAATTTTACAAATAGAAAAAAATAATAAGAAGGAGTACAAAATAATATGAAAAAAGAAATAGTAATAATGATAGAGAATATAGAAGAGGAATATAAAATAAGAATGGTAGATCTTTTTCTAGAGATTGAAGATATGGGATTTGAATGTAAAAAGATTATTTTATCACGTATTGATATTAATATATGGATAGGTAAAAAAGATTCTATATCTATATTATGTAATTATTTAAAAGATCATGGATGTAATATTATTCAGATCAAAAATATATTAAACGAATGGGGATTAGACGTATTAGAAAAAATACTAAAATCTAAGGAGAATTAACATGGGAGGAAAACGAATAGATGAAAAAAAGAATGATATCGAATTAGAGTTTTCTGATAGATTAGATTCTTTATATTTAAATTTAGGACAGGTAGCTAGAATGTGTAGGTTAGCTGCATTAAATAATAACAAAGAAAATATATTTATAGGAGAAGGTAATTTTACTAACTTCTGTAAACAATTAAGAGAAGCAGGATATAATTATATAGAGATTAATAAATATTTAGTTAAATGGAAAAATCAACTTTTTACAAAAATAAAATAAAGGAAAGGATAATATGAAATATAATAAGTATGAGGATAAGGATATTGATGCTAAGATATTAACGAAAAAGACTATGATATTGTTTGAGTATTTGTCAAATGGAAATGATTTAAAGGAGGTATTACCAGTCGTTAATAATTTTATATCTTTATGTAATGTAGTCTCTACATCTCAACGTTTTGATGAATTTTGTAGAAATGTAGATGAATCTGTGATATCAGATGATTCTATATTAAATCTTTGTTTATACTTGAGAAGAAATTGTTATACTCATGATACAATAAAAATAATATTAGAACAATGGAAAAATGAAATTAATGAAATAAAATATAGGAGTGAATTATTATGAAAAAAGAATTAACAATCGAGGATAAAAAAATATTAAAGAAAGAAGTTGAAATAGAGGTTAAATATAAATATGTTTTTGATTCTTTTAAAAATATTATATATAATCTTATAAACTCGCCATATTTAAACGATAAAGATTTTTCAATAAATACTTTTACAAATGATATAAGAAATAGAAATCATAGAGACAAAGAATTAATAGAATTTATTAAATTTTTAAGCAGTATAAATAAAAAACAAAAAGAAATAAAAGAAATTTTAATAGATTGGAAAGATAGAGTAGATAGTTATGAAAATGAATATACATGTGATCATCTTCCTTCTGATAGTTTAATCGAAATAAAAGATAATATATTTTTCTGTGAAAGATGTGGTAAAGTATTTGATATAATTCCACAATTACCTAATGAAGATATTAATAATTTCGTTGACAAGTTTAGTTCATTAATAAATGATATGAAGGGACAAGGTTATTATGATCCAGAAATAGGATTAATTTCAAATAGATATGGTGGTAAAGGAGTTATTTCTAGTATAACAGAAGATTCTATATTATCTCCTCATACAAATGATGGTACTCCAGTTGAAATAAACATGTCACTAAAACAAATTATGAACAGAATGACAGATGAAGAGTTTATAAAATTTACTGAAAATCTTTTCTTAAAAAATATAGAGGTTCGTAAATCTAGAATATTAAAAGAAAATTTACCAAGTTTTGAAATTGGTGAGAATAAAAATACAGAATATATACATGATCCTAATTCTCTAATAGCAAAATGTCTTCATGTTGAATTTCATAAAGATGGAAATAAAATGAATATGACCAAAATAAATGAAGATACATATAAATGTAATATATGTACAGAAGAGATATCTAGAGATATGTATAAATTATTAAAACTACGTTTTGAAACTAAAAGATAAATGATTGGGTGTATAAACACCCTTTTATTTTTTTATCTTTTTCTTCAGTTGAACATTTAGATAATTATGGGAAAGGAGGTTTTATAATGGGTAGTAAATTTATTAATAAAAAATATAATGATACAGTTACTAATTTAGTAGAAGGTATAAATAATAGATTAAAAAATCCCTATTATATATTTAATGATAGACAACCTACTATTACAGATTATTATAATCAATCAGAATTAGAAACATCATTAGATGAACATCTACAACAAGAGTTTGAAGATTTAGGGGATGAATCTCCTATAAGATTCAATAAAATAGAAGACTTAGTATTATATGGAATGCCAAAGTTAGAAGCTAATTATAATATAACAGAGAATGGTTTTGAATCAGATCAACTTCAAGGAGAAGCTATATTCCTACCTAATACTATAATACCAAAAAAAGGAGATTTCTTTAGAATAAAATATTTAAACCAACCTTTATTATTTAAAGTAATCAGTTCTACAATAGATACAATAGATAATCTTAGTAATATATATAAAATTCAATGGGTATATGAAAGACCAGATTGTGACGAAATAGAAAAACAAGTTGTTGACAACTTTACTTCTATAACAGAAAACTCGGGTACAGAATATAAATCTGTTATAAAGAATTCAGAATATAAATTTATAGAAAAGATAGATGAAGTATTAACAACTTTAAAAGAGTACTATAAAGTATTATTTTATTCTGATAGAGTACAGGCTTTTATTTTTTCATTTAAACATGATTTTTTCTATGATCCTTATGCAGTAGAATTCATAATTAAACATGATTTAATTAGTACATTAGACGATTATTTATACATTACACAACAATGTAGTTTGCATGAAACTTTTGTATTTGAATATGTAAAATCTATATTTACAGCTTTAGAAAAGAAAGATAAGAACCTTGGTAAATATAAAACGTTTTCTCAGGCTGAATTTATCCAAGATGTATTCGGAGTATTCTCTTTTAGATCAGAACCTTATTATAAAATTCTATATAGAGATTATATGTTTCCAAATAAGGAGATAATAAATTTCTTAGATGAAGATTTGATCGGTAGAATATCATCAAATACTTTATATAGCGAAGATGAATTAAATTATAGAAATATTATAATAAAACATTTTAATAATACTGATATAAAGTTAAATGATGTAGAATGTATCTCAAGTATGCAATATAATACAAGTGTTAATCTATTTTATGAGATAATATTTGTGATATATATATTAGAAAAGAATGTCAAAATATTATTAAAATAACATTGAAATAATACTATAAAATATAAGGAGGAATATTGTATGGATTTAGAAAGTATACTATGTTTAGAAGTAGCTGCTGATATATGTACAGAATCTATTGAGATGGATTTTAGTGTCTACGATTTTCAAATGCAAGAAAGAATGGATGATTTAGAAAGAAAAGGAGTGACATATTAATGAGTAATTCAGTAACAATAAAAAATGTAAATATATATCCGATAAAAGGACAAAAGGTTTATGAAATTAGCCCACCGTTAATTGGTATTTGTACAGACGTAGATTTAAATACTTTAATTATAAGAAGAATAATTAAATCTGGTCATAAGGTTGAGGAAAATTTACCAGATGGTAGAAAAATTGTTCTAAATCTTGAAAACTTTGAATGTGATAATACCGTAGAAAGACCAATTATGACTACTATCGTGTCATCTAATACAAATTCAGAATTAGTTGATAAATTGGTTAAATCTGAATCAACAATAAAAGAACTTAATGAAAAGATTGATAATCAAGAAGGTAATTATAGAGAGGCTGTAGCTTCTTATACATCATTACTAAATGCAGCTAAAAGTGAAAGTTTAGAAAAAGATAAAAAAATAAAAGAGTTAACAGAAGAGAATGTAAAATTAAAAGAAGAAGTTAACACTTATGAAGAATTATCAAAAGAAGAACCAATTAAATAAAAAATATAGAGCACATTAGTGCTCTATTATTTTATCTTATAAATGTGTATTGTCATCGTACATTAATAGTTATCCCCCTTTCGTTTATTTGGATAACATTAATGTTTAGTGTTTACCATATACTTCAACTCCTTTATAATATAATCATTTAGTGTTAAATTAAGATGATTATTATTGTTTATTCATAATTATAATATATAATTATAAATCGGGAGTTTTACAAAATCTTAATAAAATTCTATAGGAGTTAATTTCTTTTGTGTTTGTGGGAGTATTAAAGTAAAATTATATAATGCTTGTACTGTTTCATTACTAGATACATGAACATTCTTTCCACCTAAATCTATATAGTATCTTTTAGAATTTATATATTCATCTAATTCTTTATTAGATTCAATTGTATAAGCTACTTTAGCGGTTAACTGATCACCATCCACACATTAACCTATTGTGAACGCAACTTCACCAGAAGATTTTCATCTTCCCAGACTATATCATCCCTTATGGGCTACCTCTTTCGAATCTATCATAAGCTTATAGATCCTACTCTACTCAATATTAAAGTTATATTTATTTGATATTTCGGTATGAGATTCTTTTCTTTTTATCCTACCAATTATACTTCTTTGTTGTTGAAATTCCCCTGGTAGTTTCAATTCATCTATAATTGCTCTAGTTGAATATCCTTTAGATAATAATTTACAAATGTTTTCTACATATGGAAAGAAATCTATTTGAGGTTTCTTCTCTTTAAATTTATATAATGTGGATATATGTTTCCATCTTTTACCTTTAATAATATGACTTACATTAAATCTATTATTTTCAGTATTTTCCATATTAGATTTTATTAAAGCATTTCCATATGAATCTCCATCTTGAACATATTTGCAAATACTATGTACTTGTTCTTCTGTCCATTTACTCATACCATTATTTTCTCCATAAGTATTTTCTCCAGTACCCCAACCTCCATCTTCCTTGACAAATCTTGATTCAACATGTTTAGAAAATTCTCTATCTGTATCTTTATTTTGAAACTCATGTTCAAGATTTTCTAGTTGAGTACACCATTCTAAATTACCATAGAATGCATCTGATCTACATAAATTTTTATGGTTTACTTGAGTTTTATTTATTGGGTCTGGATTAAATACATACATGGTAGCAACCAAAATATGTACAAAGAAAGATTTTCTAGTAGAATCATTTAATTGTAAAGATACTGATAAATATCCATTAGATAGTGCTACCGATAATAAATTACCTTCTATATTTAAAAATCTACCATAATTACTTATCTTATAACCTGTTCTGATATTATAACATTGTAAATCTACCCATTGTTCTATAGGATTAGGATATTCTATTAATGGGTTTATACCTTGTGAGAAATCGTCTCTTATCATAAAACTTTTCATTTATTCTCATCTCCTTTCGTGTATATAATATATAACTTTAATATCTTTTGATAGTCGTTGAACGTTCCCTATACATCATCATATAAGGCTTCGATGCTGATTACCCAATTATTAATCATTCTCAAGCATTCACGCTTATAGTTTCCCATTACGTTGTAGCTGATTAACTTACAAGGGCGTTCCAGCAGTTAAGGTAGTTTTTGTTTCGACGCACATCGTCAAGAAGACTACAATGGTGAGGTTTATAGTCTCCTTCTACTTTTTTGAGATGCAAATTACTGATGTTTAAAGTATCTCTAAATCTAGATGATGTATTAGTACCTATATCTTCCTCTCTTATTTTTGGATAATAAGGATAGAATTCATTATTTATATAAATACCTTCTGTTTCTACTGTAGATGAAATTCTAATTTTATTTGGGAATTGACCGAAATAAGTATTCATAGGATATCTTGTTAATAATACATGTTTATCTTTAGACATTTCTACAGCAGCCATATAAAAAATATCACACCAACATAATCTTCTATGATAAATAGATGATACATCTTCTTTATCCATTTCATCTTTAGTATCTGTATGAGGAGCATTGTTACCTTTAAAGTACATATATCTCATTTCACCTGTAGTTAATTCTACTTCTATAGGAATGAATCTATTTGAATATCCATGTATAAATCTTTTCATTTGTTTTTTAATTACATCATCTGAAAATTGCACATAAGGATTCTTTACTTGTACTACTTTAGGATTACCCTTATCATCATATAATACTTTTTCATTAGTACCACCGAATTCATTTTCAAAGAATCTTCTACACCAGAATAATATATACGGATATAGATTTGCTAAGGCTGATGCTAACGGTAAAGCACAATGTCTTAAATCAACCATTAAATCATCTACTGATTCTACATTTAATTCAGGAGCCGATATAACTAATCTAGAAGAATAATCTGAAGTCTTTGCCATAACTGTTCTTTTTATGATTCCATATTTCTTTCCTAGATTTGGTTCTTGAGTAAACCAATCATATACTCTAACTAATAATTCCTGTATTCTTCCTATAGTAGCAGATGTCATTGAAAATCCAAAATCATCGGATTCTCTTAATGCAGCTGAGGCTATAATTAAAGAATTATATATCTTATTAATTTCTCCTACTCCTAAAGTTTTATTTCCAGTATTTACATCTCTATAGTATGCAGGTATTACTATATACTTATCTAAAAATAATGTATTATTCTTTTTATTTCTATTTATAAAATCTATATTTATATCTCTTTTGAGAGAGTCTGTAGATTTTATTTTTATCTTATCTATATTATTTTTTAAGAAGTCTACCCCATTTTCTCCATTCTCATCTTCTTCTAATTGTCCTTGAGAATTAATCTTAAAATTCTTAGTCCCATGAACACATTCTTTTATTTTTCTATCCATTCTACACCATATTTTATATGATAATGGATCTATGAAATTTTTGTGTAGGTCAATATAGGCAAATATATTGGCTCTTTGATCTTTAGATAAACCAAAAACTTCATTAGATAATAAACCGTCTGATGTAGGTACTCCATTACTAAAAAAATATATAGGATTGGTAATCTGTTTTAAATTATTCTCTTTAATTAATCGACTAGGACTTAATGTCTCTAACTCTAAATGTTTCATATTAAAACTCCTTTCTCATTTTGATATAAAAAAGGGATCAGGTTATACACCTGATACCTCTTTCATTGTTATTCCTATAGTATCATTATTAATGTTAAATTCTACCTGATATTTTTTATCATATACAGATGATGCATTGATTACAGGTATTGATTTGGTCTTCTTTTTTAATTCAAAATATATAGAATCATCAACTATATTTATGTTTTTCATATTAAAGTCATTAAATAAAGAACAGACTCCATATGATGTCATAATAGCTTCATAATTATTAGCGAAATATTCACAATCGTTAATATTATTAGATTCTATGAATTTCATTCTATCCATTACCATGTCTCAGATCATCTCCTTTTATTTTTAGATTGCTTTCCCTTAGGGGTAGAGGTATTACCAGCAGCAGATCCCATAGCTGCTAATAATGATGCTGTACATCCCATAGCTTCAGCTTCTAATTGTTTTTGTCCTTCACCAGTTAGCATCTTTTCATAAATATCCATATAGATTTTATGAAATAACTTATTTCTCATGTTTTCTAGTTCTGTAAAAGAAATCTTCTTATAATGATTGATCATTATAATCTTATCTATATACTTCCTAGTTGAGCCACCTGATGTTGCGTAAAAAGGAGATCTTCTGCCGACATTTGATGTTCTGGTTCTATATAATTACATTTAGGACATTTACTTTCAGGTATTTTATATGTAATACCTTGTTCTTCTTCACTTGCTTCTTTATATATGTAAGATAATAAAGTTTGAAATTGTGCAGTATTTAATTCTTTAGTTATAATCAAACCGTATTTTCTTATCTTGTTTTTAAGAACTTTTCTTGCTTTTTCCCTATCATCTTTTTCAACGTCAATTGTCAAATCTATAGGTCTGAATTGTTCATTTTGTCTATCTATAAGATATATAGTATCTACATAAGTTAATATATTTATTATACTACTATATTTCTTTCTAAATTCAGGTTCTAGTAAATAAGGCTCAATATTATTTTTCCAAATAGAAGGTTTCTTTAATTTAAATAAATAATCATCTGATATTTGATAACCTTTACCCTCTATTTTGTATGGAGAATCATCTGGATTATTTAATATATCATAATATTTAGCTTCTGCTTCTGGAGAATCAAATTTCATCATATTCTTAATAGGAATATATTTATTTAAATAAGGTGCTTTACAATGATCACATTGAGCTGCTAATATATTACTATCTTTAAATGAACTTATAAATCCACCCATATAAATATGATTCAAATCCACAGATAAAGTATTCTTTAACCATGTAAATACATCAACAGGTTTAGTTCCTCTTAAATGATCATATAATATTTTAAATTTCTTAATCAATTGTCCATACTCTCCACCAGTCTCTAATTCAGCTACTAGCTCATTTACTTCGAAACCTTCTAATTCTTCCATAGCAAATATTCTTTTTGAGTTCCATAAAACATGTTCCTCAATATCTTTATGTCTTGTAGAAGAAGCATTGTTAATATTAACAGGTTTTCCAAATCCAAATTTACTTATATCTATCGGATTCTTAATAGGTTTCAATGATGCTTTTATATCAGCTCTCATTGCTTCAAACATTTTATCTAATTCTTCTGTAGTAAATTTTAGATCTTTTTCTATTTGAGCTTCTTCATCTTCATCATCTATTTTAATATAATCAATATCTTTTGGAATTTCTTTTTCATCGAAATCGTTTTTATCAAACATTTCAGAATTTATTTTAGAAGCATCTTCTAACGATAAATTGGCACCACTTTTCATAACTGTATTACTATTAGATTCAATCATTTTTATAGGACTTACAAACTCTTTTTCATTAGGGTCTGGTATAACACCATGTTCATTATATATAACTAATTTTTCTTCTACTACATCATCTATAACTATAGATGATTTTATTTCAACTGATTCTTTTTCTTGATGTATTATTAGTTTTTCTTCCATATCATCATCTCCATATTCCATTGATAATTCGGGTATATCTAAATCGTTATCATTATAAGTATTTTTTAATACACCACTTTCTTCCATTTGTCTTCTTTCTATTTCTTCTTGTTTCAATTTATTGAATACAATCTTTTCTTCTTTAAGTGCATTTATTCTATTATCTATCAAACTCATAATATTATTTTCAGATTCTATATTTTTCTCTTTTGCTTCTTTGGATTGCTCTTCCCTTTTGCTCCCCTCTACTATTTTTTTGATTTTTGTCATATCCACTTCTTCATATTTAGTATCTTTTTTTCTCATTTGATTAAGTGTACTTGGTTTTTCATTCATTTATATTACCTCCTATTTAATCATTTCATCTAATGATAATGTTTTGCTTGTATTATCTGATATTAAAGAATAGATAGTATTTTCTACTTGTATATCTATAAGTATTATTTTTGATTTCTTTTCTTTCTGGGTTATATTTATACTTACATTTTGTAACATAGGTAAATATTGTGCTATTTGTTTTTCAGCATTTAATTGTAACGCAGGTATATCATCCATCCACATATTTCTGTAGTTTTTGTATAATCCTATACCCATATTAGGGTGAGTTTCTATATCTCCAGGGTTCATTAAAAATAATCTAATTAATAATATAGCAATAGCATTTTCACCTTCAAATACTTTAGGGTTTTTGTAATCATCTAATGATAAGACATATTCTCTTATAGCCACATATAATCACCTCTGATATATTAAATTTAATTATAAGTTTAACTTATAAAAAGATACATAATGTAAATATAAAGATTTATAATTATATATTATACTTATGAATACATAATAAAATATTTTAATTAAGAGGAGAGATTTAAAATGATTGCATGATGAAATTCAAAAAGTGATAGCTAATTCATATTCAAATTATTTAGGAGGAAATTTATATTTATTTGGTTTATTTACAAAAATAGATAATCTATATGTAGAAATGTTTGAATTATTCTATGATACTAACATAACAAACCATATTGATAATTGTTTGGATAATAATTTATCTCAAAAACAATCAATAGAATCTATGGTAGATGGTGTCATTAATAATGAATTATTTGAGAATAAACTGAAAGGCTTTAAATTAGATCATATTAAAATAAATAATATAATAAATGTGTATAATGATGTGCTTATTAATTTACCAGAAGAAAAGTGTTTAATAGAAAGGAAAGATATTAAATTATTAAACGACTATTATTATGTCAAAACAGTCTATTCAAAATTGATAGAATCTTTGAATAAAATAAAAGGAGGAGAAAAACAATGAGTCAAACAATAGTCATTGTTAAAGGTGGAGAAAAAGTCAATGATCTTTATTGTGAAAATAGAAGAGAATTTGTAGATGAAATTTATTTTACTACATCTGTTACAGATATTATTTGGTATCAAATAAAAGGGGTCGTAATAAATATTGATACATATGATAATGATGAAGATTTAACTGATTCTTGTTTACAAATAATAGATCTAGATAAGAAAGATGAATTATTACAATTGATAAAAGATTATGATAAATCTAAATTAACAGAAGCAGATTTATTTTGGTTATTGGAATTAGAAACAGTATTAAAATCTAATGACTATGATTATTTACAAATAAGTATTTAGGAGAGGATTAAAATGAAATTAAAAGATATGAAATTTGGTATTAAGGTAGATAATGATTGGATTGAATGTGTAATTGGAAATAGTATTTATTATTCAAATAAATTAAGTATAAAATTTGATATTGAGGAAATTCTTGATATTCTTAATATTATAAGTAATTATTATAAATATACTAAAATAAGTTTTCATGTAGATGAAAACTGCCTTGGATATAAAATAACACATGATACTATTAGTTTATTGGCTGTAGAAATAAAGCCAGATGAAGAAATGATAAGTTGGATAATTAAAAATAAATCTAATGAATCTTATAATATAGAGATTCTATATAGAGAGCCAACTGTAATGGGGTTTCCCAATTTTATAAAAGAAAAGAAGAATACAGATAAGATTAAAGAGGAGACGATTAAAATGAAATTAAAAGAAATAATGTTTGGTATTAGATTTAGATCTATAAAGAGTGAATGTAACTGGCTTAAACGTTTTGATAAAGATGAAGTACTTCCATTGATGTTTGATATTCATATGACATTATACTCTTATAATGAAATAAAAGTATTTTTATCATTATATAATGAAGATGATATTGATATATGTTATGATGAAGATTGTGTTGGATACAAAATGACCCATAAAGATAGTAATTCAATAACACAATTAAGTACTAGAGAATTAAAAGATCTATTTGATTTAGAATATGAAAATAATATACTTGAACCCATATACAATAATGAAGAGATGAAAAGTGATAATAAAATGAAATTAAAAGACATGAAATTCTGTATTAAAAATATAAAAATAGATAAATGGGTTGGGAAGATAAAATATCACGAAACCATAGATCATGTAATAGAATCAATAACATATGTCGATGATTATGAACATGAATATAATATTGATGAAATATTTGAAATATTTGATACTCAATCAGATATATCAGATTTTGAATTATATTGTGGTGAAAAATGTATTGGATATAGAATTACCTACGATAATAGTACACATAAATTTACACCTAGCAATTTAGTAGAGTTAGTCAGAATAAGTAAAGAACAAATATTAAATTCAACCTATAAAGTTGAAATTGAAGTATTATATAAATGTGATATTATTTATGAAAATAAAGAAATAGAAGGAGATAATATTATAGACGAAATTAAATATATTATTATGATAAAAACATGTTGCGATGATTGGGAATTTATTGGATATGAAGGGCAATATTCTTATTATCCAAGGAAAAAAGATATTATTAATGCTAGAAAATTTAATAAAGATGATATTGATGTTCATCTAGGGAGAATATTATCATATTGTATGAATTTAGAACCTATAGAAATAAAAATACTAAAATATGAAAATAATGGTAATTTAATAGCAAAACAATATAAAGAATTTAAAATTGATGAAGAAGAATTTGTATATAAGAATGATCCTATTATAAAACATATTGTAGATTATTATCAAATAGTGCATAAAATAAAAGATTATTCGAAAATAGGTATGTTCCTAGATAGTATATATAATATAGCAATTGATGATAAAAACTATTTTTCAACATTTATAATAGCTTTATTTGAAGGTTTTCATCCTAAAATAACTCAATATCAAACAGATAAAGATTGTGTTTATAGAAAAATAAAAAATATGGATTTTGATATAGATGATATAAATAAATTATTTGAACAATCTCCATTAGAATTAAAATTACTAACAGAAATGTACAATTATCAAAATCAAGAATAATAAAATTAAAGAGGGTGTTTTGCATCCTCTTTCTTTTTTGAACTTTAGAATAAGAGGTGATTAATATGCCAAGATATAACGCTAATGAAATTGTAAATGAATCAAGTAAATCAAATGAAAAACATTTATATTTTCTATCTAAAGATAATATGGATAATAAAACATTATATCCTAGAGTACCTGAGAATTATTTCACTAAGAATGGTCATGAAGATAATGAAACTAAAAGAGTTTGTTTTGCTACTTCTATACATAAAGCATTGATGGCTATTTCTATGAGAATGAAAGATATGATATTATATGTACATGTCCCTAAAACTATGAATATAGAGACATATAAACCTACAACAAAACAAGTTCCTGATTGTAAGATAACTGGAGAAACATGGGTTACTCATCCTATAGGACTAAAATGTATAGGGAAAATAAAAGTAATAGATGATTCTGGAAAAGATGGTCATAAATTTAAATACGGGGATAAAGAAGCTGAATTGTATGATTGGGACTGGGAATGGATTGAGAAGGATAAAGATATTATAAAGGAAAGATCTATAGTGAAAGAAAATCTATTAATTTCCGATAAAGATTTTTCAAATAATTTAGAGAAATGGGAGGATAGTAATTATCCAGTTTTATTAATCACAGGTCTATCGGGCGGTGGAAAGTCTACATTAGCTAATCAATTAGCTAAAGAATATAAAGCTGATGTAGTAGAATTAGATCAATTAGAATATAATCATAATAATTCAAAAAATAACTTTCTTAAAAAATTTATGGAAAGCGACTCAAAATATAATCAATATAATCATATAAGTGAATATTGGAAAGACAAGAATGATAATACAGATAAAGATAAATTAATAAAAACAGTAAAAGAATATATTCATTTCTGTGTATCTTATGCTTTAAAGAACAATATTAAAACTATAATAGAAGGTATACAAATATATCAATTAATGTATACTAAAGAGGATTTGATTTATATGACTGATAAACCTATAATAATTATGGGGTCATCTCCTCTAATATCAAAATTAAGACAATTTAAAAGAATAATAAGTGGAGGTAACGGTGGACAAACATTAAAAACACTTATTCAAGATAATAATTATTTAAGTGATTTTAGAAATGACATAAAATCTACAATAAAAGAAACAAAGGAGGATGATGAAATGGGTATTAGATTTAATTTAAATGAAAATAAAGAAATTATAGTAAGACCACAATATGAATTATGTTTATTAGAATCAGGAGTATCTTATCAAAAGAAATATAAATGTCCTTATTGTGAAACTAGATTAGATAGACAAAAACTTATAACTCATATTTTAGATGAGCATGAAGATTTCATACCAGAAAATTATACTGCTACTAGAATTGTATTTAATATAATAAATAAAAAAGAAAAAGGTAGTTGTGTTATATGTGGTAAAGAAACTTTATGGGATGAGAATAAAGCTAAGTATGATAGATTCTGTTGTGAGAAATGTGTACAAGATTATAGAAAACAAAGAGATGAAGCTATGATACGAACAAAAGGTAAATTATATGTAACAGATGATCCAGAATTTCAAAAGAAGATGTTAGCTAATAGAGGAATATCTGGAGAATATATATGGTCAGATGGAATAAAGAGAACTTATACTGGTAGTTATGAAAAGAAATTATTAGAGTTCTTGGATGAAGTAATGGGATTTAAATCATTGGATGTTATTACACCAGGTGATACAGTTTTATACGAAGATAATGAAGGTAAAGAACGTGCTTGGATATTGGATGTAACGATTATTCCTTATAATTTACAAATAGATGCTAAAGATGGAGGGGATAATCCTAATAATAGAGAGATGCCTGAATATAGGGCTAAACAAACATCAAAAGAGAAAGCCATATTTGAACAAGGTAAATATAATTATCTAAGACTTACTAATAATAACTTTGGGCAATTAATAAATACTCTGGCTCAAATTAAATTAAATCTATTAGATAATAAACAAGATAAAATATGGCACGTAAATGAATATATGGCTATGAGTGGAGTTAATCCTGTGGTTACTAAAACAGCAGATTCTAAACCAGTATCTTACATAGTTCCTTGTATGATTCAAAATTCATTTGTAGAGCCATTATATTCTAGAGATCAATATTTAGAAAAATTATATAGAATTGTAGATGGTAAATTAATATTAACTAATAGATCTGAAGTTAAGAAACAATTCGATGTATCTACTAAACTATTAAAATCTAGTGTAGCTGATAAAGTAAAAATCGGTATAGATGAATTAATTACTAAAGAACAATATGTAGATCATAACATGATGTTTGAAATGTTAACAGGTCATCAATTATTAGATAAGAATCAATATTTCTTTGACGAGAATTTAGAGGTGGAATTGGAGGGTTTTTATAAATCTAAAATAAGAAGGGATATTATAGAAGCTACTTTTTCAAATCTTCTAAATCAATATAAAGTATCTATTTGTGAGAATGCTCATAATATTAAATATAAAAATTTGACAATATTAAGAGATAATAAAGGATTCTATGCTTATAATGAAGAAACGAATAAAAGAACTGGAAGTTATGAATTAATAAACGAGATACCAGATGAAGTATTGGATTTATTGAATGATGATGATTTCTTAGATACAGATGATGATTTTAACTTTGAAGAAATCAGTTAGAATATATTTGTAAATAATTGGATTTATAACCATATATTATATACTTGAGAGAGAAGGGGATATAATATGGATATTTATATTGGTCAAAGGGTTATAAATCCAGTATACAAACCATCAGATATTATACATAATAGAAAACGAATTTTAACAAAACATAAAAAGAAAGAGGAAGAGATACAAACAAATTTTCAAAGTATTTTAGATGAATATAAAAAACGGGGGAGTGTAAAATGAAAGAAAAGAAAGATAAGTATTTCGATTTAAAGATTCATTTAAACAATTTTAAAGGAAATAGTGGAATAGATATCGTAAATAAGATTCAACAAATTTTAAAAGATAATGGTATAAATCCAAATTCTATATTAATACAAGATACAGAAAATTATAAACATCAAAAGTTAACATTATCAAATATGTGTAAATTCTTTGGTTTATCTAAATCGGAAATTTTAGAATCTAGAAAAATAAATTGGTTTAAGATATCTGAACATGCTCAATTATCTGAAGGATTTATTAGATTTGCAGATGATAAATTAGATTGGGATTGGATTTGTTATAGGGTTAATAAAGATGAATTAAAAGTAGGGAAAGAATTTAAAGACATATATCAATATAATTTTGAAGAATATGAATATTCTTATGACGACGAAATTCCAGATAGTGGTGAGACTAGATTAAGTGGTGATATAAATAAAATGAATAAGAAAAAAGATGATTGTAAACCTGATATATCTAATCATCACAATAGAGGAATGAGATCACCTTATGATAGTGGTCTTCCTTTTATACCACCCGATAAACCATATTTTAAAGATGTACCAGAATTTAAATTGCCACCATTAACATTCTTTGAAAATAAACCAGAATTTCAAGGTTCTTATATAGGAGATCCAATGGGAATACCATCCTTTATTCATCCTATGGATGGTAATGTACCTTTGGATATAGAAAATATGTCGGAAGATGAATTAAATGATCTTAAAGAAGATCTAGCAAAACAATATGGAATTCCTCCAGAAGCAGTTGTAATAAATTATATTGATCCTAATACAGGAATAAATCATGAGAATATAACTAATAATCCCTATTACAATAATCCAGAACTAGCTAAAGAAGAAAATAAAAAACAATTAATGAAAACTTATATAACCATGGATAATTATAAAAAAGAATTATTAGATATGAATCATTATGATTCTAATATGTGGTCAATGATATCTAGAAAACTTTGGTTATCTCCAGAATTTGTAGATCATTTTAAAGATAAAATATACTTTGCAGGATTAGTAAATGAAAATCCTCATTTTGTAGAGCTAATGAAGTGTGACTGGTTCTTCGATAAATATATAGATACTTTTAAAGAATTAAAAGTTGTACAAAATGTTATGACAAGACATTTAAAACCTGAATTTACTGTAATAGAAGGTGGATTAAAGTTACCAAAAAGTGAAATGTAAAGGGGGTGTCGTAAATGAAGAAGATTGTAAAAAGTAAAGATGATGTTATAGAAGGATTGGGTTATATAATTAAAAGATACAATCAATTAAAAATCAAAATTAATAAAAGTTCTGCTTACACAAAAGAAGAGACAGAAGAAAGACTTAAATTGTTACATGAAAGAGATATCTTAAGTAATATATTATATGAACATTTTGATTTACAAGATCATGAATTAGATGATGAAGATAATGAAATAATTATAGAATGATTATTATAAATAAAAGGGATTTAGTTCCCTTTTATTTTTTATCGAAAAACATTAGACTAATAAAAGGAGGGGTTTAGATGATGATACCTGAAATATTAACATTAGAAATTTTAGAAGAAGCTATAAATAATCCATCAGAAGATAATATAAGTGATAATGGAACTATTGATGTATTCTCTACAATAGAAGATCTACCGTATTATGATGCAAGTGCTCTTATAGATATGGGAGTGTACAATATTACAAGTTCTAGTAATTATTTTGATTGTCCACCAGATAATTATATTATAGGAGAAGATATAAGGACAAGCCAATGGTTCGAACAATATAAAATGTTATGCAATGGAATTATAACTCAAGAGTATTTAGATTTGTCTATAGATAGATTAAGAAAATTACAAGAGTTGTATTTAGATTATGACAGTATAATCAAAGAGGGTTCTATATCTCGAATTAATGCTAGAAAACAATCAATATTAGAATTAGGACATAATCCTGAAATATCATTTAATTTGAAGATTAGAACTAGAATCAATGAAATGAGAAGAGTAGAGTTATCTTCTAAATTAGAATCATTTGAAGAAGTAATTGCTGAAGATATAAATTGTAGAGATTATTTAACAGAATCAGTACATAAAATAAAAGATAGTGTTGTATATGTTGTCTTAACATATACTGGAACTACATTTGGTAAGATAATATCTAAAGTTACAAACTGTAAGTACTCTCACGCTGGTATATCTTTTAACAGTGATTTATCAGAGGTTTATTCATTTAATGGTTCAACTAATGGGTTTAGTCATGAATCTATCAAAAAATATATGAGTGAGAGTAAAGAAGCTAGAATAGTTGTTTATGGGATTGTATTACCTAAATTTAAATTAGACACAATGAAGACCACTGTTGAGACTATTAAAAAAAGTGATTATAGTTATAGTTTCTTAACTGGTTTAACTGCTGTATTAAATAAACCAATGAAACGAAATAATGCTATGATTTGTTCTCAATTTGTAGATTCAATACTTAAGTCTGGTAAAATAAATATATTAAAAAGAGATAGTTCTGTAGTTTTACCATCACATTTCTATGGTACTAAGAGTAAAAGAATGATTAAATTATTTGAAGGTCCAATGATTGATTATAATAGTATAAAGGCTGCTTCTTTAATAGGTAATTATATAGAAAAAAATCCTGTAGAAGAATCTGTAGTATTAGAAGTAAAAGAGTTTCCTGCTGGATTTGATGAAGATGGTAATCTGTTAATAAAGAATATGAAGAAACTAGATTATAATTTAGAATATTCCAAATCCCATAAACTATTAAAGAGTTATGAAAAATCTGAGAACTATTATCCTATGGCATATGAATTAAGCAAGTTGTGGTTTATGAATAGTTTATTAGAGGAGAAGATTTATAATGGTAAGATTAAACCAGAAGAAAAGAAAGATTTATTCACTATACGATCTAAAATACTTAATGATTTTAATAGATATTTACCTATATTATGTGAGCATGAGAAAGGGTTTAATTTTACTCATTATTATAATGATACTCCTTTCTCGGATTCGGTATATAAAATAAATCATAGCACTATAAAATATAGTATAGATTTGTTAAAGAATATAAAACTATTAATGTTGTAAAAGTTCAATTATTTGATTATATATTATAAGTATGAATAACATATTGAAGTTGATTAATTTCAACTTCATATTTTATATTAAATTACATAGAGGAGAGAAATAAAATGGATAATAAAATTGAACAAGAGGTAATTTTAATGGAAAATGAAATGGAAAACAATAGAGTCTTAAATGAAAACCTAATAGAAATAGACAGAGCATTTCAACAACAACAAATAATGGATATGCAAATTAATTTAGGATTTGGAATGGTATTTTAATAATAATAAAGAGGAGCGAAATAATATGAAATTAAGTATAGAAGCACAACAAAAAATAATGAATATCATGAGTATAAAATATAGTATATGTAGTTTAGAAGACTATAGAATCGTTAATATAGAAATATTTACAGAAGATGATAAATCTATGGTAGACTTAAATTTTGATACTTCTTTGATTACAAAAGATAATATTGAATTTATTAAACTTATATTAAATAATATAGAAAATAATATGGATACTTGGGAAAAATTATATGATACTAAGAAAATTAAAAACTATTCTATAAATTTTGAAAAAAGATGTTTCGGAGTTGTATCTAATAATGAAGAAAATTTATCCATCAATGATAATGATAAAATTTTAGAAAGATACATAACTGATAATGAAAATGAAATTATATTAGAAGAGACTTTATCGTTAAATTATCTTAGAGAAGGTATGAAAGAATATATCAATGGAATACTATTAGAAATAGTTGCGGTTGTAGAATCAGAATTATAAAATGAGTAGAACTGGATTTTTCCAGTTCTATATTTTACGATAAATAATATAAAGGTGGTAATACTAATGAATACAAATATTGTAAAAGTAACAAATAATATATTAACAACAATGGGGTTAATGAATAAGAGTAAATACTCTTTATTTAAAGAAGAAAATGACATGGTATTAGAATTAGAACCAATTATAGATTGTCATATAGGAATTAACTTAGAAAGTATTAATAATGAAGCTAAAGCTTTTATTAAACTTCTTACAGATTCTATATCATTTGATGATGATAATTCATTATTTGAATTATATATAGATAATAAAATTAAGAATTTCTTCGTTGATTATAATATAGGATTAATATATATAATTAATAAAGAGAACACAATTCATTGTGCATATGAATACGGTATTGAAGGTAAAGATTATATTACATTTGTAGATGAATCAAATGATTCAATATTATATTTTGAAATAGCTAGTCATTTAAGTAAAGATATAATAATACAATCAGCAAGACAAATAATAAATTTAATTTAAAGGAGAGAATAATAATGGTAAATATATTTACACTAAACTATGCTAATGATTGGATAATTGAAGAGGAACATGATATGATTAAAATTAAACCTAAGGATTTTAATCCTATAAAAGCTGACTTTATAATTTCTAAAGAATATAAATTAATACCAATTCATATGAGAGAGATTGTAGAGATTCTGTATAATTTTTGTAATATACAAAGATTAAATAAAATGATGACTAAGGATTATCTTAAAAATATAAAATTAGTATCAGACACATTAATATTCTCATCAGAAAATATTATATTTACAATTATAAATAAAGAAAAAGGAGTTGAGATTCTTGTATTAGATAAAGATGAAAATTTGATACTAAATATATTATGTCATGAGTCTTATATAACGGAAGAAGATTATGATGTTATATATGAAACTTGTAAAGAGATATTAAAGAAATTATTATAGATGGGTTGTATAAAACAACCTTTTCTTTTTTATATAAAAAATATTATAATTATATATTATAGTATTGGTAAACAGAATAAATATATTAAGGAGATTGATAAAATGAAACAATTTATGAAAAGAGATAAAGAATTAAATAATGAAGTAATGGATGAAATACATAATAATTTTATAGCATATGATTTTACAAGACCACAAATAATTCAACCACAAAATATTAGTAATGGATATGAAATGTGTCTGAATAATAGTTTCATTAATCTAGAAGTTACAGAAGAAGATATATTAGACAATAAAGAGATAAGAAAGAATATGTTAGATAGAACTTCTGTTCTCGATAAAATTAAAGGTTTAGTTTTAATATCTAAATTAAATTATTGTACACTAAGAATGGTGTCAGAGTATTTTGAGATAGACTATCACACATTAGATAAATGTATTCAAAGAAATGAGGATGAATTTGATAATGGTTTGATTAAAAAGACTGGTAGAGAGATTATAGAATTGATAAATAATTCTGTTTCATCGGACATTAAGTCCGTTCAAAAATCTAATAATGATATAAATACACATAGAGGTGTTTTACTTACGATAATGAAAATTTTAATAACAAATCCAACACCTTATTAAATAAAAGAGTTATATTAAATATTGCTATGTTATTAAGAGATTCTGGAGTAGCTAAATATATAAGAAAAATGTTATTAGATAATACAGAAAATTGTCAATATAATAATTTATTACCTCAGGAATATTCTAATGAATTGATAGAAAGTATACAAATAATTAAAGCTGGATTAAGAATGAATAGAACTTTATCTGATATTGAAATTGCTTATAAAAATGGTATAATAGATCAAAAAGAATATGTTTTATTAAAACAAGATCAAAATACTATTATTTAAATAAAAATAATAAGAGAGATTAATTTATCTTTCTTTTAATATATTACTTTTAAATTAACTTAAATATTGTATATAAAATAAAAGAACGGGGGATATTAAAAATGGGAATTTTATGTGATCAAGAAATAATAAAAGCTGTGGAAAAAGGATATATATATATTGAAGGGTTCAATCCAAACAGAGAATATGATGGTAAAGGAGGATATAACGGTAGACTTGGACCTAATAGCTATGATTTAAGTTTAAATGAAAAAATATTAATATATACAGATATTCCATTAGATATGAAAAAGAAAAATGAAACTAAAGAATTATTTATTCCAAAGGAAGGTCTAATATTATATCCAGGTAAATTATATTTAGCTATGACAAATGAATATACAAAGACTGATAATTATGTACCTATAATAGAGGGTAGGTCATCTGGTGCAAGACTAGGTATTCAAGTACATTCAGCTGGATTTGGAGATAATGGCTTCAGTGGCAGATGGACATTAGAGATAACTGTGGCTCACCCAGTAAGAATATATGCAGGTGTCAATATATGTCAAATATATTTTCAAACACTTAAAGGAAAATCTAACAATAAGTATAATGGAAAGTATAATGACTCTAAAGATGTATTGGCTACTAAAATGTATGATGATGAGATATTTCAAACTGTTAAAGATCTAAATAGAGTATCAGTATCAGATAAAAGCATTTCATCTATGTTACGAAAAGATGATTGTCCTAAAAAATTTGATACAACAGATAATGATAATTTTTCTATAGACTTTAGTATAAAAGGTGAGGGTGCAATATCCAAATTCATGGAACAATATAAATCCGAAATGATACAAGGATTTATAGATAATGAAAAACATAATAAATTATTAAAAGACCAAAAGAAAAAAGAACCTATTAAGTCAAATCCTTTAGGTTTCGAAACATTCTTTTATGGTGTAACACAAAAACCTAAATGGTTTAAAGCTGTTACAAATGTTAAAACTACAAAAGAAATAGAAGATGAATGGGTTGATAAAAGTGATAAACCTTTTGCAAATATTAGTAAAAGACTTAGTGATATAATTTCAAATCTAGAGACATCGATTAATGAATCTAATGCTCCTGTATCTTATAGATTACAAGATCATGATACATCTATAATGGAATTTGTAGAACCAACAGGTGATATATTACCATTCATACTTGAAGCTGCTGGAGTGAATCGATTATTTATACAAGAGTTAGCCCAACAAGATGATAAAAAACAAATAAAAGAAATCAAAGATATGATACATGAAAATATAGAAAGATATAAAGCTTATGGTACAACTAAATTTGATGTAAAAGATTTGTTAACAGGGAAAGACATAGTTCTTGATATTTCCAATATTACATATAAAGATATAACTATATTATTGACAAACAATCAAACATTTGTAATTCAATTTACTGATGATAATATAACTGTAAGTCTAAAAGATTTTCTATTATCAATAGTTGGTTGAATTAAAAGGGGGATAAACATAAATGCAAATTTATAATGGAGATAAATTCTATTACAAGCATTCTAATAAAGATGAATTAAATTTTAGAGTAGTTAGAATTAAAAATGAAAATACTTTTAATTGTCTAAGAAATGATGGTAATTTAATAAAGATAAGTAGACAAGATTTAGAAGATAATTATATCAGAATAACACCACATGGTACTTTATTTATATCTATTGTAGATATGGGAGATAGACTACAAGATGTTATTCTATCTTTATTTAGAATGCAAGACTTTAAAGAAAAAGCAAATACAGAACCTTGGTGTGTGTGTAGACAACATATATCTGACATATTCTCTGAGACTATGAATAACAATCCTTATCTTAAATATTCAGGAGTTTCTTTATCTCATAATACAATACCAGAAGGTCAAGAATTTCAAGAAGTATTAGCATGTAATGGTATTTTGGATACTAAAAAATATAGTGTATACTTAGATGATACTATGGAAGATATCTTATATCTAGTGGATAAAAAATATAGAGTAAGATTAGATGATGTATTAGGAAATCTATATTCTAAAATGAATGATGATTTTCATACTGGGTATAATGAAACTTTAGTAGACTTGATTGATAATAATGATTTTGTGTTTGATTATCTAGAAGCATGGGGAATTCAAAGAGTTTCATTTAAGGTTACTGAATTTCCAACTGAAGAATTATTACCTAATCATAGATTTGAGGTTGAAGGTATTACTTCTTGTGAAATGTTAAAAACATATGTAGTACCTTTTGATTATAAAATAAATATAAGTCAAATAAAAAGAAGTCACCAATTTATATGTGATGTAGAAAATAAGATATATATAATTGCATATGATAAAGGAGAACATCTAACAGAGTCCTTTAAATCTGCTATAAAAAGAAACAATGATATTTATAGTGTATTAAAGAAGGTTAAAGAAAATAATAAAAAACAATAGACCAAACTATAATATAATTGTATATTATATACATGAAACAAAATAAAAATATATGTGATTATTTTATATTAGTTGATAATATAAAATAAGGAAGGAGTTATTAAAATGGATGGATTTACAGGTGTACAAGGAATGCAATCAGCAAAGTCAATGATCGAAAATTATGAAAACACAAAGTTGGGGTTTGCTCCTAAAGGTGGAACTCAAGCAGGTCAAGGACAACAATCAAGTAGAGATAAATTTAGCTTTACTTTTGAAAAGGAAGAATTTATCGGTACTCAAGAAACTTCTATTACAACTACAATTGCTTTAGGTCAAAAGATTAGTAACTATTTAGGAAAAGTATTTTCAGATTTAGCAGGTGCTATAATTGTTCCAGATCAACATGGTTTACCAGAATTAGTATTATACTTTAGAGATGTTCCTGCAAGAGAAGGTAGAAAGAAAGGTATTATACTATTAAAAGATAAATTAAATGAAGGAGCTAATAACAATTATTCAGCAGGTGCTCAACAATTAATGACAATGAGTACACTTTATAAAACTAATAGAGTTTACGATCTAACAGAAGATGCTAGAGATGGATTAACTAGATTCATGTTTAAAGATGGAAATAACAACATCAACTGGAATCAAAGAATCACTGAACAATATGCAAATGGTGTTAATGGTGAAATATTAGTTAAACTAAGAGGTTTAAACTTGGTAGAGTTTGCTAAAGCGATATTCGGATATAAATACCAAACAGAACTTAATGGTGAAAAAATTATGAATTACTATGATTATGCAATCAATCTTATTTCACCAATATCAACACCTTATACAATGAATGTCTATAATAATGGAAGTAGCTTAACTGATTATGCTATATCTATTGCAAGGATAGATAAAACTGAATTAGATAAGGTAGCTAAGATATTTGGACAACCAACAACATATGGTACTACACCAATGTGTGCACCACAAGACTAAATATAATAATTTAAAATAATATATAACTACATAAGGGGGATTAGGTTCTCCCTTATTTTTTATATTAAAATTAGGAGGAAATTAATATGGCTTTTAAAGGTGATTATAGTTTTAAACTAGGACAATTAAACGAGGTATTGGAAGAAAAGAATAATACATTCAAAGCATTAAGAACAATATCACATAATGGGAAAGCAGAGGTTCTTGATATTAGAACATGGTATATAAATGGAGAGGGACAAGAAATAATGGGTAAAGGTATTTCATTATCAGATGAAGGTGCTGATAATCTTGCAGTATTCATGGTAAGAGAAAAATATGGTGATACTAAAGAAATAATAGAAGGATTAAAAACTAGAGAAGATTTTATTCCATCATTAACTGCTGTACTTACTCATCAAGAATTAGAATCAGTAGGAGTAGATATATCTAAAGTAGATCCATCAGAGTTCTATGATCCTATAACTGATTTCGATTTAGAGGAGGCTGTATAATATTGATAAAATTTGAATATAATGGATCGTTCGAAGAAGATTCAATAATTGTTAGAGATATAGAATATGATGAAAATAATAATGAAATAAAAAGAAAAAAACTATATGAGATTAAAGTGGGTAGATTAGATATATATGGAATCTCAGTAACATGGATTCATCCAACTAGAGATAATACTTCTAGTGGATGTAATATAAACTCATATAAAGGTTATATAGATTTTGTTAGAGATATAATTATGTCTAAGGGAAATGGTATGGTAAAATTTTTATCTCACGATATTCATATGGAAATTGTGCCCGATTTATTTAAATATATCCTACAAAACTTAAATATTACAAGTTCTAATATAATAAAAGGGGATTATTAATATGGAAGAATTAGAATTGGATTTCGAATTTAAAGGAATAAATATGACACAATTTGAATATGACCTTAACAGAAAAAAGGATATTATAATTGCTAATTATATAGAATATAATAATGGATTATGTATAAAATACTATCAGTTATATAAAATTGTTATTGAAAAAATAGATAAACGTATAGATATATCATACTATCATAAAGATAATAAAAAATGGAATATAAGTACAGGTGTAGGATGTATGCAAAATTATATTGATTTTTCTAATAATATTTTAAATAATATAAATAAAGATAATAAAACTAAATTCTGTAATAGTTATGATACACTTATACATATAGAACTATTACCAGAATTATTGAAATCTATCTTAGGAAAATTAAATGACTTATTATATTTTGATAAGGGTGATAAAAATGAGCAAAGTGTTAATGAACCAATTGATCAACTCGTATCTAATTAGATATGATAAATTAGTTCCGTTAGTAAGAGAAGCATTTAAATTTTGTAATAATGCAACAGAACTAAATATATACATAGACATATATTCTATAGTAAAGTCTTTATATAAAATTGATTATGAAATGAAAGAGTACTCAACTTTGTCTTCATGTGTAATAAACATGTGTGCACATTATAGAGATTTCTTTAGAAATGCTAAAATAAAAACTAATTTCTATCTCGTATACTCTAAGAATTGTCCATACATAAATAATCAGTTCTATAAAAACTATAACTTTACTTCACAAGCAAATTTTAACGCAGATAAATCTATTGATGATATGATTCAATTCAATATAGATTTAATGGAATTATTCTGCAAATACTTAGATGATATTTATTTCATCAAAGGTACATTCGAAACAGGTGTTATAATACACGATTTAATATTAAGGAATCAAAAAGATAAAAAGAGAATTCCAAATTTAATATTAACAAAAGATATTTACAATTATCAACTAGTAACAAATAATGATACAGTAATATTCAGACCCAAGAAAACAAGTAATGGGGATGAATCATATTACGTAGATCATTATAATCTTATGAATAGATACTTAGCAGATAGGAATACAAAGCAACAAACATTAACTCTTCTACCAGAGACATTGTCATTATTAATGACTTTATCATCTGTAAAAGAAAGAGGAATAAAAATGTTATGCAATGTAACTACTGCTATGTCTACCATACAGAGAGCTATTGATAATTATAAAATCCTGAATGGATATAATAGTGATACAACAATCATTTGGAATGGAATTGATAATGATAAATTAAAAATATCAGAAATTGAATTCTCCAATAGATTTAAAGCTATAGATATACCATATCAGCATCAAATATATTATAATACACCTGAATGTAAAAATATAGAACAATTCTTAGTAAATCTATCAGATCCTAAAACTATGAAAGCTATTAATGCAGAATACTTTATACATAATCAATTAGACTTTGATAGACTGTCTAATTAAAAATTATAGGTAAGGAGAAATCCTTACCTATTTTATTTACAAATTTAAGGAGGGAATATGTCATTATTAGAATTATTAAAAGATAGAGATAAATTCCTAAAGAAAAATATAGTAATATTATGGCAAATTTAATTGATTATACGTTATATGATATAATGGAATCTATAGAATATATATTTAGAATTCCTAATAATGAAGACGAATATTTATTATTTATATTTGGAAAATCTATAAATATTCATTGGAAGGTGAATAAAGAATATATTGAACCTTATGATAAAAATAGTAAGGTGTTTCAATATATAATTTCAGATTTACAAGGGTACACCCTTTTCTATATAACTTTTTACGATAAAGCATCTATTAAATATCTTGAAGAATCTGATATAAGATTTGGATTTGATGATATAAGAATACGTAGAGGATTTCTTTTCCATAAAGTTATTCAAGATGTGTTATTGTTATATCATGAAAATATAATGTCTACTGGAAGATTAAGTATTAAACCTTTTAATTTCGTTTTCTATTATCCAAGATTTATGATAGACAAGTTTAATTCTCTAAATCATCGTTTTGATAAAATTTTACCTAGATATGGATTTAAAAAGAAATTCTTAATAAAAGATTTACCTAATAAAAAGATGAAAGTGAGAAAATTGTCAGACAAACAACATAGAAATTTAATAAGTATATTATTAAGATAAAGGGGGTTTTTATAATGGCTGTTGGAAAGATAAAGAAAGAGTTATAATAACTTTTGAAAAAGTTATAAATGAAATAATCACATTATTTGGAGAACAAGATAATAGAGGTCGTTCTAATTATGTAAACAATCTTGTTAAAAAAGATTTAAAAAATAAAGGAATTAATTTACATAAATTAAAAACAGATGAAAATTATAAAAATGAAATTATAGAGAAAATTTTAAATTGTGAGATAGAATAAAACATTAAGGTAAGGAGAAATCCTTACCTATTTTATTTTTTATAAAGGAGGATTTATAATGGGTGTTTCTACAAATAAATATAGACACAAGATTAAATTTATTTATAATCAAGATGGACAAATTAAGGAATTTAATAAAGATAGTATTACTAATCTTATCATAAATTATGATTATGATAAATATAATATGCCTATTATGTACATAAAGATATCATTAGAAAAATCATTGATAGATTATATGATAAAAAATAAGAATGATAAATATATAGGAATATATGTAGATAGTTTTATTTATGGAGATAATCTACAGATATCTACAGGTCATATTAAAGATCAATTCATCTATTTCATGGATGAGAATTTAAATGATGTTTCTGTATTGGATTATAATAAAGAAAATACAGACTCTACAAATCAGAAGCTTGTGACTATCGGATTGATGAAATTAAGTAATATTGATAATAATAAGAAGGTCGTCAGTGGTATACATCACAATACGTCTTTACTAGAAATTTTACTTTCTAATCTCACCCATATGAAGCTCTTAATGGAGCCTATGTCAAATGATACCGAGATAAATAGCTTTTTTATACCAGTTTATAATAGTATAGTTAAATTTTTAGAATATGTAAATAATCAGTACTCTATTTATAATACAGACTATAGATTCTTTATAGATTATGATAAAACTTATCTTTTAAGCAATTCAGGAATTCCTGTTCCTTCTATAGATGAGAAATATAATAGAATAATATTTGATGTAAGTGATTTGACTTCTAATAATTCTAAGATAGAAGGAATGAGTATAGATGATGATGCTCAATGTTATCTAATTCATATAACCAATAATGATATAAGTATGTTTCAAAATAAGAGTGTAATTAAAGCTACTAATACTATTATAGGTATTGATACAGAAGGTAATACTAGCACAGTATCATTAGATAATAATAGTACAATTGATACTAAGAATAAGGTTCAAATAATAAGAACTACTAACCTTAATAATATTAATAAAATAAAAAATAATATAGAAACATCTTCTACTATAGTAAATATAATAAAATCTGAAATAGATAGTTCTATATTTACTATTAATAAAGAATATATAATAAGAAATCATTCTGATACTAGAATAAATGGGAATTATTTACTTATAAGTAGAAAAGAAATTTATACTAGAAAAGATGATGCTTTTGTAATATCATGTGTATTTTCTTTACGTAAAATATCCTAGTGCATAATAGCACTAGGACTTTTTTATAATCCACTTGTATCTATTTTAGAATTATCAGTCCCTTGAACTGTTGCTTTATCTTCAGGTTTAGTTGTAGAAGTATCACTCTTACCAACATGATCTTTTACATGTGATCTTATAATTTGCATATAAGCTTTATACATCTCTTCACATACTTGACATTTAGCAGTCATTAATTCACCGACAACTTTAATGTATATTTTAATCTTATCGACAGATTTATCACTACCACCTGCATTGTCAATTTGAGTTTGATCAACCTCTTTATTTGCAGTTCCTTGTTGATTTATAACAGCTTTATTAGGATCTGAAGTATTAGATACACCAGCTTGAGATGGTGTTTGATTAACAGTTGCTTGTTCTGGTGCTTTTATATCCACTTCATTTATTACAGTATTTTCATATAAATACGATTTATAACTCCCATAGGCAAAGAAATCAAAACTTTCTTTTGTAGCTCCTGTTGGTACTGGAGCCACTGGTTCTTGAGTTTTTGCTTCTCTGCTCATTTGTTCTATTCTTTTTTGTACATCATCAGCAGCTACTTTTATATTCTTTTTATCTGTATCAAATTTCTTAGCAATAGCTTCATAATTAACACAGAAGTTATAAGCATCTGTCATATTAAATTTAGAACTTTCTATTGCTAATTCGGAATCAGATCCTCTAAATAAAATCTTAACAGCTTCTTCAAAATTTATATCACCATTCTTCTTTTGAATAGCTTCTACTTTTTTAAAGTATTTAGTTACAAAAATTTCTTCCGATTCTAAATCTTTTTCTAAAGAACTAAAGTTAAATGCAGGAGCATATGTACCTAATAAATCGGGCTGACCAACTTGATAGTTATACATTGTGAAAGTATAATTCTGTAAGAATGTTTTCTTTAATATAATATCTTTATATTTAATAAGATAATTCTTATCTCTCTTAATCAAAGCACTCATAGCTTCTATGAACCTTCCCCATATACGAGTTAAGGCTGCTATAATCTTAGCAATAGCTCCTTTTACCTTTTCTGCTACACCTTCTGTTACTACAAACATATTATTCAATGTATTCTTCTCTTGTGCAGTTAGAACAGATTCTTGTATAGCAGCAATTAGATTAGTTTTATTAATTGTACTCTCTGATAAATATATAACGTAATTCCATTCATCACAATAATTATCCATATTATATCTCTCCTCTCTTTATTTTTTGTACTTGAGCAATTGCTTTATAGCAAACACTTCTAGAAGATTTATAACATTCTTTAAATGCATCTAATTTAGCACTAAAAGATATAGAATGTATAGCACTCATTTCTGATATTTGATCTGTCTTGGCTTTTACAAATAGATTTAAATAATTTAGAGTCTCAGAATCAACACTATAAGCTGCGACATTATTAGCACCTGATACTTTATTATCAAAGTTCACACTAACTTTATTACCACCATCTTTTTTATCAACTTTTAATAAACTAGATACATAATTCTTTATATTAGTATATTGAATCTCAATTTGTTTCTTAGTATCTTCTACACTTTTCAAAGCAGTTTTATAATCTTTTACAAATAAATAAGCAGTATTTACATTATCAGATTTAATTGTAATATCTTCTTTAGTGTCTTCATTATTTCTAAATACTTTAAATAAAGAATCTTTATAATCCTCTTTAGAAATTTTCTCTCCAGTTCTTCCAATTACTGAAGCTCTTAGAGAATCATAATAATCTCCATCTAATTTATTTTTAAATGTTTCATAGTTATTCTTAGCAGCATCTGATTTCTCTCTATTAGTTTTATTATCATCCCAAGTACCAGAATCTAATTCTATAAAACCTTCTTGGAAATTTGCTTGAGCATCTATAATAGGAATATTATCTTTAAAAGTATAAGTATAATCATTTATATCAAACTCACAAGAATCATCAAATTTACCTAATAGATCAGCATGTTTAATTAAATACTTATCAGATCTGATTGCACCATTTATAGCTCTAACAAATCTATCCCATAAGTTTTTAATAAATGATAAGAATTTAGATATAATACTAACTACCTTGGAAGTAAAATCAGAGAACCCTTCATTAATAGCAACAACATCTGATCCTGATTCTAATAGAGATCTATATAATTGTTTATTTACTTCTATCATATTTCTTTCTGATTCTAATACATAATTTAATGTAGTTGCAAAGAAATTTTCTTCTATACCACTTGTAGTAGATAAATCATTAGAATTGGTTTCATTAAGACTTAAACACTTTATATCAAACATTAATTATTCCTCCTTTAAAATTTATAAAAAACGAAAGGGTAAATAATACCCTTTCATTAATTTATATACTAAACAAATGATAAATCATTAGGCATTTCATAACCTTCTTTAGCAGTCTTAGTTATTAATCTAAGAGCAACACCTTTATTTTGTCTATTTCTAGCTTTAATAGCAGTCAAGTACGCTCCATTATAAGTTTGAATAGCAGATAAACAAGTCTTTAGATCTTCTACATCATATGTGCAAGCTCTTTGAGCATCCCCATTTTCAACAGATCCTGTTTCTTTACCAAGACTTTTCTTTCTACCATCTACTATACTGATTAATTTATTAATGAATGTTTTAACAGATTTATACGCTTTCATTGCATCAGTTTTATCTTGTTTAGCTGATGTAATTTCTGATACGATATTATCTGCATTTATAGTAACATTAACTTTAGAATCTTCACCCTTTCTAAATAATTTAAATAATTCTTTAGAATATTCAGAAGATGATAATTCACTTTGACCTAATGCAGCTCCTCTTATTTTTGCTGATATTTCTTCAGACTTAGTATCTTTATGTGAAGATAAAATTTCTGAATCACTTCTTGTAAAGTATTTAGATAACTTACTTTCAGCTTTATCTATACCATTTTCAGATATACTGAAATTGAATCCTTTGTATTCAACCCCTACTGTACTTGCTGACTTAATTTTATCTCCATATTTCTTTACGAAAGCTTTATCATTCATGACGAATCTATTAATCATCATAATAAATTTATCAAATAACACTTTTATTTTCTTTCCTATAGAAATAAAAAAGTTTTTAACCTTTTCTAAAAATCCACCATCACCGAATGCTTCATTAACAGGCATTTCTACTCTATTGATAGAAAAATATTCTAATTCTTTTAAACCACAAGATTCACATATATCAAAATATTCTTCTTCAGTGAAAGCATTAATAGCTTCAGTACCTTCCATTGTAGGTTCATAATGAAACTCTATACCTTGTACATCTGCAAATTCTCTTTGAATTGCTTCATCTGAAATATCTATAGGACCACTATTAGCATTTTCATTAAATATCATTGAACTGTATCTTCCCATATTAATTTTCCTCCTTAAATTTGATTATTTTAAAGTTAAACTCTCAAAAAATAAATAAGAGTTTAACTTTTTATATTTTTTATTAAGCTACTACTACTTCTAATGTATCTAGAGTTTCTAAAGTTTCATCATAAGCAGATTCTGCTAATGCATCTAAATAAACTTGTTCATTCATTTTAGATTTGGCAACTACTTTTGTGAATAGTGCTTTACATTGAGCAATATGCATTTTTACAAGACCAATATAAGCTCCATTTACCATATTATTAGCTGTTTGATTAACAGAAACTGTTCTACTAAATGTATTTAGTTTCTTAGTGTCACTAGAATTACCTGAAGCTGAACTAGTTCCTTTAAATGATGCAATTTCTATATTACTATTCTTTTCTGAAGATAATTTCCCTTTAGCTGAATCTATTTCAGATAACAACTTCTTGAAGAACTCTCCATTTTTCTTGTTAGAATCTTCTAATGTTTTGACTATTTTAGTAGTACCAAGTACTTCATTAACTTGTTTAGTCATTGAATCTGTTACAGATTCAAAACTATCTTTATTATCAAAGTAATCATTTTCTAAATCTTTCTTAAAGCTAGATCTAGTTGCACCAGACACTATTGAACTTAATAGAGATTCTAAGAAACTTCCATCATTTATTTCTTCATCTCTTTTCTTAAGAGCATCCCCATTCATTCCATTTATTGAAGATAATGCACCAGCAGCTTCACCATCAAATTTACCAAATGGTATAGCTGTTAAACTTAATTCTTTCTTAAGAACTTTGAATTTAAAGCTACCTTTATAACTCTTAGAATTACTATTAAAAGTATTTACATGTTTCTTATAGAACTTATTATAATCTCTAGTTAGGAAAGAAGAGATTTTAACTTTAAGTGCTTCATATAAAGACTTAATCTTTTGCCATGCTTTCATAACCATAGTTTTAAGTTTTGATAAGACATCACCAAAACCTTCTGTTACTACAACAATTTCAGCAGCTTCATTAACTAAACCCTCTTTTTCTAATTGTTCTTTTTTGAATGTAGCACCTAATTCATTGAACTCTTTTTGCATTGAGTCGTCGAATGAGACTCTTTCATTTGTATATGATTCACCTATTAGTCTTAAGCAAGCACCTGCACTATAATCGAAACCTTCTATTACAGGTACATCTGTGTTGTCATTAATACCATTTTCATTAAAAATATTAGAACTATATCTTCCCATATTAATTGTCCTCCTTTTATATTTTCTAATTTAATATAAAGTTAATTGAATAACTATCAGATTATGCATTTAGGAATTCTAAGGATTCATAAACAGCATTTTCTTCAATAGCATCCAATAAAGTTTGTTCTGTAAATTTAGATCTAGATACAACTTTAGTAAATACAGATTTACATTGAGCTATATGCATCTTGATTAGAGAAATATACTCTCCATTTATAATATTATTAGCAGTTTGATTAACAGAAACTATATTAGAGAATAATTCTAATCTCATTGAATCTATAGGATGAGAATCTTTTAAATAAACACTATTAGTATTATTTTTATCTTGACCAAATGTTGAGTTTTTCCATTCATGTCTTTCATCTGTTGTATCATTAGATTTATTCAAAGTAGACTTCATTGAATCTATTTCAGATAATAGTTTTTTGTAATAATCATTATTAGATTTTTGAGCTTTATTTAAATTCACTATTATATCTTTAGTACCCAATACTGTTTGCACTTCCTTTATAATAGCATCTGATAATTGTTCATGGTCATCTTTGTCTTCAAATAATTGACTATATACTTCTTTTTTATAATCAGATCTTGAACACCCTAAAAGTGATTCTAAATAAGAACCATCTGATATTTTTTCTTTTTCAGATTTAATTTCTTCTTCTTTTTTGTTTTCACATTTCTTTAAAGTAGTATGAGCCTTAGATTCAAAACTACCATATTTTAAAGCACTTAAATCTAAAGTAGATTTAGGCATTTTAAAACTATATTTACCTTTAGTATTCTTTGCATAATTACTAAAAGTATTTTGATGTTTCTTATAAAACTTATTATAATCTCTAGTTAAGAAGGCTGATATTCTAACTTTTACAGCTTCATATAAAGACTTAATCTTTTGCCATGCTTTCATAACCATTGATTTAAGTTTTGACTTTATATCAGCAAAACCTTCTGTAACAATTTCTATCTTAGCAGCTTCTGTAAACATTCCTTTAGCTTCTAAATCTGCTTTTGCAATTTCAGCAGCAATTTCATTCATTTCAGATTTCATAGATTCATCAAACACAGATAGTTCTTGTTGACTAGCTTCTGCAATTATTCTTAGATAAGCTCCTGGATCACTACCATATCCTTCTATTACAGGAACTTCTTCCTCATTATAACGTCCTATAGAAGTGGTATTACCTCTTAATAAATGTCCCATTATATTTTACCTCCTTTAAAATAAACTATTACCATCATCTTCATCCGAATCTCCGTCATCATTTAATTTAGCTGGAGCTTGATCAATAATATCATCAGCTTTAAATTTAATAGATGATTCTTTTTTAGATTCAGCAGATGCTTTATTGTCGGCAGATTTCATATCTATTGCAACATGATTTGCAATCTTTGCAAATTTCTCTGCAATTGCGTGTTGTTTAGATGCAATTTCTTTTCTTTTTACAGGATCTATTGATGGGTTTGATTGAACTCTATAAGCATTTGCTTGTAGTAACTCAGCCTGTAATTCAAAGTAATCACTAATCTTGGTTCTTACATGAAAGAAGAAGAATATCATCTCCCTCATCATAGGAATAATATTCATTAGGATTGCAATTAAAGCTGCACCACCAAGAACCCCTATAGCAGCACTAGTACCTAATAATCCTTTTTCTTTAGAATATCCTGAAATAATATAAGATAATGATTTTTGTACATCACCTTTATCGCAAGAGTTATTAAACTTTTCAAGATTCTTTAATAGTAAATGATCTTTTGTTTTATTCAAAGCAACTTTATCTAATTCTATATCAAAATTATCAGCATTAGGTGACTTTATCATTTCTACCGAGGTAGCTATTAATAATGATGTAGCAGATACAATTGAAAGTACAATCGAATTATATAATACCATAGGTAGTTCTATATTCAACATATAACCTTTCATAAAGAGATTTTTATTCTCTTCCATATTTTGAATTGCTTTGTAAATAGTATTAACAGAATCTTGACTTCCTTTGAATTCTTTTATTAATCCTGATATTATATCTAAAGAATCTAGAGTTGAACTATATCCACTATATGATGTAATGTCTCCTTTACTCTTCTCTATATCACCAAAATCAATATTTTCAAATTTCTCACTTATAAGTTTATGATACAATCTATCACATAATGAACTTATGGCAGAATGTTCTTCAGCTTCATTCATCGATGTAATTACATTTAACGTTTCATCATCGAAAATATCAAAGTGTTCATTTATAGCAACTTCATATATACCCATATCGAATCCCCTTTCTTATCTTATTTTAGACATAAGATTTATAATCTTTTTATAATCATTACCTTTATCTTCTCTCTCTAATGATCTAAATGCCATTTCTTCGTAAAGATCATCTCCAGTATCAAAGATAAATTTAGCAACTTCATTATTCTCATCTATAATACAGAAACACATTAAGTTATATGATTCCATTATAGGTCTAATTATTTTTGGATCTTCTAAATCAATATCTTCCATTTTCTTTAGATATTCTGCTTCTTCTTGAGTTATAGTTAAAGATGTAATTGCAGTAGCATCATTAATTGATCCGATAGTTCTATTGATTCTACTTTTAATTCCTCTTCTTTCTAATACTTTCCAAAGTTTAGAAGATGATCCTTTTCTTGATTGAGAAAGAGCATCCAATTTAGCTCTATCAATAGCAAATAAGAAATCTCTACAGAATGATATTTCTCTAGTAGTAGCTTTTATCAAACCTATTAAGAAATGTTTATCTACATGCTTAATGGTGAGCCTTTTTAATATATCATCTGAATTAACAGGATATAATTTAGCCTTAACTCCTATAACAGTTTGAGATTGTATTGGTCTACCATTATCCCCTTTAGATATGTAATTTACTATCATAGTAGTAGGAACCAATTCATTTGGTTTCTTAACATCATTATCTAAAAGTTGATTCTTTAAGTAATCAATTCTATTTCTTACTACATCAGCATCAAATCTAGACTTGTCTAAATTCATTTTATCTGCAAATTTTTCATCTTCTCTTCCATCTCTCTTTTCTTTATAATTTTGATTTAATTTATCTTGATCTTTTTGGTAATTAAATTTAGATAATTGATTATTATAATCTCTTACATCATTTTCAATATCTTTATTAAATTTATTCACAGCTAATTGATGAGTTCTATCAGATTGAGATGTTTGATTATTCATTTTCTCTCTATCATTATCCATTCTTTCTTGATCTAATGCATTTCTGGTATCAGATTCCATCCTTTTAAATTCGAAATCATTAGCATCTTTATTCACTTGATAATCTGACCCAGCATTTTTATAAGTCATATCAAAACCAGAATTAGTTGTTTTAATCATTATATCTTTTTCAGCTCTGTCTACAACTAAAGCGTAATCTGGGTTACTACTATAATAACCAACATCATATGATATACCATGTGCAGTTTGTCTTATATCTCCATTAGGGTCTCCAATTGCTTCAGTGACAGCTTTTTTATTTTTACCAATATTCATATATTTTGGGTCTGTATCTATGATACTGTCTAGATAATCTAATTCTTCCATATCTGAATCTGTTAGTTTTTTATGTTTCTTTGATTTAGATTCATTTAATATATATGACTCATTTAAAGAATTTTTAGGTTTAATGATTAAGTAGTCGGCTAGAGAAGATTCTTCTCTGATACTATTAGGTAAGTAATTGCTAAGGTTTCTTAAATCATTAGAATATTTTACATATAATTCTTCATTATCAACCATAACAGCACCTTCTAATACTAAGTGATCCATCATGTTCATAAATTTATCTATTGTCATAGATCCATCTAATTTTAAATTAGTATGGAAATTTTTAAGGTATGTAATTCCATCTTCAGCATTTGATATAGACAAAGCACTAAATAACATTTGAAGCATACTTACAGCTTTACGTTCCATTGCTTTTGAAAACATAGAAGCATTGTCTATTGTCATACCTCTAGATACTACACAAGGAAATACTAAAGTTAAATTAGCTGTAGCCGCAGCTATTGATCTAAAACTTTTACCTTGGGATCTATTACTAATTGCATCTATAGCATCAGCATTTTTCAATTCTTCTAACATATCCATAGCATCTCTAATTACTGTTTCATGTATCATTTTACAATAATTCATTTTTATTCCTCCTAACTGATTAAATTAGTAATATGTTAAATTCCTTAGATTCTAGAAAAAATAAAAAGGGATATTTCTACCCCCTTTTTATGTACAATATGTAATTAATTATGTATTATGTGCGATTAAACGTATACTCTCCACATCCAAATTTTAAATATAGTATGTTTACAAGCAAGTTCTTTAAGTTCTTCTAGAATACTGATATTCTCGTATTCATATTCTTTTTGTAATATTCCTGCATTTGTAATTTCTGTCATTTTGTAATCTCCCCTTTATGTAAGTTGTGATATCTCTCTTAAATCTAATAGACTACATCTCCTTTCAGTATTATAATATATAATTTAAATATTATTTAATCTGGAAACATTTCAATAATAAGAAAGGAGGTTATATATTATGGCTTATCATATTTCTTCCAATGATATAAAAAATATAAGATTAGCAAATGGTATATACCAAAGAGCTGATTTAGAATGGTATGATAAATTTTTTAGATTTGGATGTTTGAATCCTAGTGATCATTTATCGGGAACAAGGGAATATATATTTTGGACAAGACCAGATTTAAATATATTAAAACCAAACGGTGAATTGAATACTGCAATAGAGAATGATTCTTTCTTTAAAGATTGTAGGAAAAGGTATAGAAAAGTAATAGAACAATTACAAGGTTCTTTAACTAATAAACCATTTGTTAATTTATTATCTGGTATGGTAAAATCATCTCTAGAAATTCCTGGATACTCTTGTAATGATATAGATGGTCCAGCAACATCATATGGAGATCAAATAAGATATAGAGGTTCTACATTAACTTCTGAATCAGATGGATATGAGGTCTCTTTAGAATTTCAAGATACTAAATACTTAGAATTATATACATTCTTAAAAATATACGATACATATGAAAATTATAAACAGATGGGTGTCATTGGTCCTGATGAAAAATATACATTAAATAAACAACTTCACGATCAAATGTGTTTATATAAAGTAATAGTTTCAGAAGATTTTGAAACTATCATATTTTGGGCAAAAGGTTGGGGTGTTTATCCTAAAAATGTTCCTGTAGATGTATTTTCAAATATGGATACAATGACTGATACGTTAAGATATTCTATTAATTTTCACGTAGAATGGTTTGATGATATGGACCCTGCTATATTATCAGAATTACATTGCTTAGGTAATGATCCTTCTTATACTGGAGATGGAAATACTATACCTTTATATGATGTAGACAATAAAATGGTTAATGGAGTTATGTGCGATATACCGTATATTATATACGAAGATAGTAAACTCAATACACCTACAGGTGGTAATTACAAATTAAAATGGAGGGGGTAAAATAAATGTCAGATATTATTTCTTCAGATATATATGCAATATCTGAAATGGTTCTAGATCTAGAAAAAAAGTTTATAACAGATGCTACTGAAGATGTACTTATGGTAAGTACATATGGATACATGGGTTCTAATTTTGCTAAGATTATGAAGAATAGTGTTAGAATGGCTAGTGAATGGGGTAACGAATGCTTGTTACTCAAAGCCAAATTTGATAGTACTATATTATCAAAAGCGATAGAACTTGAGATAGGTTCTATAAGTGCTACACCTTCTATAATGAATATAATGATTGGATTTGTAGAAAATGAATTAATATCTGCTATGGTAAATAATCAATTAATTATAAGTAGAAATTGTTTATTAAATATTGGAGATTTTGAATTTCATCTAGATCATGATTTATTAATTCAGATGGAAAAACTAATTACAGGAGAATATATCTATACCGCTAGATATATAATGAACGAATTCTCTCCGAATTTTACTAAGATAGATAACCCTTATTTATCATCTCCACTTAGATTATTACAAGATAATGATAATTTTATTTTTATAAATTGTGATATAATTCAAACTACTCTTAAATTTATAGATGCTCCTATTATATCTAATAATATATTAGAAAATAAAACAGTTGATTTTGATTTTGATAAACAATTAGCATCCTTTGAAGTTATGGTTATGTCTAATAATGAAAAAATAAATCTTAAACCGATATATGAAGGTATGCCTATAGAAAATACATTATATTGTTTTTATAATTATCTAGATAGTGATACTATCAGAATAAAGTTTGATCCAGATTCATATAATCCATCTAATGGTGATACAATAGTGATAAGAGTTCAATCTACTACAGGAGATAATGGTAACTTACCTTTTAGTTTAGATGTAACAGTAACTCTAGATGATGAAACTGATATTGTAGATTATAAAGGGTTATCATGTTTAATAAAAACATCGGATGCTACTAATGGATCTAATGGTAAAACCATGGATGAATTGAAATCTATATTACCAAAGGAATCTTTATCTAGAGGAATAATTGCGACAGAAGCAGATATAGATACTTTCTTTAATAATTTGAACGAGGATAATAAATTGATATTCAAAAAGAAAAGACATAATCAACAAGAAAGATTATATTATGCTTACTTCTTAGCAAAAGATTCTAATGATAATGTGATACCAACAAATACAATAGATTTAGAAATACTAGAAGAAGATTTTATTATATCAAATAATAAAATTATTATAGATCCAAATTCAAGAATAGTTTATAATAGAAATACAAAATTAGGTACTATAAAAAATAAAGAAGAAGCTACTGATGAATTTATATATACTACACCATTTTCTACTGTTATAAATAATAAATTATTATATATGTCACATTATTTAAATATAGTAGATAATTCATATAAGTTTAATTACAGTTATATAAATAATAAATCATTTATTCAGTTTATATCTACTAAGATGACTATACAAAGAAATTTCTTAATAGATAGTAAATATAGAATTACTTTATCATTAACCCAAAATACAAATGTAGATGTATCATTGATAGAATTAGATTCTAATAATAATATAATAAGTTGTAAAATAAAACCAGTGTTAGTTTTATCTCCAGATTCTACACATAATTATTATGTATATGGTGAAGTAATTGGATATGACTCTAATACATTCACATATCAAGTAGAATTTAATATAGATTCTGATAATAAGATGAATGAATCTAATCAAATATTATTAAAAAATTTACATTTAGGAAATGGTACTACAACCACTTCTATATTTATGGATATTGAAACTAAAATGTCTATATATATGTATGCAGATTTAGGATTAGATTATGGTTCTAATAATATGGTCCCAGATTTATATAATAGTAATTATACTTTATGTAATATTTATACAACTATAGATAATGTAGAATTGTTTTTTAATTTTTCTAGTATAATAAATACTGGGATTACTGTATATAAAAATAGTTCAGATAAAATAGTATATAAGATCAAAGGATTACCTGTTGTTAGAAAAAGTTATATACAAGATATAGATAGATGTAATAAACTAATTGATTCTTTATATTATAGAAAAGTATATATAGATACTGCTTTAGATTTTATAGAAAATGGTTTTGAAATAGATTTTAAGTTCTATAACACATACGGTCCTTCTCAAACATTAAATATTGGGTATGATGGATTGGAGTTATTGAATTCCACAAATTTATCATTAAAATTCATAGTAAAATTAAAAAATGGTGTTGATATAAATATAATAAAGAATATGAAACAAGACATTAAACTATATATAGAAGACATAAATAAAGAGAAGGTATCTGAAAATATGTCTAATATTAATACATTAATATCAAATAAATATAGTACAGATATAGAATTTTTTGATTTTATTAGTATTAATAATTATGATGCTACTTATAAGTATATAGTCAAGAAAAATACAGATTTAATTGAACAAGTACCTGAATTCCTATGTATAAATTTATCCGATGATATTGAACCTGATATAACTATTAAGAGTATTTAAACATTACAATAATTTTAAGGAGGAATGAATTATGAAAAATCCTGTACTTGACATTTTAAAACTTCAAAAAGAAAATATTGAAAAAGAACGAATATTAGAAAGTAAAAATAATTATGATCAAAGATTATCCGAGGAACAACAAGATATTGAAAGATATAATCATTATAAAGAATCATACGGATTTATGGGTATGCAACCAAAACAATCTATATTTAAATCTAAGGTAGAAAAAGAATTATTATCTGAAGGTTTAAATAGAATATTCTCTAAATGTGTAAAGAGTTTATTGTATGAAAATGCAGCTTTATTAAAAAAACATTTAGTCAGCTCTTTTGTAAATGAATCAGGTGTTGATAATCTTATGAATAAATTTTCTGAAGAGTCATATTTATTATCAGAATTAACAAGATTAGTAGTAGAGTATTCTGAGATAATATGTGAGAAAGCTAGAAATAATAAAGATGAAATTATAGATCCTACTGATAAAGAAGACTTCTATGAGAAAATAGACAGTATTGCAGATGTAGGAGATGTGCAAGATACAGTAAAATTAAGAGTTGCTGATGCTTTTAATCAATTCAATATAAATAATACAGAAAAGAAAAGAGATATTGAAAATATAATGATTCAGTCAAGAGAAAATATTAATGCTAATATGACTGAGGAGATTATGGAATATACAAAAATGCAAAATAAACAAAAAGAAAATGAGATTAGGAATTCAAAGAAAACAATTTTTGAATCTATGATGTATAATATAATAGAATCATGTTATAAGGATAATGATTTAAAAGAAAAGTTTTTTGAAGAATCAGGTCTACCTGATTTTGATAAAATATCAGATCATTGTAAAATAATGTATGGATTTATGGAGATGCTTAATACAACTGGAGCACAACATTTATCTCCTGAATATATTAAGGAACAAGTTGATAATTTAAGAATTTTATAGTAAAATACCCATAGGAATTATCCTATGGGTATATTTTATCTATAAGTTACTCTGATGCAATTATTAAATATATTTAGATTAAATAAAAATTTGTTTTTATCAGTATTCATAAGAATATCTGTCAAACCTTCTTTAGTCAAATAATTTTTCATTTCTCTATTATTAAAATCAAATTCTTCATAGGCTCTTTTGAATACGATATAATTTCTTTTTGTATAATCTACTATAGATAATGCTATTTTATTTTCTAATATAGGTTTATCTATTAATTCTTTTTCATCTACAAATATGTCAAATGAATCTGATTGTCCAGCTGCATTTATAATAGTTCCTTTTATATGATCTTCTAGAACACTTTTCATTGATATCATTAGATCAGCTCTATTAAAAGAACTATTAAAAATAAATCTTAAATACATTTGTTGTTTACAATCCATTATTATCCCCTCCAAAATATTGTATAGTGTCTGATTCCATTCTATTTTTTACATTATTGTATTGATATTTATTATATAACATATTAAGATATCTTACCGTAATTTCTACTCTTGGTAATATTGAATAGAATTTGCTTACTTTTCCATCTACAACTAAAGTATCATCTATCCATATATTACCATTAAACATATCAGAATATTTTTTTCCTATATTATCCCAATCTGGTTTAGTAAGAGGTCTATGTAATCCTAATTCTGCTAAATATGTATCTTTTTGACTGTAAGCTGATGGTGTTTTAAAATAAGCATTAAAATAAACTTCACATGGAGTATATATAAATTGATCTAATTGTATTAAATCATTTCCTAATAATCTTTGTATAAAGACTTGATCATCTTTAGCGTTTATTGAATAGACATGAACAAATTGACCATTATTCATAGCAGCTTGTCCAATATTTTTTCTATTAATTAATCTAAATCTAGGTCTTGGAGTTCCTTCTGGTTGTTCATATAATATAATTTTAAAATCTGTATAATATAAACTACCTAACATCATATCTCTTTGATTTAATATTTCATTACCTTTTTTTTCATTTATATTTAAACTGTCATAAAGATATTCTAATCTTTCTTTATAATCTAAAGGTATATTACCATATTTAGTTTCATATTCTTTAGCTTTAACTGCTCTATTTTGTTTCATAACATATCCCCCTTATCATGTGTCAATTATAAGTTTAGAGATATATAAAAGTCTAACATATTATTTGCCAAATATGTTAGACATTATATTTGAGACATATGCTTGAGTCCCTAAGAAACTATTAAATGTCACTTTGTTTTTAGTACTTTCCTTTAAATTGTAATAGTAGTATTTTATACTTCTTTGAATATCCACATTATTCACATTTATACCACATAAATTTGCAAGGTAATCCATTTCAGCTGTATTAGTTAACATATTACTTATCTGACTTTCTTGAGATAATGAGAATACATTATATAATTCTTTTATAGTAAAAGTAACATCTATTGTTGTTGGTAATCCATTTAATGTCCATGATCCTTTGTCTCCTTTATTTATAGACATGTTTGTGATTATACCCATATCTATATCAAACATTCCTTTATAATAAGCTCTGATTAAAAATGGTGAGGTATATCCGTTACCATTTAATTGAACTGGAGCTACTAATCCCAATAAATGACATAAGGGTACATATAAATCCATATAAATTGAAAAAGGAGTTGGATCTGGAGTTCTTAATTTAACCGTAACTTCATAAGATTTACTAAATTCAGAATCATTCCATATTTCAGGAAATATTAATTTACCACCAGTAGCAACAGTTAATGCACCTTCTGTTAATCTATCAGCAATTCCATTCGGTAATATACTACTAAATTTATCCACAAAAGCATCTAAAGATTTTTTAGAAGTATCATAGTTTTCTTTTTTAAAAGCTTCAAATTGTGCACCAGATGTTGATCCTAATAAAAATTGAATTTCCCTAGACATATCACTTAAATTATTCATTGAACCTGCTAATGAACTTTGACCTATACTATTTGTAAATGATTCTTGTATTTGAGTTTCTGAGTCTATATAAATAGCAATAGATTCTTTAGACGAAATAAAAGATTGAATAGGTACATCTCTAAAATTCGACCAATTATAATTACTAAGTGATGTTCCATCTATAGTTCTATCACCTAAATTCATAAGTCTTGCGATGTTTTTTAACATAGGATTTACTACGTCAAAATATATATCATATGCAAATTCTAGAGAATAAAATTTACCATTAGAATTGTTTAATAATTGATTTAAAGTACTCTCATCATTTTGGGCTAAAGACGATAATACGTTTTTCTTATCACTAGAATTAAATTTTTTCATAAATTTAGGTTTACCTGGTGTAATTAATAATAGTGGCATATTTTGTACTAATTTTTCTGCATATTTTCTACCAAAAGCAGTTGGTTTATTATCTATAATTAATTTAGGGTCACAATTATCCATATATTGATACGGCATACCAAATATACCTCTTTTAGAATGTAATATTTGTTGTGTTGCAGTTGATGAAGTTGAAAAGAAATCATAATTAGATGATAAATTAAATTGAGCTTTTTCATCACTCACTTGATCTGTTGTTGTCACAGTTGATATATTATTAGTTTCAACAATATATTTATTTACAATAGAACTAGAATCGAACCATCCTTTATCTTGTACATAAAACCAATTTCCAGATTTTTTTGTTACTTTAACTTCTTCACCTTTTGTTAAGCTTCCAATAATACTAGAATTAGTATTGGCATTTTCTAATAATTGTATAACAGAAGTATTTATATATATAAGATAATCTATATATTCTAAATCACCAGATTTAGTTTCAGTAATATCTTTTCCATCTGTTAAAATTTTAAAAGCTGAACTTTTTTCACTATAACCTGTAATCCCTTTATCATTAGTAACAGTATACCAATAATCATTTACAACTGTAACATCAACAGTTGTACCTGATGTACATACTCCTAAAAATTTAGTTCTATTATCTGAATTCATATTATTATATATATTTATATCACTTTGCATCATAGCTTGTACACTCACATTAATCGCCTCCCTTATATAATAAAATGTTCAGATGGTATAAACCACCTGAACCGTTTTATCTTAATTTCCTAATGCTAAGTTTTCCATATCTTTCATTATTTCAGAAAGAGATATATCCTGATTGCTTTGAGTAGCCTTTTGAATTTTATTTAAAATGTTTTGTTTCTTCGATTGGATATCATTATTAGAACTAGTTTGTTTATTATCATTACCATTATCTGATAATAGTTTAACCATATCAGATATTGGTGTAGTATTTACACAAATATTAGTTAAAATAGTAATAACACTTTGTAAAAACTTCCCAATCTCAGGATTATCTTTAAGTGAAGATTGCGATTGGGTTTTAGTTATATTAGAATTATCTTCATTTTCTCCACCAATCCCATTATTATTTATTTCAAAAGTTCTTCTCATATAGGTATCTGGATTTACAGGAACTCCATTTTGTCTAGTTTCATAATGTAAATGTGGACCTGTACTATTTCCTGTAGAACCAATATTTCCTATACCTTGACCTTCTTTTATACTATCTCCTGGTTTGAGATTGCTAGATTCATTCATGTGTCCAAAATAATGTTCTCCACCAATAGCATCTTTCACAACTAATAAATTACCTAACCCGTTACTATCTTTAGTCGATTTATTTTGGACTACTGTTCCTGATATCGGAGATTTAATCGATGTGCCTTTAGCAGCTCCAATATCTATTCCAGTATGATTTTTAGGTATAGAACCAGTAGTATCTCTAAGACCAAATCCAGAAGTAACATTACCTTTTAGACTATTACTAAAGAAATTCTCTATAGCTCCTCCAACACCTTTGTAAACAGCTCCACCTACAGAAGATCCTGTTAATACTCTTCTAATATCATATATATCATTTCTACTTGATAAGTCTGATATTTTCACAACATCTCCTGTTTTGGGTGCATGAATATATTTATCATCTCCAATATAAATACCAACATGAGATGGTGGTGATGAACTCCCTTTGAATAATACTATATCTCCTGCTTGAATATCTTTTTGATCTACATGAAAACCAGCATTCTTTTGATCGTAAGTTGTTCTACCAACATCTATTCCCATTTTATTAAATACATATTGAACAAATCCTGAACAATCAAAACCATTAGGAGTCGTTCCTCCCCATAAATATGGAGTGCCTAAGAAACTTTGAGCTATCTTTATAACTTCTCCTGGTTTACCTGAAACAGTTGTTCCTGAACTACTATTACCAATAGAAGAACTGTTTGCATCTTTATTAAATCCAAATATATTGTTCATAGAGTTACCGATAGCACCACTTAGATCACTAAAAAATCCTGCAATCCCATTAGAACTACTTGAACTACTATTAGTACTAGATGATATACCTGTTGCAGCTGGATTATTTGGTGTAGTATCACCTGTAGCCTTTTTATATAATGAAGTTACTGTTGGAACCCAATCTTTATTTTGACCATTTGGATCATTGGCTGCTCCTATTGGTGCGTATTTTGAACCTATTTGATCAATAGTAGTTAAACCTTTCTTTATATAATTATCACCCAAATTCTTAATTGCAAAATCTAATCCTTCATTTAATGAATCGAAATGTTTTATTGTTTTCCAATTATTATTCCAATCCATTATACCTGCTGGATTATTATCATTGTTTAAAGCAGGACTATTTCCACCAGTTTCATTTATCATGATAGATGCAGCTAATGATGGATCTACTCCATATTTTTTTCCTAAGTCTATATATGTTTGACCCATTCCTGATAACTTACCTCTTAATATAGCATTAACACCATCAGAAGTAGATTCTCCTCCAACACCATTAAATAACTTTTTAGATTCATTAGCACCACCTACATTTTGCCATGGTAAATTTCCAGTATATTTAGCTGATACACTATTATTATTATTATTATTAGATGATTGTGAATCTGTTGCTATGACTTTATTTTTATTTATATTTTGATAATCAATTACACCTGGAGATACAGTTTCAACCTTATTGAATGGATTTACATTTTGAGAAGTAGGTTGGTCTTGTTTATTAATATAATCTTGATATTTATCTATTTTTGTATCGGTCATAGAATTAACTATATATTTTCCTTTTCCTTTGTTTTTATTAATATAGTCTTCCATAGATATATCAACATTATTTTTCTTTTTATAATCTTCATATTCTTGTCTAGCTTTTTCACGTTGTTGTTGTAGATCAGTGTTATCTATTCCAAATATAGGTAATAATGTATCGAATATTAAATCTATCAAGAATGAATCAGGTAAAAATGATAGAATTATAGTCAATCCAGTTAAAGCTTTCATAAGACCACAACCAACTTTTTCTAAGAATGTTGGTTCTTCTGTGATACCCAATATAGTTTGAGCATTAGAATAACCCATTACAAAGTCCACAATAGCAAGGGCTATATTTAATACTCCACCAGTAGATAAACCAGCTAATCTAGCAGATACCTTTGTTATATTCGCTGCTATTTTTTGAGTCAATCCGCTTAAGAATTTAGGAATAAATTTTTCTACAATCTTTACGGTTCTTTCTGTACCTACAAGAGCTTCGATTTCAGGATTACTAACTAAATTAAATAAGAATTTTTTTATACTTTCCATAGCTCCACTCAATGCTTTATCCATACCAATTCCTTTATATACAGAATTCATAATTCCACCAGATTTTGCTATGAAATTGGTACTTTTTTCTACTAATGAACCTGCCCCTCTTGTGATATTTCCTAATTTAGATGCAGTATTTGTCCCCATTATAGTTTTTAAAGGATGAAGCATATTCTTTCCTAAATCAAAACCTTTACCAATAATTCTAGATGATTTATTAGCTAACCATCCAAATCCTTTTAATGCTTTGGTTCCTGTAGCTCCACCAGTTAATATATATCTACTAATAGCTTTAGTTCCATTACCAATCTCATTATATTTTTCCCCTGTTATAGAATCTGTATGAGATTCACCAAAAATAGAATTAGAAACAGTAGACCCAACATCACTACTATTAGATTTATATATTTTACTGTTATTCTTTAGACTATTATTATCAGAATCTTTTATAGGACTAAGTCCAGGTAAATGAGCTAATGTAGAATTATAAAATTGAGTTAAGAATCCTTTAAATCCATTTAGAATGAATCCACCTATACCAAGTACACCTTCTTTAACAACTGCACCTATACCACTTACAACAGCAGGTATAATTGTTCCAGTAATGAATGGGACTACTTTATCTTTTAAATATGGTATTACTGTAGATTTAGCAAATCCAATTAATTGTGGAGCGAAGGCAAACCCTAACATTCCTTTCATTAATGTAGATGCTATACCAACGGTTTTTAAATCTGTAGAATTTGATATAAAATCAGCAGCTTTACCCCTAACTTTTTCAACATTTCTAGATAAAAATGTCATCATTTTATTTTTATAAACTTTATCTTGTTTATTATCTCTTTCAACTTCTTGAGTTTGTATATCACCTTTATTATAGATTTTATTATTATTACCATCTATATGATATTCCCTACCATCCTCATCTCTTTGATTCTTATTAACATTTCCTTTAAGATTATATTTAGAAGGCATTGATATCAGATTTGGTTTTTTATTAATTTCCTTTGTATCATATGATAATTCATTTGCATCTATCTCTTCTTTGGTTACATATTCCTTTTCACCTCTCGTATTCATATAATATAATCTATTATCAGAATCTTTCAATATTTTCTTTTTCTCTTTTGAATTATAAGAATCAAATGCAGATAAAGCCCTATTTGAATTTGGAGATGGATGAGCTATATCATGTAATGTGGTAATAATTTCTTCCATTTTACTATTTATTTTTTCTCTAAATGTTTCACTTCTTTCTGATTCTTGTTCTTGTAATACTTCCATTCTTTCTTCTGGAGTTTTAGTTTCATTCTTTTTCTTATTTACATTAATTTCTTTATCTAATAGATCTATATACTTCGATAATTTTTCAGGATTATTAAGTACACTATTAGGAATTTTAACACCAGATTTTTTTAATTTATCCATGAAATCCACATAAGATTCTGTTTGTTTATATCCTTTATCTACAGATGTATTATAATTATTAACTTTACTAGCAAGACTTCTTTTTAATGTTTCTTTTTCACCGTCAGACATATGTTTAGGATTAATATTATCAATCATTTTAAAGGCTATATCACTCTTGCCGTCCCTAATCAATTTCATAATCTTCTTAGATGTAAAGTATCCAACGTCTTTACTAACATGCCCACCCATATCGTCTATCATAGATACTCTATCAGATTTATTCTTCTTATAATCTGTTCTCATATTAGAAAAACTATCTCTCATCATATTAAGTTTCTTAGAATCACCTTGAGTGAACCCGTCAATTAATTGATCAAATTCAGAGGTTTTATCTCCTAATCCCATTGCATGTTTTCTTCTAAAGTCTAATCTTTCAGAAGCAGTCATATAATCAGCAGTACCATTTTTTATTTGACGTTTTCTTAAACGATTACCAGCCATATTTATTAATCCTATAGGTGCTCCGATTAATCCCTTTAATGCCTTACTACTTATCCATGTTAATGCTTTACCTACAGGACCAGCGATTTGTGCTACTAACTTAGATAACGGTACACCTAAACTACTTTCAATTATTTTATCAAATATTTTAAGAACACCTTTACCTAGACCTTTAGCCATTAATTCCATTTGTTTAGAGAATGGTTTTACAGATGTAGCTAATTTTTCGAACACATTCTTCTTAAACCACGTTACAGCTCCATCCCTTTTCTCTTTTAAAAAAGCAGACATAGGATCTACAATCTTTTCTCTAAAATGAGGTAATAGTCCACCGATATATTTACCATGACCATCTGGTTTACCGAATATAAAGTTTTGGAATTTTTCTGATGTTGTAGCCATACCAATAGCAGAACCAAGAAAAGCATTTCCCATAATACCAAATGGTAATGGACTTGCTATAGCAGCAACCAAAGCTCCTGCTCCAATTCTAGGCAACATTGATTTCATCTTTTCTTTCTTTTTACCTAACCACGATTCATTATTTTTACCGAATAACCATTCTTTCATTCTACCAGTATCTTTAGCATAAGCAAAAGATGCACCTAACATAACTCCACCTATTGGACCAAAAGGCATAAATGGTAACAATCCTGCAACTCCACCCACAATTCCATAATTCTTTAAATCTGGCAATAACTTCTTCATTTTATTTACAAATTTACTACTTGTGGCTTTTGCGACGAATCCACCTTTACGTTGTTTATCCCCATTTTCATCAGTAAATTCCTCACCAAACAACCAGTTTTGCATTGTCTCAGAATGTTTAGTTATAGATATTCCTGCTCCAATTGCAGCTCCTAATAATGGTCCACCTAACATTCCTGTGACTAAAGATACACCTGAACCTAGTAATGCTGAACCTATAGCTTCAGGAGCATAAGTTGTAATTCCTTTAGATGCTTCTGATATAAAATTAGATACTTTCTTCTTTTCTGCTAATATTTTCTCTGGAGTTAATTCTTCATTACCATTAGTTAAACCAGAAAAGACTTTAGTAGCAGCATTCTTTAATTCACCTTTCATTTGGTCTAGATAATCTGTAAATATATTACCATCTTTAGAAGGGTTTTTTAATTCACCTAATACAGTTTTTAATATACCAGCATATTGATTATTTTTTTCTTGAGAAGAGAAAGATTCTTTTATCTTATCATGATTAATCATATTCAACATAGTAGACATTGTATCATTATAATCATCTGAATCTTGTTCTTTCCCTCGAAGCATATTCTTCATTTTTAAATGAGTTCTTTTTGCTATATCTTCATTAGATACCTTATCACTATTTACATCATTAACAGAAGTCTTTATAAACTTTTTAAAGTTTCTCCATTGTTCTGCTTCTTTTACTGGAAGTACAGCCTCACCTCTACTTATAACTGCTACAGTATCTTGATCTACATTATCTGTACCTGTTGCATAATGAGGAACTTCATTGTTCATATAATTATTTATAACTGTACCTATATCACTAGAAAACGTTTCAGCAGCTCTATCTTCACCTCTATTTAATCCCGAAAATTTACCTTTTATTTTAGATGTAATTGGAGAAAATACTGTACCAAAAGCATTTTTAGTAGAATCCCATGCTCCAGAGAATACAGATTTGATTCCTCTTCCTATTTCAGAAAATAAACCATCAACTCCATTTTCTTTACTACCAAATAAATATTCTTTTACTTTTGCACCTAAATCTTTCAATCCAGTTCTTTCTAGAATATCATTTAGTTTATCTTTTATTCCAAGATCTTTTATTTTATCTGTTAGAGGATCTATAACTCTTTCATCTAACCATGTAGAGAATTTATTGAAATTTTCTTTAAGTTTATCAATCATTACTGTTACAAAACTTCTATCATCAGCTTTTTCTCCAACACCGTAAATTAAACTATATAATTTATTATCTATTTTATCAAATACTCTAGACATTATTTGATTAGGTTTATCAACAATGGATTTAATTTTATCTGTCATAGTTTTAATTTTATCATAAGATGTACCCGTCTCATCTAGATCATTCATTATCTCATGTATAAAAGACGTCCTATTTTGTAATAATGAGTTTCTTCTAAACTCTTCTGTTTCCTTTACATTATAAATTTTACCAGCTACACCTCTTTGTAATTTATCAGAATCGTAATCAGTGGTATTAATAAGACCATGATTATCTTTAGCTTTTCTTTTAGTAACTTCATATGATGCTTCAGATCTTCTTCTAGTTTCTATTTCTCTTAAATCTTCAGTACTAGTTGAATTATTATCTGGAATATTATATGTGTCTATATTTGGTGTTGTTAATGAAGTGCCTCTTCTTCTGCCAGTACTACTTGTATTATTACTTCTAATAAATCTTAACTCTCTTAATATTTGATCCAAATACCAGAATCCACTATAACCTTTATCACTATTTACATTTAAAGGACTATTTTTATAGGTTAAAGTAGAATTTTTCTTCACATTTCCTTTTTCATCTACTCTATAATCATCTTTACCAAATAGATTATTGTCAATAGTATTATAAACACTATTACCTTTATTCTCTATATCTGTAAGATGATTTTTCTGATCTGCTCTACTTCTCATTATATTTTGAGATAACATTTTCTTTGTATCTTGATTAGAACCTTCAAATAATCCTTTTATAATTTCATAATTATCCGAATCTTGTATATTATAATAACTATGATCTAGATTTTTATTATTATATTCAAATAATATACCTTTATCATAAATAGTATTCAACATACTCTTCATATCTTTAAATAAAGATTCTTGTTCAGAGTAAGTTAGATTTATATACTTAGACATTTCTTTCATTTCATTTTCTATATCTCTTGTAGCTGAATCAGCATAACCTTGTTTTAGATTATCAAAATTCTTTTTGATTTGATGTTGTTCTACAAAAGTTCCTTTTTCATGATCAAATATCTGAGCAGGCATACCAGATAATAACGAAATTATTTTTGCTAATTGTTGTGGTATTACATCATTTAAAGTTTTATCAGAAATTCCATTCCATTTCATTTCACCTCTATGGTATTTAGCAGGAGATAATGATTTTTTTAAACCAGTATCAGGAGAGAATATTTTTGTTAATTCTCTAATTTTATCAGTGAATGGATTATCTCCTCTATCTTCATCTGTAAACCCATTTAGTTTAGCTGTTAATGATCCGAATAGAGATGACGCAGTTTTATCTATCTTCCCCATACTCTTCTTCAAACCGTTACCTATTATGAATTTACTAACAAAACCCTCCATAAGCATACCTAAAGGATTAGCTGCCAACATCTTTAATACATTTGTATCATCACCCATAGAGTTTAAAGTAGATGTAATTAGACCTAAATCTGGATTGTTCATAACGTTTTCTTTTACATGTGAAAAATATTCTTTTATATCTGGAATACCACCAATAGCAATATCAGAATAAGATTTCTTTTTCTTAGATTCTTTCTTTTCTGGACCAATAATAGTATTCATTTTAGTAGATATTTCTCTTAATAAAGCCGTTTGATCTTGAAGTAACTTGGTAGACTCTTCATAATATTTCTTTTGATTTTCTGCCATACTTTTTGTAATATCAACAACAGGCATCATAGAACCTATATTATCATTTATAACTCCAAGATGTTTAGAAAACATTTGATTCGATTTAGTATTTTGCACATATAATAAATTAGTATTTTCTTTTGATACTTGAGTAGAGTATTCTGTTGATCTAACTATTGCTGAACTTATTGCATTAGCATTTGCTTCTGATGATTGATGAATGTTACTGGATATCATATTATCATTAGAAGGACTAGGAGAATCATTAAAATCTTCATCATCAAAATTAAAATTATCTAACCCTTCAAATTCATCATCAAAATTCATTCCTGATTGTTCAGCAGATATTTGATCTATTCTTTTAGTATTATAAAAAGTACCATCTCTTAAATCTTCCATAAGAGATTTTTTTAATTGTTCACCAGCAGTATATACTTGTGATTTTTTAGTATAATCCATCATCCTTTTATATGTTTGTTTATAATTAATAATATCAGAATAGGCTGATCTGAATAAATCGGCATTAGTCTCTTTAAAATCTTTGACTGAAGACATATTTTCTGATACATGATTAACAGTAGCATATACTATAGATTTTGCAACATTAGTACTATACCCTAATAAATTAGCCATCTTAGTACCTCCTTTACTATATAATTATTAGGATGTTAAATTGCGTAAAATATAGATACGGGAAACCCCGTATCTACAATGTTTAGAATAATATTATTTAGAAATAACTCTGATACTTTTATGTTCTTTTACATCTACATAGATTGTTTCTCTGATATCTTCACCTTTTTCATCTATTCCGATTTTCTTTGATACATGTCTCATTCTTGCAGGAACTTCTTTTTGGGCAATAGAGATATCAGAATCTTTTCTTTTTCCTAATGACATTTTTCTACCTGTATCCATATAAGTATTGACAAATTCTTTACTTACATTAATCATATGACCTGCATCATTTTTCGTATATTCATATTCGATAGCTAATTTCTCTGCTTCTGGTTGACTTATACCTGTAGTCTTAGATATAATTCCTCCTACCATAGAATCCATTTCTTCTGCTGGACATATATAATCTTCTACTCCATCTTTTCCATATACCGCAGCTTTAAAAGAACGGTCGTTTAATAATTCTTTCATAACCAAATTTTCTTCTTTTACGTTTACAGATCTTTGTGTTCTTCTTCCTTGAACCTCTTGTATAATTTGTTCTACTGACATATTTATTCCTCCTAATTTTTATTTAATATATAGTTTTTATTTTAGAATTATACTCTAAACATAAATCTTTTAAATCTGGATTTCTTTCCATTTAGAGATATGAATTTTGCTAGTTCTTCTGGTGTACTATTAGACACAAAATTCAAAAAGTTTTCTTTATAAGAGTTCATTTGGATACACCTCCTCAACATTCTATACTGCAATGTTTAGGTTAAGTTAAAAAAATATTTATTGAAAATCGAAACATGAGAATAATAAGAAAGGAGTGAGTAGTTTATGATATTTATAGACGAAATAAAATCTCTTAAGTTGTATAATAAACCTTTTTATCTTCCTATTAATCTAAAAGATAAGAAGAGAGGAAGTTCTGTATTTCTTTTAGGTAGAAATACCTATCCAGATGGTAGTGGTTATGCTGCTGCTGATATATTATCATCTAATCCATTACTTAATAAAAAATATTTCGAATCTTATTATATAGAAAAAGATGTTACTTTCTATATAAATAATGAAGGTTATGTAATGGTTGATAAAATGTCGAAAGTGTTAAATGAAGATAGTTTAGATAAGTTATCAACTGTATTTGGTACTGCATCATCATTAAGTATGAGACATTACAAGAATAATGGGACAGATGATGATCCTAATATCGACAAAGACGATAAAGGACAACCAAAATTAAAAGAAGGCGAAATAAATCCAGATGACACTAAAGACAACAAATTAAAAGCGGATGTATCTAAATCCGAGGACGCTGAACCAACAAATCCAAATAGTACAGATAGTAGTAATGATAATATAGATACAAATGAAGATGATAAATCTAAATTAAAACAAGATTCAAGAATAAATATATGGGATGAATTAGATAAGGTAGAAGAAAAAGGTGGAAATAAACATGAATTAATATTTGAATTAACATTCAAAGATTATGATAATAATTATGAATCTCCACGTTCTAGAAATAGTTTATCTAAATATTCTTCTATTAAAATACATGATAGTTCCCAATTTAAACATGTTAGAATAGGTAAGAATTATAACGGAAAAGCTTTTTATGATGGAGATGCTTTAGTGGGATATGTAAATGTAAATAAAGATAATAATACTATTCAGGCTATGGAAGTGTCTAAAGAGTATCAAGGAACTGGTTTAGGTTCTCAAATATTAAATTTTGCTATAAAAAACCTCAATGCGACGAATCTTACTGTAAATAAAAAGAATAAAGTTGCTATTAATATGTACAAAAAAAGTGGTTTTGAAAGTTATGATGAGACTGAATATATGTGGTTTATGAAATTAAATAATAGTAAAGTTGTAAAAGAACAAGTTATGAATGAGTTTTCTAGTTATGAAATGATAAGTGATTTTATGGGTATGATTAAACAAGCTAAAATAGATGCTTATAATAAAGAATGTCAAGAAAGAGCTTTACAAAATAGATTGATGTTAGAAAATGGAGTTATATCTGAAGGTAATTTTGAGCAAGAATTAGTTCCAGACGAATTTATAGGTAAAATAGAAGACTCTCTTACTGGTGGTTTCATAGAGTTTGTAAAAGAAGATTGTTCTGTTGTGTTGGGAATTAAGAGTGAGTTAGAATATATGAATGAAAATATAAATTCTAGTTATAAAAATAAAATTCATAATCTATTATATAATGATAGATTTAAAACTCCTAAAGAAGTTTTAAATCAGTATGATACTGTAAAAGAAAAAAATTCTGATATAAAATATACTTATTTAAATTATGATAAATATGTTGGAAAAAACTTGTTTATAGATTTATCTTTTTATAATGACTCTTTCTATAAAAATAATTCACTTACAAATGACAAAGCTGTAGATTTCTATATTGATTTTATAAAAAGATTAATATTAGATAAAAGATTAGATGGTATTTATAATAAGAGAACTATACTTATACCGTTAGACCATGTTATAGAAGATAAGAGAGATTTAATTTATACTCAAAGTATAAATATATTATCTTGTATTATAAGAATGATTAATGATAAACATCCTGATGGTTTATGGGATTTTAAAGGTATAGAATTTTTATTATTATCCAATAATGGATATATGAAATTTGAACCTGATAAATTGACTAAAGAAGATATTCCTAAATTTGAAAGTCTATTAATAAAATTTGTCAATAAAGAACCGATAGTTGATGATAGTAACATAAAAGATTCACCGCAAGCTATAGTCGCTAATATATCGGATAAAATTGAAACTTCACAAGGTATTAAGATACATAATCTTACAGGACAAAGTGGAGATAAGAATATAGATGATATAATTAATAAAGTATCAGATGTAGCATCTAAATCTATGTCAGAGGATGAAACTCTGGATAAATTAAATGATAATGATACAGATGATTTCAAGAATTTAGTTTTAAAAGCAGCTGTAACAAATGGTGAGGTAAAAATCAATGCAAGTAGACAAGCTAGATTAAATAAAGTACATGAAGAATTTATGAATGTAAAGATAAAGAATAAAACAGTAAAAGAATTATTATCTAAAGAAGATGAGAATAAGGAGTTACCCACTTTATCTTTAAATAATAAAATAGATACAGTAAATGAGGAGTGGAATGATTTAAAATTTGTGAATTTCAATACTGTGTATGATATAAATAAAGATATAGTAGATATTCTAAATTCATTATCTACTAAGAAAAATCCTATTATGGTTAGGGATATACAAATAGAAGATACATCAACTTCTGAAGATATGGTGGAGACATGGACTGTTAAAATGGAAGATGCACATGGTCAAAGATTTAGTTTCGTATTTGAATTACCTAAATTTAAAGATAAAAGTTCATTATTTCTAAGAGGTAATAAGAAAAAGATCTCTGGACAATATGTATTAATCCCTATATCTAAAACAGATGTTTATACAGCTCAAATTGTATCTAATTATAAAAAGATATTTATTAGAAGATTTGGATTGTCTGCTCCAGGAAAATCTTATCCAACTGCTGATTTGATTTATAAAACTTTATCTAAAAACGAATTTAAAGGATTAAAAATAACTCCAGGAGATAATACTAAAATATCTAATAAGTATGATCTTCCAATGGATTATATAGATTTAGCTACTATATATTCTACAATAGAAACACCTAATACTATTATATATTTTAATCAAGATGAAATTAATAAAAAATATAAAGATAAAATAGATAATAATAAAGGTTTACCATTTGCTGTAAATAAATCTAATAATAATATTATATATTGGAATGATAATGTTGTATTATCTGATATGATTTCTACTCAAATAAGTGTAGATATAAAAGATTATAAAGAATCTTTTGATTTACAAAAAACTAGTACTAAATACCATTATTCACAAGCAAGTATACTAGCATCAAAAATTCCATTAATTGTTGTATTAGGTTACAATGAGGGTTTAACAAAAGTATTAGATAAATCAAAGATAGTATATAATATGCAAGAAAAAAGACCTTCTATAAATAATACATTTGAAGATTACATAAAGTTTAAAGATGGATATATCGTCTATACCTTAACTTATGATTCTTCATTATTAATGAATGGGTTGAAAGAATGTAATACAGAGGACTATTCTTTAACTGAAATAGATAATCCTACGATGTTTTTAGATTTCTTAGATATTTATGGAGGTAGAATATTAGCCGATGGTCTGGATAACTTTTATGAGTTAATGATAGATGGGATAACAGAAGATGTATTAGAAAGATATAATTTACCGACAGATTATGTTACACTTTGCTTACTAGCAAATAAATTGTTAGTGGATAATAAGTATATAGCTCATACTAATCCTGAAAGTAATCGTTATAGAAGTAATGAATTACTAGCTGGTTATGCGTATCAATGTATAGCTACGTCTTATGGTGATTATAAGACATTTATTAAAAAGGGTAAGACTAAACCTATGACTATGAAGAGAACAGCTATTATAGATGCTATATTATTAGACTCAACTTGTGGGGATAAATCTGTATTAAATGAAATAATGGATTGGGAAGATGAATGTGCTTTATCTCATAAAGGTCTATCTGGTATGAACAATGATAGATCATATTCTTTAGATAAGAGAACTTATAATAAAAATATGATTAATCTTGTAGCTATGTCTACTGGATTTGCTGGTAATGTTGGAGTTAATCGTTCTTGTACAATAGATTCTAATGTTCAAGGGAAAAGGGGATATCTTAAAATAGATCATAATGAGGATCAGTATTCTATTACCAAGACATTTTGTCCTACAGAAGCATTGACTCCTTATGGAACTACTTCTGATGATCCTTTTAGATCAGCTATGACATTTATACAAACAGGTTCTCATAGTATGAGAGTTAAAAAAGGTATGCCTAATTTAGTTACTAATGGAGCAGACCAAGCGATGCCTTACTTTACATCAAACACATTCTCTTATAATTGTAAAGCTGATGGTGAGGTTGCAGAATTAACAGATTCATATATGGTGTTGAGATATAAAGATGGTACTCATGAATTTATAAGTTTAGAAGAAAAGGTAGAAAAGAACTCTAATGGTGGTATTTATATTACTATTAAATTAGACCCTTGTGTTAAACAAGGTCAAAAAATAAAAGCTAAAGATATAGTTGCTTATGATAAATTATCATACTCTAATAAAGTTGGGGATGGACGTAATCCTGCCTACTCTGGTTATGTAATATGTAAAATGGCTGTAATGAATACTGAGGAAGGTTATGAAGATAGTACAGTCATTTCTGATTGGTTATCAGATGCAATGGCTTCTGATGTTGTAATAAAGAAAGAAGTTATAATACCTAAAGATTCTAATATTCTTTCTATGGTAAAGAAAGGTCAACCTATTAAAGAAGGAGATTCTTTAATGGTATTCCAAAATGCATATGATCAAGAGGATGTAAATATATTATTAAAGAATTTATCCGATGATGAGGATGGTATTTCTGAATTAGGAAGAATTCCAATTAAATCTCATGTTGAAGGAATTGTACAAGATATAAAGATTTCTAGAACAGTAGAAATAGATCAATTATCTGAATCATTACAAAAAATAGTTAAAGCGTATGAAAAACCAATTAGAGATAAAAAACAAATATTAAGTAAATATGATATTCCTAATAATGGTTTATTAGATGCCGATTATAAATTAGATAGTACTGGTAAATTGAAGAATGTAGATGAAGGTTTATTAATAGAAATATTCTGTAAGTATGAAGATAAGCTATCTACAGGTGATAAGCAGGTGGCATACTCAGCATTAAAAGGAGTAGTTAAAGGAATGTATCCAAAAGGGATGGAACCTTTCAGTGAATTTAGACCTGATGAGAAAATACATACAATTACCGCTGTGGAAGGAATTTTAGCTCGTATGATTGGCAGCCTTGAAAAAGTAGGTAGTATAAATAAAGGTTTAATAGAATTGGATAGATTGGTTAAAGACAAACTAGGAATTAAATGGAAATATCTAGAAGAGATGATGGAAAACTAATAATGCAATAACTTAATATAGGAGGGAAAACCCTCCTATATATTTTAACTTTATCTACAATTATATATTATTATATTGAATACATATATTATATTTTAGAAGGAGGACTAATATATTATGAACATATTTCAAGTAACAGCTCCATATGATCAATATACAATAATAATAACAGAAGATATGATAAAAGTTTTAGAACAAGAGGTATTAGATGAATTAGGTGAAACATCTATGATAACTGTTTGGTTAGATGGTAAGGTATTAGAAAAAATTAAAATAGAAAATGATGTAGTTTCTTATGATGAAATTTATCTTAAAATAATAAAATATGAGAATAAGAAAGGAGAATGATTAATATGATAAAAGAGGTATTTCCACACAAATTTGAAATTATAAAAGGTGAGGAGGGTAATTTAAAAATTAAAATTGAAGATAGACATGGTAAAAGAGGAGTATCTAAAATAAAAATGAAAGATGGTACAGATGCTAATATATTTATTATTAATGAAGATGTTGGAGTACTCAAAAATTTTATAATATGTAAATTAGAAGATGATAATAAAACATGTAATATTATATACAGAATAAATGTAGATGTAGATAAATTGGTTGAAGATAAAAAAGTTATATACGATTACATAAAAGAAATAAAAGATGATGGTCAAACTGAATTACTCACATTTATGTTTCATGTTTTAAAACAACATAGAAAATATGAAATGTTTCGTACTGATAGGATTAAAGGAGAATCAGATCACCCTAAATCAAATAAATAATTTATAATAGAGGGGAATAGATTCCCTTCTTTATTTTTTGTGTAAAAGCATTAATATATGATTATATATTATATAGATGAGTAAATATATAATATTTAATTTGAAGGGGAGATTTAAAATGATAGAAAATAATTTTAAACAAAGTAGAGAAGAAATATTAAAAAGAATTTCAAAAGAACTTAGAGTTCCATTAATACCAATAAAAAGATTAAAAGTAATTGAAGATGATAATGTATTGGCTAGATTTAAATTAACTATATCTAAGGAATATGTATCTCAAGTAATAGGTGATTTATATAACCTTACATATAAAGGTTTAAATGATGATATTATAATTGCTTCAAAGAATATAGATAAAGCCTATATAATATTTATCATGAAATATAAACTGAAAGGTAAATTAAAAGAAATATTAAAATCAAAAGTAGGGAGTTATAATTTATCTAATAGTAAATTAGATAGATTAGCTAAAGATAATATTCCAACTAATACAATAGATAGAGTAAGTACTAAAGAAAAGTATTTAAACAAGATATCTTCTATGATACCAGTTGAGGGTTTAGAAAAAATTTCTAATTTAATAGATGAATTGGGTGAAGGTGAATATTTCCATTATAAGGAGATGTTTAATAATTTTTGTAGAATGAAATTACCAGAATTAGAATATTCATGTTTAAGATGTAATGGTAGGGATGTAATTGGATGTAATTGGAATCGTGATTTTACGATACAAATGATAAGAATTATGATAGATTCATCTGATCTCAGAAAAGAGACTAAAACATTATATTTAAAATTTGTAAATTTATTATAATATTATTACATAGGAGGATTTTATTCTTCCTAATTTTTTTATGATTATATATTATATATATGAGTAGTATATAGAAATTATTATAAAGGAGTGTTTATAAATGATTTGCGAGAGACTATTAAAAGATATAAAAAGACAAGATATAGGTATAGGTAAGGTAGTAAACCAGAAGGAGCGTTATTCCACTCTATGATTTTAGTTGATGGTAAACGAACTGGATTGTTTACTGTTAATATGAATAATCAAACAGATAAAGTTAATATTTTTATAATACCAGAGATAGGAAATAAATTTGATGGTAATATCTTGATATGCAAGTTAGAAGAAGACAACCGTTGTTACATATTATATAAAATACATATTTCAATTTTTGATTTATTAGAAAGTGATTACTATAGATTTTTATACTCTACAGAAATATTAAAAGATAATGAAAAAGGAATAGGAGTTGTATTTTTATCTACATTAAGAGTGAGAAAAAGAATACTTACTAGGTTTTATAAAGGAGAGATTTAATATGAAAAATAATAAAGAAATTATGACATCAATGACTTTAAGATTATCTTTAGAAACAAAGAATAAATTTTCTAAATGGTGTAGAGTTGGAAATATAACTCAGGGTGATGGTTTAACTAAGTTGTTTAATAATTATAAGGGAGATAATTCAATTGATGGTATTAATGAAGATACAAATAATATCACTTTATTATTAAGATATCAAGATTATATAAATGATAAACATTTAGAATCAAAAAGATATATATGTAATGATGGTGAGGTTTTATATAAATCTAAAATAAATAAAATTTATATAAATAATATTGAGGATAAATGGAAGCATACGTTATCTGAATCTGGTTATGAATTTATGTCTTATGATTTTAAATTAATAAAAGAGAATGATAAGGATAGATATTTAATTCATCAAAATTTTTATATAGGAAATGAATATAAAGCGGTATTTAATATAATGAATATACATATAGTGAAAGATTATATTGATATTATAAAGATAATAGAAAAATATACTAGAGAAGAAGATAAAGATAAAATTGAAATGTTGCTTGCTAAAGAAATGACCGACGAAGAATTTGAAGATTATCTTAATAAAAATTAAATTTAAAGGAGAGATTTAAACATGACTTTATCAACAAACAGATTAAAACTAATCAGAAGTTTTAAACAATTAACACCAGATGTTTGTAAAAATGAAACAGATAATATTATCAAAGAAAGAAGATTAAAATGTATAAAGTATTTAGAATCTTTAGATACTGAAAGGATATTGGAAAATGAAATAGATAAAGCTTTTGATATAGATAATGGTAAAATCGAATATGAAATTGAGGAGGATGAATAAAATGGATAAAGATTTATCTATTAAATCTATTTTCGATAAATTAAAAATAGTGAAATTACACTCACCATTTGAAGATTATTTGATTAAGAACAATTTACATTATACTAAATATCTTGATACTTATAGTATAAGTAATTCAAATTCTGATATTAATAAAATAATATTAAATAAATCTTGTGTTAGTATTAATATTATTTCAGATATAAATGATATGGCAGAGGAGATGAAAAGGTTAAATGATATAGTGAAATTATTAGAGTATTATTTTAAAGTAGAAATGTATAAGAGTATTAGACCAGAATTTTGGAAAGGATAAAATAAATAAGGAGTTTGATTGGAGAGATGAATAAGAAAAAGTTTATATCGTATCTTAAACATAATGGTTTTAAAGTAATAGATAAAGATAAAGAAATATTTATAGGAACAAATAATCCAGCTAATATTACTAATGTAGGAGTTACTTATAATTATATTACTCATAAAATATTTATAGAGGAATTTAGAGATATATCTATAGAGGATTTATTAAACATATGTATTGTAATAGATGAATATAATCATGTAGAACAATTCTTTGATACTGAAGGAGTAACAGAAAAGTTTAAGAATCCTTTAAGTATATTTATGTGTAAGAAAAATAAATATGAGGAGTATGAACAAGAGTTTCAAAAGTTTGTATTGGAATTGGAGTGTTGTAATAATAAATATAGAGAAAGTAATATAAAATTGATTGATGGGTTATTTATAGATACTAGAGGTTTATCTATAAAGAATAAAATAAAATTTCAAATAAAAAAGTCAGAAGAAATAGATGATAAGACTAAAGAAATTTATGTAACTTTAGCAGAAAAGAAATGTAAATAAGAGGGGATGAATTAAATATGAGTAAAAATTTATGTATATTCTGTGTAAATCAAAAAGAATGTAAATCTTGTAAAGATGAAGATAAACTTATTCCTAATGATAATATTATTAGTTATTTTAAAATGAGCCATGATTATGTAGATGGAACAGTAGTATATGAATATTATTACGATTCTTTGAATAGTAATTTAAAATCCACTAAGTCTGTAATTATGAATGATACTGAGAGATGTCCATATTGTGGTAACATTAAACTTACTATTCAATCTAAAGAAGATATATACACAACAATAGGATCTTGTTGTTTATGTGAAGGAGCTATCAATGAAATAAAATATAATGAAGATTTGAAGAAGTTGAATGATGAATATAATAATAATAAAAATGATTTATTAAATAAATACAAAGACTTATTAAAGTATGATTTACAAACGTTATTTGAGATTAAACAAAGAGTTGAATTAAAAAGATTTAATTTCTTCAATAAAGATTCAACTTATAATACTTTGAATACATTCGGAGGAAAAGATTCAATGAAAATAGAAGATATATTATTTTAACTTAATAGGGGAGTTGTTCCCCTATTATTTTTTATATTACATAGACATAAACTTTGTATTAGGGAGAGGAGGGATTTAATATGTTAATAAATAGAGTTTGGAATATGCCATCTAAAAATACTTTTGAAATTCTACCTATAAAACAATTAATTTCAAAATATATAATTGGTAAAGAGGTGGTTATAGATCCTTTTGCTAATAAAAATACTATAGCAAATATAACAAACGATCTAGATCCTCAATATGATACTATATTTAATAAAGATGCTGTAGATTTCTTAAAAATAATACCATCAGATTCAGTTGATATGGTACTATACGATCCACCTTATTCATCTAGGCAAGTGTCTGAATCTTACAAGAAATTAGGAATGAGTGTAGATAAAACTACAACTCAATCTAGTTATTGGAGTGAGCAGAAAAAAGAGATAGCAAGAGTTACAACAAAAGGTGCTATAGTTATTTCTTTTGGTTGGAATAGTTGTGGTGTGGGAAAGGTCAGAGGTTTTGAAATTATAGAAATATTAATGGTCAGTCATGGTGTCATGGTGGGAATCATTATGATACAATATGTACAGTAGAACAAAAAATAATATAAGAAATGAGGAATTAAAAATGAAATCATATGAAGAACAATATTTAGAACTATCAGAAAACATTTTAAAAGATGGATATTATGATAATAATAGAACTGGGGTCTCTACATATAAATTACCACATCAAATTATACAAGTTAATTTAGAAAATGAATTTCCTATATTAACATCTAAATTCGTTGCATTTAAAACTGCTGTTAAAGAGCTTCTATGGATTTTTAAAGATCAATCTAATATAGTACAAGAACTAAAAGATCAAAATGTTAATATATGGAATGAGTGGGAAATGGAAGATGGTACTATAGGAGAAAGTTATGGATGGATTGTTAAGAAATATAATCAAATAGATACACTTATAGATGCTTTAAAAAATAATCCACAAGATAGAAGAATGATGATAAATTTATGGCAAATACCACACTTAGATAAAGGTGCTCTATATCCATGCTGTTTCCAAACCTTATGGGATGTTACTGATGGAAGATTAAACTGTATGCTAATACAACGTAGTGCAGATACACCATTAGGTTTACCATTTAACACAACTCAATATGCTGTACTTGTACATATGTTAGCTCAAGTAACAGGTCTAAAAGTTGGATTGTTTACTCACGTAATAAATAATGCTCACATTTATGAAAATCAAATAGATGGAATGAATGAGCAATTATCTAGAAAGAATGATTTATATAATAGTCCTACATTTTGGATAAATCCAGAAATAAAAGATTTTTATGATTTTACATCAGACGATGTAAAACTTATAGATTATAAACATCATAGTGCAATAAAAATGCCAGTATCAGTATAAAGAAAGAGGTGTAAAATTTTGATAAGAATTGTAGAGGATTCTATATTCAATGCAAAGGAAAATATAATTTGCCATCAAGTAAATACGCAAGCAAAAATGGGTAGTGGGTTGGCATTAGAAATGAAAGATAGGTATCCAGTGGTGTATAATGATTATATGAGACTATGTGAAAAGCATTATAAAGAGAATAAACCATTATTAGGTATATGTCAATTAGTATCTGTTAATAATACTAAATTTGTAGCTAATTTATTTGGTTAAGATTTTTATGGTAATGATAAAAAATATACTAATTATAATGCATTAATAAGAGGTTTTACAAGATTATTTCTAAATGCTAATTGTGATATAGCAATACCTTATCTAATTGGATGTGATAATGGTGGAGGAGATTGGAAGAAGCTATATAATATAATTGAAATATTAGCAGAGGATTTTCCATATAATGTAGTAATATATAAATACCATCCATAAATACAATATAAGGGATTAATCCCTTATATTTCATAAACTGGTTAAATATAATAAAAAATAATTACGTAATTCACATTAATTTAAAAGAAATAAATCCATAATTAGATTCGTAATTATAAATAAGAACTAATAATCGTAGATAACTGATAAGAACAGACAAGAAGGGAGTATCAATATAAAATGTAAATGGGGTATATAAATGAATAAAAATGATTTATTAAAATCCATATCAGAACAAAACAGAATATTACATAAAGTATCAGAAAACAATACTCATGAAATAAAATCTACAAGTAGATTAAAAACATTATCACTTACATTAAAAGTAGAAGAAACAAGATTACCTAAACCTAATGGAGTAATGCCTATAATAAAAACATTACAAAATATATCAGAAGAACTATATATAAGTACTAAAGAATTAGTAAATAAGGATAGATATAATCTAAGAAGAGTAACTAAAGAAATACAAGATTACTCATTAGAGATGGTAGAATTAATACAATCTTATAATAATTACATAAGATTTATCATGGATAATGATATGAAGATTGAAAAAACAATAGATGAATTTACAGAAGAAGATATAAAAGAATGGTCTAAACCCAAATAACTATATAAAGGAGTATTTAACTCCTTTATATTTTATATCAAATTTATTTATAATTGTATATTATAGTATTGTAAACAGTATATTGTATATAAATAAATTATAATGAAGAGGAGACGATTAAAATGACAGTAATTTTAGGAGTAGTAGACAAGAGAAGCAAAACGGTACATATCATGGGTGATTCAATGGTTAGTAGAGGCGAAAGTATTGCATATGAAATTAATAAAATTTGGACTTCTAATGATTTTGTAATTGGAAGTGCTGGTTCATTAACTATGATACAATCATTAAAAAGACAATTACATTTTCCATCACAAAAAGATATTGAAGATAATAATTTGACTATTGATATTGATTTTATGGTAAATCAATTATGTCCAGCAATCAAACAATTAGTCAAAAATAATAATTTATCTGAAAATGATTTAGCTGATATTCTAGTAGGATATAAAGAAGACTTATATTACATAACATCATATTTTAACGTAATAAAAATAAGAGAGTATCAATCTATAGGTTCTGGTTGTACAAGAGCAGAAGCAGCATTTCAAAATTCAAATATACAAGATATAGAAAAAGCATTATTCCATTCAATATTATATGCTACAAAAAATATAAGATCTTGTAGTATGCCTGCTTATTGCATAAACACTAAAGATAAACAATTTAAGAAATACGATTCAAATGGACATTGGACATTAAGTAAGGTTGATGAACAATGGTAGGCAATTATATATTCTTAGACATAGATGGAGTACTTAGTACCTTTAGATTTATAGATTATCAAGTAAAAAATCATGAATGTGCTCATGAAGATGCAGACTTAAATTTTGATCCTATATGTATGAAAAACTTAAAACTATTAATGTCATATATGAATAATCCTAAGATATGTATATCTTCATCATGGAGAAATAGTAATACTGGTTTAAAAGATATAGAATTAAATTTAGAATTATATAATATCATATTTGATAAACTATATGAAACTCCAGACTTAAGTAAATCATCAAGAGCTGATGAGATACATAAATTTATAACAGATAATTATATTGATATTAGATTATCTAATATAATTATACTAGATGACGAAGATATTATTGGACATGACTTAGAAAAGTTTCATATTAAATGTGATGATTATAATGGTTTTAATAAGGAATGTTTAAAAAAAGCTGCTGAATTAATAGATAAAAATAGAAGATTAATTAAATCAAATATAGAAAAATTAGCACCACCAAAACCTAAAGCACCAGAACCAAAAGCTATTAAAGAAAGTATATTTAAATTAAAATGGAGGTAGATTATAATGACATTTTATGAATTTGGAATTAAAGATTTAGTAAGTAAAGGTATGTTTGATATTCAAGCAACAGAAGTTATGAATAGAGTAGTTATAGATAGTAAAAATAAAGATAGTGCTAATAATGCAATGAATGGTAGATGGGATGATAAAGTCGAAGATTATCCACCTACAATGTCAGTGGTATTATCTATAGCAATAGAACCAATCGCATTAGAATGGATAAAAGATACATTACCTGAAGCTTGGTTCAGACCAATGTTTGATAAAGATCATCCTGTAAGAAAACAATTCGAAGAAAATAAGAAGGGGGACAAATAATATGTCAGAAGTAAAACAAGTTATGAATCCTGTAGTTAGATATCAATTAGAAGATAGAGAAAACTCAGAATTTTTAACAGATGTAGGTACACCTAAAGATATATATGAACAATTGTTTACCGAAGAAGAGATAAAAGATCTAAGTTTATCATATTTGTCAATGGACGATGCTATGAGTATTGCAGTTGAAAAGAAGAATGTAAAATTTATACCTATTCATGAAATAGAAACATGTATTCATGGAAGTACTAGTAATTTATATAATTTCACTTCAACTGAGGTTACTCTAAATAGTCCAACAAGTGTAAATACAACTAATATATCACCTTTACATATAAATGGTCAATTGATTACTCATATAGAATTCATTGGACCTGATTTAATTACAACACATAAATATTTCTACAATACTGGAGATGAGTATACACCTAGTGGGTTAGATATATCATTCATACCTAACTGGTATAATTTGGTTGTTAAAGAAAAATTTATCCCAGAAGACAAAGGTCATATTCAATATGATATTAATGATCGAATAATGAAAATAATATTGGATGGAAAAGAATACGTAGTTCAATATATTATGCATGGAATTAGAATATTAGATGAATGTAGAGAGATACTTTCTATATCTAAAAGAATATCTAATGAAGATATGTATATTCATTTAAAAGTATTTCTAAAGAATATACAAGAAAATAATATAGTTGAAGATGAACCTGATCCACAAATAACTAATATACCTTTAATATGTCTTGATGATATGAATGATATAGACTCATCTGTTATAAATTCAGCTATAAAATTATATTCAGAAAATCGTAATAAATTATGTACTTTTAATAGTAGATATATTTCTGATAACAGAGGCTTTGCTAGTCTAGAAAATAACAGAATATTATGTGATATAAATTCATATCATTTTCATAAAGATCAATCTGATGAAGATAATATGATTACTATTACTTTAGAAGATGCTAATAAATTGAATTTTGATATAACAGCTTATTCTGCTTATTTTAAATTGAAAAATACAAACGATTCAAAAAAATGGATTGAAGCTATATTCTTGTTAGAGAATAATTAATTGGAGGAATGAATTATGAAAAATTTAAATAAAGACAACTTATCATTTTTAGCTGGAGGTATTTTATTAGGGCTAGCTATATCGAAAGGTATTGAAAAAGTCAAAGAGATGATTGTTAAAGAGAAAATAGAAGAGGTTAAAGAAGATTTAGATAAATTAGAAAAGCATATAGAAGAAGTAACAAACTAAATATAAAAGAGGACTCTTTTGTCCTCTTTATTTTTTGAGGAGGAATTTAATATGAATATTATAAATAAAATAAAAGGTATGTTTAAAAAGGAAAATAATAAGGAAGGTGAAGTTTATTCTGAAATTATATATATGAACGATCATATATATAATATATCTACAGCTTTAGGGATGGATATAAAATCTACATATGAAGACAGAGTCCAATATATGATCAATAATATAAAAGATGAATCTTTATTTTATTTGTCCAATATCATAATGTATGTAAAAGCTTCTTATAATAATACTAATCTTTTAGAATTCATACCATTATGTAGTAATATGAAATATATATCAGCACAAGCTATAGATATAGAAAAAGGGGAAATTCACTTTTTAATGTGCGGAGATATTTCTCATTATAAAAATTTATTTAGAAATTCCGATAATGTGAATAATAAAATATTATTATCTGTAAAAGAACAATTATATCAAGTAGAATCAGTTTATTTTAATGACTTTATAAAAGATGGATTAATGAAATATGATTCGTTCTTAAATTATAACCCTACAGAAAAAATAAACATGACATTTAGACAAAATGGGTTTACTATCTTAGATATAGACAACTATGATAAGATTCAATATATATTGAGACAAAAAGAAATATTTAAAGATATACAATTCAGATCAATATTAGACCTACTAACCATAACATTCAAAAGTCAATCTGAGGTTCTTAATATTCCTTATAAGGAGATATATAAAGAGTTTAATGAAGATCTACTTGATACTATTAAGGATAGTGTTTTAGATTATATTAATCATCCTGATAATAGCACAAGGGAGACTATAGAAACAATATTACAACCATCATATAAAAAAATGATAGAATATGCTGATAAAAATGTAGAGCAAAAAGAATTTTATGAAGATGTAGATGAAGTAGTAAACTATATAGATTAAAATATAAATATAATTGTATATTATAATAATGTAAAGGAGAACCATAATATGAAAAAGTTTATGAATAGAGAACCAAATATAATAAAGGAGGATATATTAACAAATTTAGAATTAAGAAAAAACATAATAAGTTTAAATGAAATTAAACCTGTTGAAATACCATTAAATTCTATTAATAGTGAATATATTGGGTCTGATTTTTATAATATAATGTCACTACTAGGTCCATATATTAAACTCATGATAAATACTAACAATATAACAAAAGAAACTTTATTGGAATTAAAAGATACTGGAAAATTAACTCAATATGATTATGATAAATTAATTTATTATGTAAAATAAATTTATGGGGGATTTATATGAATAAACGGTTAAATAATTTAAAGGTTTTTAGGTCCTGTATAGGAGTTTGGTTTATAGCAGGATGTATCGCATTGATTATGGTTATTATAATATCAATAATAAGTAAACCTACCATAAACAGAGGTTTAATTAAATTTTACAGTCTATACATAGCAAATATAATATTTGCATCTCTATCACTTATACTTATAAATAAAAAGATACATAATTTTTATAAAAATTTATTTAAGGAGGTAAGTTAAGGTTGGATTATATTTACTTATATCACAACTTTATACAAGAAGTTTTTACATATCTGAAGAAAACCATATTAGTAGACTTTCCATCAATGAAATTGGATATTAATTATGATACGGTGTTTGAAAGTAAATATGCTGGTAATATATTTAATAAAATAACAGTTTATATGGGAGTAAGAATGAAAGACCAAAACTTTTATAATGTAATATATATGAAGAATCAAATATTATATAGTCTATTTCATGAATCCATACATCAATTAGAATTTACAGATCCTCAAAGATATGTAAGTGATAGAAAATATAAAATGAATGTGGAACGAAATGTTGACTATACCACGATGCATTATATAAATGATAACAATCTAGAATTACAAAGAATATTTAATATAATAGTGTATGAATATAATATTGATACTTTATCTAATCATTATGATAAAGGTGGAGTGATTATCAATAGAAACAATATTGATATGAAGTATTTTAATAAGCTTATTAACAAATTTATAGATATATCTAATATTCAAATATATAACATGTTTATGAAATACGGTAGGATAAGGATACATTTTGTATTAAATAATGAATCTCTAGTAGATCAATATACAATTAGAGATGACTTTGTATTGGATTTTGAAAAAATGAATACTATTATGGTCAAATATATGTATCAGGGTTATGTGCAAAGAATATACAGAGGCACATTATTAGAAAAGAAAGATGAAGTTATATTTAGTATATTCATGAATAATGATAATATAAAATTTATGGAAAGAGGTTGATTAAAATGAAATTTTTAGAATGGAGTGAAAAGGTAAAAATTGATATTAAAAAAGAAATAAGATTAATGTTTATAAGTAATAATATGGGATATTATTTAGAGAATGAATTAGATATGATAATGACGTCTAATATATATTCTATACATTCTAGTTGTTTATTTGGAATAAAAGAAAGTGATATTGGTGTACAAATATCCATCCCAGAGATAAAGAATATAAGAATAATAAAAGATTATGTTCAAAATTATATAATATCAGAATTGATACTTATAGATATTCCTATAACTACTATTGAGCTTAGAGAATTAACTAAAAATATAAGAGTAATAATAGAAAAAACAAATTTAGAATTAATTTAATAGTAAAGAGAGGATTAGTTTCCTCTCTTTATTTTAAAGGAGATTATTATGATAAAAATTGATGAAAAACACACTAGTTTAGATTATATGAAATTTATATATAATATTATAACTACATTTAAAATGAATGATAAATCTATAAAACATTTTAGAATAAATGTTCAGTTAGGTGAAGATGTAGATATGAGAGTATCTTATGTATATGGAGATTATATGTTATTTGATGTGATAGATATAATAATAGATAAGGATATAAATAAACTTGTAGAAAATATAGAAAAATCATCTCCTGATTTTATAAAATTTATAAGTTCTTTAATTAAAGAACCTACAGTTTTTGATTTATTGATTATTACTATTTTACATGAAATCGGACATTTAAAATTATCATTAAAATTATCTAATAACGACAAATGAGATTATATGAACAAGATTAACCATACCTTAGAAGTTTCTATAGAAAATATATTCAATTCATCAGAAAAAAAATATAGATTATTGGTACAGACTATTACCAAAAGAGGTATACAGTGATATGTATGCTTATTCTAATTTTATAAAAGTACATAAGATGTTAAATAAAGAAAAAATAGTAGATAGTATAATAGAATTACCACACTTATTAGAAGACAGATCTGATGTTAATATAGTAAATAAAATAATATCACAAAAATTAAATTTTAATAAATATATTATTACATATGGTAAAGAAAATATAATAAACACAAAAGAAAAATCTATTAAGATAAATTTGAAAGGAAATTTAAAATATAAAAAAGAATTAGATAATTTTATAAATAGTTTTGGTAATCAAAAAAGAGTAATTCAAAGTCTTATATATAAATTATCAATATTACAAGAATATATATTCCTTGAAAGTGATTTATATTATATTTATAGAAATTTATTAAACAATATTGGAACATGTTTTGATTTGGAAGTAATTGATATGAATAGATATGCTGAATTGATGGCAGTAATAAATTTATTTGAGTATATTGATAAAATAAACAAAGTAGATATATCTGATTTAAGAGAGGATTAGTTTCCTCTCTTTATTTTTTACATTTAATATAAAATAATTATAGTTATCTGTTTAGAAAATAACAATATAGGTATATACATATCATTTGGTATATGGTTTATATGTTTTCACAGCTATCCCAAATAGGTACTAAAAAGTAGTTGTAACTTTCTATTGTTAGATTCACATAAATGTAAAAGATAAAACACAAATAGAAAAGTAAATAGATTAATAAATAAATCATTAGAAAAATATATTATTAGATAATAAAATTCATTATTATAGATACAAATAAATAAGAAAATCATAAACCACATTTATTAATCAGAATGATTAATAAATAAAATTGAACTTGAATATAGCATAATACAACAGTTCAACTGAAATACAAGCAAAGATACTGACTTGGTCTTCAGACCAAGTAAAATGAAGAACGATACTGATATTCCATAGAAAGTTTTAGTATAGATAATAAGAATGAGAAAACAATAACTTATCATATTGTATTGGCTTATGACGATTTCAATATAGAAGAATATTTAAATAAAAAGATGAAAACTGAAGGAATAACATCATTTGAGATATCTAGAATAGTATCTAACAAAGAACAATAATTATACTATTACGAATAATTGATAAGGGTTTACACTCTTATCTTTTATTTTTTATATATTTAGTATATTATCTATACTTATCAAATAGATAAGCTGAATAATATATTTATATACATAAGGACAAACATTAGATTACAATATATAGAAGAAAAGGGAGATGTGTATTATGAATATTATAAAAAGAGATGGAAGAAAAGAAGTAGCAGTATCGCATAAAATAATAAATGCAATGATAATGTCTACTAATGGTCAAAAAGGATATGATCATTATAAATTAACATGTTTGGGAATGAGTTGTTTAGATGAAATAATAGAAAAGTATGGAAATGATTCTACAATAGAAGTAGACACAATTCATGATGAAGTAATAGATTTTTTAAAGAAAAATCATTTATATGAATTAGCAATAAACTATTCTGAATATAGAGATGATAGATCTAAATGTAGGATGAAGAATAGTGAATTAATGAAAATGGTATCAGGTTTATCAAAAGAAACTAATCGTGGAAATGCAAATGTGGGTAATAATTTTAGTTCGAAATTATTAATGATTGCATCTGGTGCAAATAAATGTAGTGTACTAGGAGAAATGCCAAAAGAAATAGCAAGACTTCATGAAGTAGGAGATCTATATTATCACGATTTAGATAGTTTTAACCTTACCACAAATTGTTTACATATACCAGCAGCTAAGACACTTAGTAAAGGCTTTAACACTGGTTATGGATACATTAAACCTCCCCAAAGGATAGAATCAGCATCAGATTTAATCTGTATACTAATACAATCCGTACAGAATAATTGAATTGTTCCCTCATATGGTAACATATGTTGAATAACCCTGTGAACCTAGATATCTAGGGTGTGTATATAAGTCTAGAGATATATGCTAACGGTAGAAGTGAAATAAGATTGATTGCACGACAATTGTAATCCTTTGAGAAATAAGCGAATAAGCTTCGTAAGAGAGCCTGAAGATCCTTTGATAACTTCTAAGGATAGCTGGTAATAGCCGTGCTAAATTACATAATTAATATTATGTATAAATGTGAAACGAGTATCTGAAATCTATACACTAAGAGTTGTCTTAGTTGAAAATAAGGTATTAGAAATAATACACGAAGAAAGTAAGAGTAGGGATAAGTTTAGAGACTTATATGGTATATAATAATTGGTTTTATTATATGTCACCGAAGTGCAGGGTATCCTATAACAAATACTTATAGGATAATGATATAGTCTAGTCCGATAATTTTAAATTATGTTAAAGTATCACGAAAGTGACGGTATAATAGGATCAATACGGTGGAGTAAGTATTCCTGATCTAGATAATACGTTAGGATTCTTTGTAAATCTAACAAAAGCAGAAATTCTAGAAGAAATGAATGAAGATGAAACAGAAGTAACAAAAGACAAATTAGATAGAAAAGTAAGAAAGAAAACTAGACAAGCTATGCAAGGTATTTGTTATAATCTTAATACAATGCATTCAAGAGCTGGTTCACAAGTTCCTTTCTCTTCAGTTAATTTAGGATTACCTTTAGATGATGACGCTGCATTAGTGTGTGAGTTATTTTTAGAAGAATTTGATAAAGGAATGGGAAAAGGAAGTCCTCTAATTTTTCCTAATGTTGTCTTTACTGTTAAAGATGGTGTAAATAGGAAAGAAGGAGACCCTTATTATTATCTATATAAATTAGCATGTAAAGTTGCATCTAAGAAGATGAATCCAACTTTCTTAAATATAGATGCTGATTTTAATTTAGAATATTATAATAAAGGTATTGTTGCACAAACTATGGGTTAGGTTACGAGCAGCCCATATAAAACCTCATGAACCTAGAAATCTAGGGTGTATATACGAGTCTAGAAGTATATGCTAACGGTAGAAGTTGAATAAGATTGGTTATAGAAAAGTGATTATAACCCTACTAGAAATAGTAGTCCATAAACGAAGTAGCTTCGTAAGAGAGCCTAAGGTCCTTTTTTAATAAGGATAGCTAGGGAATACCGTGTCTGTTAATATAATTTTTATTATAAAAATGAGATGTAACGACTAGTTGAAATCTATATATCAGAGAGAAATACTTTGATTGAAAATAAGGTATAATTAACATTATACACGAAGAAAGTAGACGTAGCAAGAAACTCGGTGAAAGTCCGTAATGCGAAGTATGAGGCTTATTATATATGGTAACAGTATATAATAATGAAGAGATAGTCTGTTTAATATTAAAATATTATTAAGCGTGTCGTACTCAAGTATTGTCGAATATAAACGGGTCTGCTGGACCTACAGGTAGGGGGAATATTGGAAATACAACGATGAATCTACCAAGATTAGGAATCTTATCTAATAATGATATAGATAAATTCTTTGAATTATTAACAAATTTATTAGAAGAATGTAAGAATTCCTTACTATATAGAAAAGATGTATTATCAAATCTAAAAGTAAAAGATCTACCATTTATAGCAGGGCAAGAATTATTCTTAGGATCTGAAGGATTAAAAGAAACAGATTCTATATTACCTATATTAGAACAAGGAACTTATGGTATGGGATTTGTAGGGTTAGCAGAAACTCTAGTAGCTTTATTAGGAGTGCATCATGGACAAACATTAGAAGCTAGAGAATTAGGTGAAAAAATAAATGGTTTTATAAGAGAGAAAGCAGATTATTATACTACTAAATACTCCTTAAATTTCAGTGCATATGCTTCTCCAGCTGAGGAAGTATCTGGGAAACTTTGTAAAAGTGATATAAAGAAATTTGGTATTATAGAGGGTGTAAATGATAAAGAATTCTATACAAATGGATTTCATATACCTGTAGATTTCCCTATATCAATTATGAATAAAATACAAATAGAAGCACCTTATCATAAAATGTGTAATGGTGGTCATATATCATATATAGAGGTAGATGATTATCCAACTCCAAAATTAGTTGAAAAGGTTGTAACAAAATCATTCACTGAAACTAATATAGCTTATATAGGAATCAACTTTCATATAAGATATTGTAAAGAATGTGGAACTCTTTTACATGGAGAATCAAAATGTGATTGTGGGTCTACTAGTATTCAAGGTATTTCTAGACTTACAGGATATTTAGGTCTTGATGAAAGATTTGGAGAGACAAAATCAAAAGAAAGATCTTTAAGAATTAATCATAATTCAGATCATGCAAAAGTATATAATAATGTAAAGAAATAATCTAATAGAAACAGGAGAAATCCTGTTTCCTTTTTTGTAAATAAAAAATATTATAGTTATATATTATATCTATGAAGAAAGGGGATTAAAAGAAATAAAATGATAGAAGAAATTATAAACGGAGATTCAGACCCCAGAGATTTATCATTAAATAATTTAAAGGAGGATTTAGTATTAGAAATAAATTATGAATTTTATAGTGAAAAATTAAATAAACTTAAACTTATAATTGGATATGAAAAATTATTTATTAATAAAAATCTATCTAATACTAATAACGATTTGTTATCTATTAGAAGAAAACAAAATATGATAAACGGGTTGAATTTTGTTATAGACAAAATCGACAGTAGATTACGACGTCTTAAATACATACAATACGAATATGTAGAAGAAAATTAAAATAAAAGGGCAATTATTGCCCTTTTATTTTTAATGAGATAAACAAAGGAGGGTAATAAAATTATAAAAGAGGTGTGAAGAATGCTTGAAAAATTATTAAAAAACAAAATTGATATTCATGATTTATCAGATAAGCAAATGAAAATACTTGTAGAGGATATATGTAAAGTAGATTGCATATTAACTCTAATACATATCAAATGTATATTTACTTTTGAGAAAAATAATATTAAGAAAAGGTTAGATTATTTATCTAATTATATTGGATATGATGGTTTTTTAGAAGAGAAGAGAAAACAAAAAAGATTTATATTATTAAATCAAATCATACATAAAATTGATTTAAGTTTAGATAACTTAGAATACATAGAAGAATTAAATTAAAAAATGAGGGAGAGATTTATTATGTGTAAACAAAAAGACTTAGTACAACAATCAATTGAGGATAAAACATATTCAAATTTTCATGAGGCTATTAGAAAAATATTTACAAAAGAATACTTCTATAAAGATTATGTTGATAATTTTACTGAACATGAAAAAACTTTTTTAATTAATCTTAAAGATTTAAGAGTAAGACTTAGAGAATTCAATTATCCAGTACATAATATAAGTAGGCTTGGTGAATATAATGATTATAAAGATATTTTTGTAGTATATCATGAAGCTGATATAGATGGTCATAGTGTAAAAATAATCAACGGTCTATTAAATAATGGTGATATGTCTAATACTTTTGGTTGTGATGTAAGAGCTGATGAAGCTTTTGATATTATAAAAGAAAAATTAGATGAAGGTATGTTTGTAATAGTTGCAGATTTAAACTTTACAGAAGAATATGCTGAAAGAGTAGAAAATGAATTAGATACTTCAAGATTTATATTATTAGATCATCATGGACATGCTATGTATTTAAATCAATATGATTGGGCTTTTGTGTTATCTCATGATGAAGAAAGTTTATATTTATCTTCTGGTACTTTATTGTATTCTATGTTTTGTGTTGCTAACTTTAATTGCAATTTAATATTAGATACAATAATAGATTTAGCAATGAATACTGCTTTGTATGATACTTGGTTCTGGTCTTCTAATTTTGATTATACTAGAGAATTATCTGAAAAGTATTTTGGTAATAGACCAGAAGATATATGTATGTTATTTAAATCTATGAGTAAAGATAAATATGCTCAACATGTTTTAAATAATATTAATAATTTTCATGATATATTTGATAATGATGATAAATTAAAAATAAAATTTATGAGAGATATGACTAGAAAAACTATTTATAGATATTACCATAATATGAGAATAGTAAACATTGATGATAAAAAGATTGGAATAGTATTTGGAGATAATGAAGTTTCTGCTGTTGGTAATTTTATTTTAAGAGCTAATAGAGAATTATCTTATTTTGCTATGGTAAATTTAAATAGTAATCAAATATATCTTAGATGTAGAAATGATTATGATGTAAAAGAAATTGCTATTAGGAATGGTGGAGGAGGTCATACTCAAGCTGCTGGATTCCCTATGATTGATATATTATTTAATGATAAATTCTTAATAGATTTATTATCAAAAACACATCAAGTAGAAGAAGATTGTTTAGCATCTATTAAAATGATAAAAGATTGTGCAGAATTTGATGAAGATACTAAAGTATATAGATTAAGATAATTAGTTATTTATTCTAGGAGGATTTCTATCTTCCTAGATTTTATATGAATAAATTTTTAAGAAGAGGTGTATTAAATGAAAAAATTATTAAAAAATATTAACAAACAAGAAATTAAAAAGAAAGCTATTATGGGTGCAAAAGCAATGATTGTTAGAACAGTAGTAAGAGCTGTTACTAATAAACAAAATAGAAAGAGATTATATGAACTATGTATTAGATAATACAGCCGAAGGTCTATATATAAATCAATATAATCATAGAGAAGATTATAATAATATCATTGTATGGTTATATAGTTTAAATAATAAAAATCTAAATAATAATATAAATACAACTGTAACTTCATATGGAAATAATAGTACTATTAAAGATGGTACTTATAAAATAATACATAATAAATGTTTGATAATAGTAGAGGCAGGTCATCTTGGTCTTGATCAAGAGACTTCTATATATAAAGAAATTAAAATAAATATATTAGGTTCTAATAATAAAACCATTATAAAAGATGCTTATAAAACTATTAAAATAGATAGTGAATCTTGTATCCAATTAGAAAGAAGAAATGGACAACCTGTATCCATTGCTAAAAGAAAATTAGATACTATATTTAGTGATCAATTTGATGAAATAAATAATCTAATAATAAAATGGAAGGATCAACAAGATGTATTTAGAGAACATGGTATGGCATTTAAAACAGGTATATTGTTACATGGGGTTCCAGGAACAGGAAAGACTTCTATAGTTAGAGCTATAGCTACAGAATTTAATATGAATATAATGTATGTTAATGTAGCTACAATAAAAGCTCAAGATATAGACTATATCAATATTAGAAATAACAGTATTTTACTATTAGAAGAAATAGATTTAATGAAAGATGACGAAGATTATAAAAAGAAAGTAAGTTCTTTATTATCTTTATTAGATGGAATTACAAGTCCTAATAATTGTATCATAATAGCAACAAGTAATTACATAGATGCAATTGATGAAAGACTAGTGAGAAAAGGTAGATTTGATAATATAATAGAGGTTACTAATATTTGTAGACATACCGCTATTAGAATGTGTGAAAGTTTCAATATAGATCCTGTACTTGTATTAGAAGAGGGTAAAAAATCTTTTAATCCTAGTGAATTACAAGATAAAATATTAAAAATAATATAATCATAATGGGGTGTTAAAATGAATAAAACTGTAATAAAAGAATTTTTAATTAAAGAAGCGAAGAAAGAAATCAAAAAACAATTAGTGAATACTATATTTAGTAATAATAATAAAAAGAAAGTAAAAGATTTAATATTCTCGAAAATATCATCATCTTATAAAGTATCTACAGTTAAAAATACTATATCATTAGAATATAAATTCTTAATACACTGGATTAGAGATATAAAAAATAAAGAACTTTATAAAAATTTAAAACAATTCGAAAATAATGATGTCATGTTATTAGAAAATGGGGAATATAAAATATTATATGAAAATAATTTAATATTAATAAAATCATATACAGATGATATGTACATATAATATAATAATAGATGTTATTGGTAAAACAGGTAAAGAAATTGTTGAAGACATCATAGAATACATAGTTTCTAGTATTAAGAATGTTAGAAACACTAAAAAAGATCCAGACAGTATATACATAGATTATAAAAGATTTCCTACAGACGATTATTATATTTCAATATTAGGAAGAAAATTAGAAACTATATATTCTGAACAAATTGATGATATAATAAATATTATATGCAATTGGTCTAATGATAGTGATATATATCATAAACATGGACTAGCATTTAAAACTGGTATTATATTACATGGTGTTCCAGGAACAGGAAAAACCTCGATAGTTAAAGCCTTATCAACATATTTCGCCATGAATATGATTACATTAAATATAGCTTCTATATCTGCTAAAGATTTAATAAAATTTTCTCAACAAATAAGAACAGATGAAAATAAGATAGTATTATTAGAAGAAATAGATTTAAGAGATTCTGATGAAAAAGATAAAAAAATGCAAGAACTACTAACTCTATTAGATGGGGTTGATGGAGTAAATAATATAATATTTATAGCTACTACTAATGATATTGATGGGGTTGATGTACGATTAAAAAGACCAGGAAGGTTTGATAATATAATCGAGATTACAAATATAAATATAGATTTAGCTACTAAAATGTGTGAAAGTTTTAAAGTTGATTCTAATATAGTATTAGAAAATTATAATATTAAATTTCCTAATTCAGAAAAATACAATCCAGCTACATTGCAAGCAGAAATATTAAATGAATATCATAAACAAAAATCAAATATAAATAATATTGTAAATATAGACAATATTAACCTTAAAAATAAATCTAATAATAAAACTTCATGTAAAGCTGAATATACACCATCATCTTATATAGGGGAGGTAAATTCGTTTAATATAAATAAGGGAGTAGATAATAAGTGGAATTCAAACGGACACCGTATTTATGGTTCTGAACCAATATATGATGAAAAGATAATAGCAACTAATTAATTTTAATTTATAGGAGTGTGTATTAAAATGAATAATAAAATATTAAATGTTTTGGTAAAAGAATCTAAACAAATGGCTATCCGTATAATAAGAGATAAAACATCAAAATTAATATCAGATAATAAATACAGAAATTGTGTGAAAAATGATATACTTTCTAAATTTAGTAGAAATTTAAAATTGATGGGTCATGAAGACAAATTTAAAATTAAATATGTTAGGATTATAAGATGGTTAATAAAAACTTTTAATATAGAGGATGTGTATATGCTGGATAGATTCAAATCCATTCCATACAAATGTTACACTTTCAAATATAATGGCTCTGTGTTGTATATAGATCATAGCAAAGAAGGGGATAATATATTATTAGATATAAAAATAATAACTATCAAAAAAGAAATAGGTGATAATATATATAAAGAATTAGTAGATATATCAGCAGGGTCTCTAGAATGTATTTCGGATTCATCAAATAATTTTATAGCTATGTATAAATGTGATGGTGAAGATATATGTGATAGAATGTTGGTACCAAAAAGATCATTGGATACTATATTCTCTAATGAATTACCATTAATAATTTCCGATTTAGAAAACTTTATGAGTAAAAAATCTATATTCAAAAAACATCAACTTCCATTTAAAACTGGTATATTTTTATATGGGGAACCAGGAACAGGTAAGTCTTCTATCGTAAAAGCCATTGCATCTAATTTTAATATGGATATATTTTATATCAATTTAACTGAATTGAATTATGGTCAATTAAAGAATACTGTTAATGATATTAACGGTAGAACTCGCAGAATAAGAACTTCAATAATATTATTAGAAGAAATTGATCTATCAGAAAATGAAGATAACTCATTCAATGAAAAGAATAAAAAATTAAGTTTATTATTGAATTGGTTAGACGGACAAGAATCACCATCAGATATAATATTTATAGCTACTACCAATTATATAGATAAAGTTGATGAAAGAATAAAAAGATCTGGTAGATTTGATTATAAATATGAAATAAGTCAATTAGACGAAGATCAAGCTTCTAAGATGTGTATGAGTTTTGACATAAATCCTAAAGAGATATTAGAATTAGATGAGTTTAAAGATTGTGTTACATATAGTCCCGCAAAAGTTCAAGAATATATTTTAAAGAAAATAGTGGTGGGTATAAATGAGTAGATTTGAATCACAAGGAATACATACTAGATTATATTACATAATAGAAAGAAGTGGAGATGTAGATTATAAACTTAGAATAGAATATCTTATGAAAGAATATAATCTAACTCAAGAACAATCGGAGTTTGTTTCTCCAATAAAATATAACTTTGAGAAACTTATCAAATCAAATTCAATAGAAGAAATAATGAATCTTTTAGAAAATGAAATAATAGATGAACTCAAAGCAAAAGAAGCATCTCGTATTAGGGTGCATAATCTTATGTATAATTTAAGAACTATGAATAGAAATAGTAGATTAGGGATGTTTTAATTAGAGAGGGACTTAGTTCCCTCTTTTTATTTTATATTTTTAATAAGGGGAGATTAAAATGAATATATTAAAATATAAAAGATTATTAAATCTTAGGAAAAGTGAAGAAACAATGTTATTTTACATGATATTAACACGTGGAGATAAAAGTGTAAGAGAAATAATAAAAATATCTGGAATTAATTATAAAAGAGCATGGTATATATTAGAAAAATGGATTGGTAGAGGGATATATAATTGTGGTGTATCCTTGGATATGGGATGGTTAGAATTAGAAAAATTGCCTGCTGATTTTAATATAATAAAGGAGAAAATGATATGAAATTTAATTTAAATTTTGATAATATAATAAAGATTGAAAACTTAAGAGGAGAATTTGAAATTAAACATACTAAATATTTAAGGGATGACAGAAAATTTGAGTATAATGAAGACAATGGTGAAGAATCAATATTATTAAATTATGAGGAATATAAAGAAATAACAAAAGATAATAATAAGATTAAAAATATTAAGAAATATAAGACAATAATAGATAAATTTGAATTAATTGGCTTTAATAATAATTATATAATAAATATACCAGTTACAAAAGATAAAGAATTATTAATCATTACCATATGGAAATATCCTTTAAAAAATAATAAAGATGAAATATTTTGTGATAGTCTTATAGTTAAATATTATAATTATAATGGAAAATTTATAATATATATTAAGGATAAATATTTTATGGATGATAAATCTGAATTTATTATAAAAGATTCTTTAGGGAGAATATATGAATTAAAAATATCTAAAGAAATGGAATATAATAAGAACTCTATATGTAAAACAGTAAATGATAATTATGATCCTATATATCTAATATCATCTAACGGTGAACTAGAAGTAGTATCAGTTGATGTATTACATAAAGAAAATAATTTTGTTGAATTATATATGATAAATCCAGATCTACCAATGTTTTTATCCCTTATATATACAAATAATGATAAATTATTCTCTAGTTTAATATCATTGAAAATTAAAGATATAACCATAAATTTACCAGATGAATATGAATTAGAAAATGGAGTTAAATATTATTATATAGAATCAGATATCATGTTTGATGATATCTATGTAAATAATTTACTGAATGAAGAGTTTGTAATATTTAATAAAAATAAACCTAGATTAATATAACAAAATTAAAAGGAGAATGATAATATGAAAAACTTTATGAAAAGAGATAAAGAAATAAATATTGAAATATCAAATCAATTAGAAAGCAATTCTAACCAATATTTTAACACTCAACCAGTTCAATTTCCAATAACAAATAATCCTTATGAATTATGTATGAGTAATATTATATCAACTGAAGATGATATATTAACTGATGTATCTACCAGAAATAGAATGTTAAATAATGATTTTGTAATGACAAAAGTTAAAAATATTATGACGCTATCACATTTAAATTATTGTAATGTAAAAATGGTTGCAGAATACTTTGAAGTCCCAGAGGATACTATAAATACTGTTATAAAAAGAAATAGAGATGAACTTCTACAAAATGGAATGAAAATATTATCTGGTTCTGATATTAAAAATATGATTAATTCTGTGTATGAAGATATGGAACCTTTAGTAGAGTTCGAAATGAACTCTACTAAAATAATTAATATGAAAGGATATTTCATATACAATAATCAAAGATTTGCAAATAATAGCAACATACTTTTAAACAAAAGATCTATATTAAATATAGCGATGTTGTTAAGAGACTCTATAATAGCTCAACGAATTAGAAAAGAATTATTAGATATAGAAGAAAATCAAAATGATAGAAGAATAGAACAGGAACAACATGATTATAATAATTATAACAATAAGAGATTATATGATGAGCTTATAGAAAATAGAAAACAAATAAAAGAAATTAGCCTAGCTCAATCTTATTTAGATTATTTATTTTCTATAAATAAATTAGATATTTCAGATTATGAAAAATATAAAAATAATTATAACAAATAATCAAAGAGAGGGGATAATTCTCCTCTTTCTTTTTTGTAAAAATACTTTATTATAATTGTATATTATATTTATGAATAAACAATATAAATTATTTTAAAGGAGCGTATTAATATGGTATTTATAAAAACATTAAAACATTATATGAGTAAAAAACCAATAGTAGTAGATGAGAAAGTTACAGAAGATTGTATAGAATTTATAGGTCTTGTACTACCAAAGATTAAAGAATATTTAAATATAGAATCAGCCCCATTTATCCAATTATGTACATCATTTGACTTACCTACTGTTTATGGGTTATATAAATTCGATACAAAAGAATTGTTTATATGTCCTTATGAATTAGCTAAACTTTTTAAACTCAAAAACTATGGTGAATTATTCCTTAATATTACTGCTGCGATAGTGCATGAATTAACCCATTATAAACAAGATATAGAAGGTAGATATTCACAAGAGAAATTCTTAAATGAATATACAACTATAACCAATTTAGAAGGTTACATGGACCAAGATATAGAGAAAGAAGCCTATAGTAATCAATTTGATTTTACTAAAATTAATAGGATGTATATCTATACATTAGCTGGTATAGTTCTTAATAGAAGATTAAAAAAGTAAGGAGTGAAAATAAATGAAAAAATATAAATCAAAAAAGGAATTTAAATCTGATTTATTAAATCTTTCTGCTATAGAAATATATAAAAATGTATTAGCAGGTAAATATATAAAAAGATTTCCAACAGATTTTTGGAAAAAACCAGAAGCTTTAGATAACGCTAATAAAATTATTATATATTTAATAGAAGAAAAATTAAAACTTACAGATGATGAATTGAAAAAAGAATTATCAGCTGAAATGTTTAAAGATACAAGATTATATAGCATGTTGCATGATAAATTTAATAATTCTCCATATGATGCTATAAATTCAGCTTATCCAAATAAATTTAAACGATGGGAATTTAATAGAGTAGCTAATAACTATTGGGACAAAGAAACTTCTAAAGAAGCTGTGATATGGTTAATAGAAGAAAAATTAAAACTTAATATTAAGGATATAAAAAATATTAGCAATTTAGCTAATTTATTTATAGACAATGGTTTAATAGGAATGGTTTCTTCGGTTTTCAATGGATCTACATATGATGCAATTAATAATGCATATCCAAATACATTTAAAAAATAGAGGGCTTTAATTAGCCTTTTATTTTTTATCAAAACATATCAATAAAAGGAGTTGATATGTTATGCGAGACCCGTATGAAATTAAGGAGATTTTATTTGACAATGATCCTAATCCTTCACATGTTCATAAAATACCATCTGTACCTAAATTTGACGTAGATGATTATGATTTAATGAATGAAAAAGAATTCTCAAAATACATGGGTAACATAGAAAAAATATGCCGTGGTTCATTTGAGTATAGACAACTAACTAATTATCTAAGAGATAATATGGATATGAATAAATGTGCTTTCATGCAAAATGTTTCCAATGAGAATAATTATAAGATCAAAATCCATATTCATCATGAACCTTTTACTTTATATGATATTACTAGAACAATCTATAATAAACGTGTTAGAATGAGACATTCTATAAATGAGAATTTAGTAGCAGAAGAAGTAATGTATCTACATTATTCTTTATTAGTGGGATTAGTCCCATTATCAGAAACTGTTCATGAATTGGTACATGGTAATTATTTATTTGTGCCTATGGATAAAGTATTTGGGAATATAGAAAGATTTATAGGAATGTATGAACCTTATTTTGAACCAGAAACCAGACTACTATTAGATAAAATAAGAAAATATACTTCTGTATATAATTCAGACTTAGCAAAGAATATAAGATTAATTGAAAGAAATTATTTATATTTAGATATGACAGATGTGTACCAATTACCAACTTATGATTCTATTGTAGAAAAAATGAATCAAAGAATTGATACTTTGAGACAACAAGAATCATCTCCTGTTATAGAATTAAAATTAGGAGATAGAGATTTATATGATAGAAAAGTATTTATGGTAAGAGATAAACCAAAGAACTTACAAGTAATTTAAAATATAAGGAGGACTAAGAATGTTAAATGATAAGACTTTAAGTATTATGCAAGAATGTGCTAGTATTGATACAAATAACTATAAACATATGTCAGAACAAAGTATTGATTCTGATATAGAACAATTCTTTTCTGAATGTACAGAAATGCCAGAGGAATTTATATATAGAGTAGAGGATATTCCTGTACAAGAGAGAGTAACTTCAATTGGTACAGAAAATTATGTAGATTATAATGATATATATAATCTATCAGAATATTGTGATTGTACTATTAAAGAAGCTCTAGATAAAGTTTGTCAACTTGAGGAAAATGTATCAGTAGGAATGAATTTGTCTAATACTTATCTGGTATTTGATGAAAAAGCTTCTATACTTAAATCTTTAAAGAAAAAAGGTAAAGAAGAAAAAGAGAAGATAAAGAAAACTATTGATGATATAAAAGAAAAAGGTATTAAAGTAACAACAAAGAATTCTACATCAAAAACTAAGTGTAAGAAATGTGGTAAGAAGAAATGTGAATGTAAATAAATACAACAAATATAACTATAAATTGATAAAAAACATCTTAATTTAATACACACTCAATTTGAGATAGCTTAGGCTATCTCTATTTTTTAATGAGAAAGGGATAGGTATATAATTATATTTATAGTTATATATTATATAGATGTACAAAGGGGGAATGTATTATATGAAGGATTTAATTGTAGATGAAATTTTTAATCCTTATACTTTAAATGTGTTTACAGATGCTTCTGTAAAAATGGTAGGAAACTATTTTATAGCATGCCCAGGTGCAGTCGCAGTCACCACGTTCAATGGTTTGCCTTATATTTGTAATCAACAAGCATATTTATCTTATGATTCTACTAATAACTCTGGAGAAATACAAGCAGTAAGATTAGGAATTTTTCTTGCTAATATGTATAAATATAGATTTAGAGTTATAAATCTATTTGCCGATTCTAATATATGTATATCAGGATTAAATGTATGGTTAGATTCATGGATAAAGAATGCTAAAAATGGATCATTTGTAAATAGTTCTAGAAAACCTGTAGAAAATCAAGATACATTTAAAAACATAATCGATGACATAATTACCAATCAACTCTACATAAATTTCTATCATCAAAAAGGACATGTTGATGTAAAGAATAAAGATTCAGTAGACAACGCTATTAATGTATTTAGAACAATAAACAATATAAACCCTTCTACTAATTTAATAGAAAATCTATCTAAGTATAACAATGAAGTAGATATAATGACAAAAGTTTATTTAGATAATGTAGAGAAAAGTTTAATAGGTATGAAAACTGAAAAAATGGTTTATAGAGACTTCTATAATAATAAACAAGGTTTAGAACAATTTAGAAATATAACAAATCAATTTAAGAAAGGATGAATAAACAATGTATAATGATAATAATTATCTACCATCACAATATGACATTGGAATACAACAACCAAATCTAATAAGATTACCATGGCAAGAGGAACAAAACTTACAAGGATTATCTCCAAAATATAATAATCATCTAGATGATAATGATTATGTTCCTAGTAAACAAAGATCTGTTAATGTTACAAATTATTCTAATACATATCTAAAGAGATTAAACTTTAGAAAAGAACTTACAGATTTTATATCAGCTTTAAATAATTTACCTTCGATTCAATCTAATAATATAATAGAAATAACTGATAAGGTTTTAACTAATATTTACTTTGAAGAGCAGTTAGACAAATCTAATTCAGATATTTTATCAGAATCAATAAAAATAGAATTGAATAGGTTGAATATAATTGTAGATATTAATTCTATAAAAAACTTAGTTACTAAATATTTTCAATAAAAATTTTATAATAGAGGAGAATGAAAAATGGAAAAAATGATAACATCAGAATTAAAAACATTTATGAGAAGAGACGACATGTTCCCAGGAGCACCAAATGTGAGGACTATATATCAAACTATGAATGATAATTTATGTAGGCAACAGTTCATAGCTGATAGAGTAAACTCACGTAATATCGCTGATTTATTTAGAAATAGAACAGAATATTTATTAACAACAACCACAAGACAATTATGTAATTATATCAATTCTGATATTACTAATATTGATAAAAGAGAAGTTTTAGGTGAAATGTTATTTAATTCACTCTTAAGATCAAATTCAGATGATAGTTCATGTCGCTATAATTGCGAGAAATTATTCCGTATAACCTCAATACATATATATAATACATTCTTTGGTGATTTTATAATAGATGGAAAGTTAAAAGATATTAATATAATTTATCAAAATTTCTTTTTAGAAGGAATGACAAAAGCTGAAACTTTATTTAATATTTACATGCTAGGTGAAGTTAACAACGACCCAATAGATTCTAATCGAATGATACATGTGGTAGGAAGAATAGCTGATGTGTACACATATACTTTAATGAAACTATTTGTAGAATTAATATGTTTTTATCTTGGACATGTTAAACCAGAGATAGAAATAACTGGTGAATATTTCTTAAGAATGATGAAAATATATAATGAAAAATGTGCAACTGTAGAAAAACTTTATGATGAATACGAATTTAAATTATAGTTATATATTATAGAACTGATAGATCTTAGAAGGGAGATAACATTATGCAGTTTTTTAATAACAATAACTATATCCCTCCCAATCCAATTGGTGGTCCATCTTCCGAACCTGCTGGATATAATCATTTAGGTGAACCAATATCTTCTGCTGGATATAATAATATGGGAGGATATTATACTAACAATTATAATTATTACAATCCATATCTAGAAGAAGAAAAGAAAAAACAAGAACAAATACATATGAAAGAACAAATGAGACAACAAGGTGACGTTATGAAAGCTATCAGTATGTCTGCTAGTAAATGTAGTAATGAGACAGTAAACGAATCTTTAATGGGAGAATTATATGATCCAGTGTTTGAAGAAGATGTATCTAAAGAAGTAAAAAATCAGATGATGTTATTAAATACATTCTATAACATACCAGAAAATCAAACATCATCTGCTATATTTGAGGCACAGTCTAAAGTGTATGATTATAGACAAACATTAGTTCCTAAAGATTGTACTTTCAACGAATTCATGGATAAGTCTGCCAATCTGGTAGATGATATAATAAGAGATGAAGAGAAACAAAGAAACACAGAGAACTTGGCTAGATTATATAATAAAGATAGTTATAAAAGTTTAGTAGGAGTACACAAAGGTGATTCATCTGATTATTTCAACAGTATGTATGACAACAATGGACCTATGAATGTATCTATAGATGATTTAGAATCTAATCTTCCTCACTATGAAGAAAAATCTGAAAATGTTGCTGCAAGAAAGGATTTTATGAATAGAATCTTGATCGAAATAGAAAAAAGAAATGCAGGAGGATATGGGGTGTGAGTAAAGTTAATGTGCTAGATATTCTTTATAATGAAGAACGAAGCCCATTAGAATTCCATTTTGATGCTTTAATGGGTCCAAATGTTTCTAATTTCTTTATAGAATCTGAAATATATGAATTATATAATATCGCAAAATCAAATAAGTTAGCAGGAAATGTTAAGGAAAAGAAAAGGTTAATTAATGAAATAGTATACTCTAAGGGATTTAGAAGATGGTTTTCTGGGACAAATAGGGTCATATATAGATATTTAGAAGACAATTCATTTTGTCTTAAGATAGCATTTGATTCTGTAGGATTATCTGATTCTTTAAGAGAATATGAAAATCAATTCTATCTAAAACCATTCTGTACAAAAATATTCGATGTACATTCATGTGGTGTAGTATCCACTACAGAGGTAGTACAACCAATTAGATTATTTGAAGAATTTGCACAAGTAGCAGAAGATGTTTTTGATTTAATAGTAAATAGAATAATAGGTAAATATGTTCTAGATGATATTGGTTGTATAGAATTCTTTCAAAATTATGGTGTAAGGAAAGGTTTTGGTCCTGTACTATTAGACTTTCCTTACATGTATAAATTAGATGGTAATAAGTTATATTGCACATTAAAGGACAAAGCATCTGGGGTTAATTGTTCTGGTCTTATAGATTATGATAAGACTTTTGATAATATAATATGTACTAAATGTGGAAAAAGATACTTCGCAAAAGATTTACAATCAAGTATTGATAATAATATAATATATGTAAAAGGAGTGAATGACGTTATGTCAAAAGTATATTTATATCAAGGAGAAAATTTAGAATCAATTATAGGTGGTAATGAAAGTGATTTTATAGATAGATCATCTAATAGAATAACTCCATCTACTAAGGATCAACAAATCTATGATGATTTTGTTCCTAATGGAAGAAGAAATAGAATTAAAGAGCAATCTAAATCTGAAACTAATATTCCTAATATCATAGAACAAAAAGTAAGAGTTAGATCTACTACAGAAATACATAAAGATAAATTAGAAATTCCTTCTAATCTTGGAGAGATAATAAATCAAAATATATTAGACGAAGAAGATGATGAAGAAAATATACTTAATAAATTTAATTTAAAAGATTCGGATTTTGAAGAAAATAGTCAAATCAATACAGAATACAATCAAGAAGATGATGTAGAATATGTAGAGAAGATCAGAAAGATGAAACAAAAAGTAGATCAAGATAACGATCATTTATATTAAGAAAGGAGAATATATGAGTACTAATTTAATATTATGTAAAGGGAATAAAAAAATAGATAATAAATATTGTGATGAATTTGTATCAAGACAATCAAATATATGGTTTAGTGATATTATAGCTTACTTTTTAGACAAAGTACAAGATTCTTGTATTTCATTAGAATTATATGATGATGAAAAAGATAAAGAGATAATCAATTATCAAATATTAAATAAAGAAAAGTATGAACAATTAAAACAAATGATAGCTTCATATGATCTAAAATCATTATCTAAAGAATATAGACAAAGTTTATTCGATTTTGTAAATATATTAAATGATCCATTTCATGATTTCATATTATTGGATTATTAAGAAAGGGGAATATATTATATGATTACTGGTGATATATATTTAACGACTGATCCTAATATTGTTGTACATCAATGCATAGCACCTAATACAATTGTTATGTTTTTACAAGATGGTCAAGATATAGATCAGAATCTATTTAGAACAATCAGAGCACAACAAGGGAATATTGCCAGTTCCCTACTTCCAGATTATCAATCATTTATGTCTCAAATAGAAGAAGGTAACGAAGCTTTTGAAACTAATTATTTTAGGTATCTTCAAAGTCAAGAACCATTGACTACTTTTATGCTTATAATAGCATCTCTATGTAAAGGAAACAATATCATATTGTATACCTCAAAAGATCATGCAGATACTTTTGTACCACAATTGATGAAGTTTGCAGGGATCACGTTTGGATTGATTATAGGAATTATAGGAACTAATATGGATAGACCTTGTAGTTTTGATTTGAATTATACTAAGAATATAATAGAATTATTATATCTATTTAATTTCTATACAATAGAAGATTTATTTATGGATTTCCCTAAATCAGAATGGTTTTCTGATAATGTTATAATTAAATTAAGTATGGATATGAAACCATATTTAAAGAATCCTAATCCAACATTAGAAGATTATGCACTATACTTCTATAATTATAAAGAACAAGTGAAAACTATAGGTAAATTTTTAAAACCTATGGTTCACAGAGGTTAGTTAATATGGTTACATTTATGACATCAGATACATTGAGTAAATTGTATATAACAAAAGATACATATTTTCTAAATTTAAGTTCTTTTAAAATGGGATTCCAAAGAGTAAACTTAGCACCTCCATATGAGTGTACATCATTAGAACCAAAGTTATTTGATATGATGTATGCCAAATTTATTCTAGAGAATAATATAGTGTTTATGGAATTGATGAATATAATAGTTCCAGTATTTGAAGGTAAAAGTATAGTCATATTAATTACTATGGGAGATGGTTGGGATGTAATTACAGAATCATTACAAAAATTTTTACAACAAAGATATAATATTATCTCCACTATTTGTTATAATCCTGAAGACTATGAATATGGTCAAGAAGTTATAATGAATAAAAGTTCATTATATAATTTTGAACAAGATAGAAAGAGATTCTTAAATCTATTTGTAATGGAAAATGGTGAGGATATTGTCAAAAAATCAATAATCACAAATGATAATATTTCAAAATATTTCTAACATATTACTGATGTTATCATTACCCCTAATTATAAAATTATAGAGTAGGGTTTCCTACTCTATTTTTTAACAAATTTATAAGGAGTTGGTTTTATGGGTAGTAAATTATATAAACATATACGGTATAAAGCCGAAATACCTTTTATAGTTTCTCAATTAATAAGAGAGTATGATATATCTAAAGCAAATATAAATATATTATTTAAGTACGGAATTTTAACAGAAAGTCAATATCAATATTTTCTACAATGTCCTAGGATGGAAAGACAAATTACTATAGGTAAGATGGAAAGATCTAATCCTAATATAATAAAAATAAAACAACAAGGTATTGAAGAATCTAGAAAATTATTTTTTGAAGCTAATGATATATCAGATAATGATGTATTATCAATAAGAAATGATGCTATATTCTTGATAAATAAAACAGCAAAAATTACTAAGTTCGATAATATTGAATTTATGAATAATAACACGTTCTCTTCTTTCTATAGTTTAGATCATAAAGATTTAGAAGCATATTATATGTACGATTCATTTTCTCAAAAAGAAAAGATAACTATAAAAGGAATGAAACCAGAAGAGTTAGTTAAACATGAGAATTTCTTCTTAGATTTTTTACTAGCTGTATTTCAGTCTGCTGAATTGGAAGGTGTAGATGAGACTATTAAA